CTATATCCAACTAGAACCTCTACACCCAAGACTAATAGGTATAACATACAAACTAGCCAATAACCTATATCTAATAGGACTCAATCCCCTATATAGCCATCTAACTCTACAAAGAACTCTATTCCACGAACTAGTCCATGTTAAACAACTAGATAGGCATCACTTGCATGGTAGTCTATGGATGGGTCTTCCACAGGATTGGAGCCTTCCCTGGTCCTCCAGGCCATGGGAGCAACAAGCAGAAAGGGAAACCGACCTCCTCTATAAACCATAGAATAAGCCAACACTAGCCTCTACAGGCCCGCGGGGGTAGAGGAATATATAGAGCCTTTCTTGCATGTGTGGTTGTCTAAGGACCAAAATCAAACATCGGTATCTCAACAGACACCCGAGGCAAGACACTCTACCCCCTCCGAGAGGTAAGCATCCACTCCTACCTCTCTCCAGGACCAATATAGGGCCCAGGGTGCTCCGGAGAGCAAATTTTAGGATTATACCTCTAGAGCGCTAGTTTCGTCTATTTCGTCTGAGGCGTCTGTTTCGGCTCCTAGGCCAAATAGAGCATCAAATGCATCTGCTTCTCCATCTAGTGCTTTTCTCTCTTCCTGGACGATTTGATCATTAAATAGGTCTCGGGCGTATCTGGCCTCGTCGAAAGAGACTCCACCTTCTAGGTCAAAATACAGTTTTTTACCTACTTGGCCTACTCGGTTCTTTGAGAACTCCATATACCTTCTACCAGAGTTTTCTTGGCCATCCCAGTCTAAGTGCATCATCGAAGTGGTCATGTGTTTTAGTTTATTTGATCCAACGAACTGGCCACCTTTTGATAATTGCAAGATAGTAACGAAAGTAGTGTATTTTTTGGGTTTATTCTTGCCTTTGTTGTGGGCGATCATCAGGTCAAGGAACCATTTTTCTGTTTTACCTCGGGTTAGACCACAAGCTTCTTTTACAGAGTCATTTACTTCGGTGTATGAATCGGTAAGTACTAGGTCCCATCCCTGGTTAAGTACGGATTCGATAACTGTCTTTGGACATGAGTCGGTATAGTCTGCAAGGAAGAGAATTGGTAATTGACCCCAGTTAGGGAATCTTTGTAGGTATCTGGCCATGTCGATTTGAGACATTTCAGCCGAGATGAATAGGACTGATTTACCAGCTTCATGCAAGTTGCTTAAGAGGTCTAACAGGACAGTAGTCTTACCAATACCTGGGGCTCCTGCTGCCATGATATTAGAACCTGGCATAAAACCACCATCTTGACTTACAAATTTGTCAAATGAGGTTCCAGTAGCCATTGGCTTGAACAGGTCTTGGTTAATGTTGAGGTCGTCCAACTTAGACAACTTAATATTCATCTTACTAGGGCTCACCGTTTGCTTGTAGTGGCCTTGGTAGTCTTTACTAGATGACCAACGCGTATCTGTAATTGTTACTATACGTCCTGAATGTTTGGCCAACCAGGAGTGCTTTGGATGATCAGTTCCCACCGTAAGTGTTTCTTTTGAATTGATGTTTGCAAGTTTGTAATCTTTGCCGGATTTTTTAAAGGTGTACTTTTGCATAATTGTGGATGTTTAATTAATTACTATACTAATATAAGCAAAATATCTGAGATAAAAAAATATTTAGCTGTTTATTTTCGATTTATTTTTAGAACCAGTTGTGGACATCAAGACTATAGGCGTTATCGGCCCAAGTCTTAGATCCAATTGCTTTCCAGTGACCATGATCGGCCATCTTAGGGAATGAACTGTGAATGGTTCCAATCTCAATATTCTCGATAATACAATTAGCTACCGTTACGAATTTACCAGCTTTAAGAGCCAGGGCAGTAAGATAAGTATCAGACCCAGGGTGGGTAGACTTAAGTTCAATTGTATGAAGAGCATTCTTCTGGTATCTGTTAACCAGGTTTTTAAGACTAGATTTACCATCAGAGATAGTAAAGAAACCGGCTCTACACTTAGTAACGACTCTATAGTCATATTCTACATCCCACTCAAAGCCATAATCGCTAGTGTGGAATTTGTGCATTTTACCGCCAATGTTTTGTTCGATTGTGAAGGTTGGACCGTTAGTGAGGGCGTGGTTGTTTTCTTTGATGTACATAATGTGGATGTTTTAATTAACTTGATTAGTATACTACTAATATAAGCATTTCCGGCGACAAATAAAAATTCTAGGCTGCCTATTTTTCAAAAGTTATTAACAATCCCCCCCCCTTATTTAAAAACGAGGTTATAGCTACCATAGAAGCCTATAGATCTAGCTGTAAACATTATTGCGGTATCTGCTAGGTACCAATACCATTTCTTAGTCTTGGCACCATGACCAACAGCGTATACTAACATGGTTGCTTCATTGGCCCGGTGTTTAATGAATCGGGATGCATGGTTGAAATCGGTAAGGAATACTAGAGATCTACTCGAAAGCCAAAACCGCTCCTCACCGACCCTTACATGACCATCTGAGTCTACTACCCACTTGTTCTTCCAAGCCTCGGTATTGGGCCTGATCCCCCATTTCTCGAATTTGCCACTATTATAGTAGTGATATAAGTATGCTTGGTTGGCACCGTCCGAGAAGCCGGCAATTCCCTGTATGGCAGAAGCCTTCCAGATATTATTATTTAATTGAGCTGTGCATAGTAAAGGGAGAATGGTTAGTGATAAGATTGTTAAGAGTTGTTTCATAAGTAATTATATTTAAAATATTAGAAAAGTTACTATCCCCTAAAAAATAAGAAAGGACCTCATCGATTGCGCAAGCGAACACTTGTCATCTCAGAAGCCCAATCTTGGGGGTTAGGGAGTAAGTTAAGTCAATTAGTTTAGCAAAGCTCCACGTTGATTATCTTGATTAAGATTACCAAATGGGTTTGGCATGTGGTTTTCATGGTCAAATGATTTCTTACCGAAGAAGTTACCAGCCTGAACCATCAACTGTGTTGAGTCAGAGTCTTGCATATTTGATTCGATGAGGTCTTTACCATGAGTAGCAAAGTGCGTTAGGCCATTCATAACAGACCAAACAGATTGATTAGTCTTGGCACCTTTCATTTGATTTGAATCCATAGAGCCAAGATCAATCTTATTGTACGCATTCATATTCTCTTGTAGAGGGATCCAGTTCTCAGCTCTTTCTCCAGCATGTTTCGAGATTTGGTTATGAGCCCAAGTCATCTCAGCTACAGAAGCATGAGTGTTATTAGCGGCTCTAACTCGATCACCGAAAGATTCAGGAGCAAAGTTGTTAGACCTCAACGCTTGCAAGTTCTCTTGGAACTTCTCCATACTTACATTATCTAGAGAGTTTAGAGTATATGTTTCCTGTGCAAGTGAGGTAGTTAGACCATTAGCACACCACATACGGTTTACATAAGGCATAACTTGGAAACCTTTCAAGGGTGAATTAGAGAAGGAAACACCTCCAGTAAAGACCTCATCGGAGAGACCTTTAACCGCAAATTCAGCTTTTGGGTTAAATGCGTTAATTCGAACAATTCCAGTAGTAGGGTCAGTAGACCAATTGGTTACGTCGAAACCATGCTTATCGATGAGGTTCTCTGTAATTCCAAGGAATTGCGAATTAGATATTGTTTGCTCGTTACCTTTAGTAATACCAATGATATTCTTGTTCACTGGGTTAAGGATCAGAGTTACTTCGTTTAATTTACCATAATTAGATGCCATTGCATTTTTCATGGTATTGATAAATTGACTCTTAGCTTCAGGGCTAAATAGATTATCGAATTTCTTAGCGAATGCTTGGCTCATTCCGATCAAACTCAACAAGCCTTTAAAAGCTTGGCTCGTAATGCCGATTCTTTGGCCTTTATACTCGATAGTCTTGGTATCAATTAATTGAACGTCACGGAAGGGAACTACTTTTCGTAGTTGTTGTGCGTTGATGGTTTCGATTTTGCGTTGATCGAGAACGTTTGAACTTAGTGTTGTAATTGCCATTATAGTCTGGTTTTTTTATTACTTGATTTATATATTATACTTAAATTATTAAAAAGGTTTCAGGTTAAAGACCAACTTTAACCATTGAAACCGGAACTCGGTATGTTTCACCGTTAGCGGATGATTTCGCTAAGACAGGACTCTTACGAGCTCTAGATTTCCAGCCAGTAATAGTATATACCGTACCAGCATTCATAAAGGTATCTCCAAGCTTTACACCAGGCAATTCATATTTAGCATAGCGAGCGAAGTCAGTAGCTTCTTTAGTCATTACCATACCACCATCACCGATGACAGATGCTTTAACTTTAATTGAACAATTATCTCCAGAGAAAGAGATATTACCAGTAGAGATTTCAATACCATACTCCTTAGCAACTTTAGCTAGGGCGCTATCAAGGTCTACACGAAGGGCTTTAACGGTTGGGCGGTCAAAAGATGTTACTTTCATAATTTTTGTTTATTTTGATTGATTAATTATTACTATACTAATATAAGCATTTCCGGCGACAAATAAAAATATTTAGCTGTTTATTTTCATAAAGTTATTAACAATTTACAGGGAGCTAGTCATGTTAGTGAAAAACTCTACCGCCAGTCGGTGTTCTAGTTTATAGGCTTCTTTTTCCCATGGTTGGTCATCATAGGCAGTATTAGTATGGACAGACTTCTTCCACATGACATTATAGTGGGTATTGCACCACCTCAACTCCTTACGAGCGTACTGCTTCACATGGACCATTTCATGACAGATGGTACTTATAAGCTCATAGACACTAAGGCCTTTTTTAAGAGTCAGTTTAAAGTCCCTGCTGAGGTCGTTTAGATTATAGCAACAGCCATGATCTTCCATAGGCTTAATAATAGCCTTTATATTTAGGGTTCTATATCGGGGCAATAGTTTCTTAATACACCATTTAATACATTCATCAGCGATTGCCTGTTCAGAAGCTTTACCACCAGAGATTGTTACTATATTAGACATATTTAAATTTAAAGTGAGGAAATAGAATTGGTGAACCAGACAGGATTCGAACCTGTGACCGTCTGCTTAGAAGGCAGATGCTCTATCCAGCTGAGCTACTGGTCCAGATGATTATTTATTAGGTAGCTTTTCAAAACTAGCTGCCAGGCCTAGTAGACCAAGCATCATAGCAGCTACAAAGAAGCCCATGGCGTTAAGTTCACCAGCAAAGCTAATATACTTATCAATGGTTGAGGTAATAGTCATACCGGCAACGAGAAAGGCTGCAATAGACAATAGGAAGGGTAAAACGTTTAATTTAACTGACATATCTTGTTTGTTTAATGATTACTATACTAATATAAGCAATTCCGGCGACAATAAAAAATCCAGGGCAGACTTTTTTTAATAAAGTTTCTCTAGGCGAGCATCTACCTCAGCCTGTTTATTAAGGAAGTATTTAAGCTTCCCGGCGAAGAAGATAATATTGTCTACCTCGAGGCGATCGGTAGCATTCGCGATTTTAGCCTGATAATAGTCAATTTTAGGCTGGTAGCCATTAGGATAACGGTTGGCACGTGAAGTGTAATTTTTCATAAATGTGTTTTTTAAAGGTTGATTAACTAATTACTATACTAATATAAGCAATTCCGGCGACAAATAAAAATTCTAGGCTGCTTATTTTCAATTTATTTTCAAATTATATGCTTTTTAATGAATTTACGGTATTTAGGGCTTGTCATGAGCATCGTCAGCACAAAATTACTAGTTTGGACGAAAATAAAGCTTACCATCTCATAGATAAAGATCAACGTGATGATATCGTTAATATTAAGGCAGTTAAAATCCATTTTTAATAGGGGGTGTTTTTAATTAAATAACTTATATAGCTAATATAATCATAAAAACTGACAAATAAAAATTTAAAGTGTTAAAAAGGTAAAAAAAGTGAAAAAAGGCCCCTGGGCACTGAAACAAAGCTTTAAATATGCGTATAATATAAACCAGAATAGGTCATATATGCAACTTCCCCAGACAACCATCCAGAATAGCTCCCAGGGCAGCTCTCCAGGGCTTCCCAGGGGCCTTTTTGCTCCAGGGGCTGTCCGGGGAGCCCTGGGAGCTCTCCAGGGCTGTTCCTGGACAGTTGCCTATAGAAGCACTATAGAGCTAGCTCTCCAGAGCAACCCTGACAAGCCGGATCACCGACATGTCCAGAGTCACCTGGAGCGTGGACAGTCCCCAGATGGCCAACAGTACCCTAGAATACAGAGGAGCCTAGAGAGACAGAGAGCCCTAGACAGCACCGGCAGTCACCGGCAAGCCCTGGTAAATAATTGCCCAAATATTATACCGGGTCATAGAAATTTAGTATATTAGCTATATAAACAAATAGATACCTTATGGAACAGAGTAAACAACAACGAGTAGAGGCTATTAGAGCCGAGATCATCAAATTGAAGCTAGAAACACCTTATAGCCCAAAAATACCCAAATTACAACAGGAGCTAGATAGGCTTTTACAGGCCTCCGAGTAGTCACACTAAAACGCGAATTAACGTGTGGTGGGAGGGGGACCTTCCTTGGGGCATGCTCTAACATTAATTGTATAATTAGCAATAGTCAAAAAGCACTTAGCTAAATGTCAACCACTTGTCTCGTGTGTGATTTAAGCAGTATATACCTATGAGTGCTCCTAGATAGAAATAATATAGAAAAGCAATGTTACCCAAGCTCAAATATTCTCGAGCGTGTAAAAACCAATAAAAATACCCTATGCGTGATATATAGAATATGAACCAACTAAATTCTCCATTTAATAAAGCGCATGCATTTGTAAATACTCCACAAGTACATACTTCAGATAATAGCCAGATGTCAAATAGTAATAATAAGTCGCTATCATCAAACGATTCACAAAACTCTAAGCAAAATTCACAAATGAGTGACCAGCAATCCAAGAACAAAGCGCAAGATACACATGTAGATAGTAAGCAAGCAAATTTAAATGATAAGCAAGCTCAAAATCAAGCTGCACCACCAGAAGATACGTCAAGTTTCAGCCTTACAGACTATTTCAAACAGAAAGCACGAGATAGAATGATGAATCAAGTTTCGAGTAGTGCACAAGACACTCCTAACACAGCCGAACAACCTGCAGATAATTCACCTAGTCCTAGTAAACCAAAGAAGAGTCCTAAAGATCCAATGAAGCCGACGAGCTTAATGCCGCCTCCAGTAAAGATGAAACCACCCAATACATCGTTTACATCTTTTAAAACTCCTAAACTAAATATACCTAAATTTAGATAAGAAGCGCGAACACGTCGCTCTTACTCCCCACTAGCCCTCCAAGTCTTTGAGAAAAAAAGTTCAGTATAAATGAAACTTTTCTGAGACCTAGCAGTATAACTTAAGTCTTTAAGTCCAAGGGTAAAACCCCGACGACAGTGCACACCCCTCACTAAGCCGTCACATGACTCCAAGGTCTCAAAGATGACCTTCTCTATTCCCTTTAATAACCCAAAAAAAGAGCCACACTATGACACTAAGTCGTCGGAGGTGCGGCGGCAGTTTAAGGACTTAGAGGTCTTAAACTAATAAAACACTCTTAATCAACGTTACTATCTACTAGGAGACAAGAAGGGCTTGGGAGAGTTGGACGCTTTTAGTATCGTTGACGGTGGGTGACGAGCGCACATTCACGTTATTGCCTCTATTAAAAGTGGACTATATTGAGTATGACACATTTGAGGGCTCAGAGACTCGGAGAGCGGCCCCACTACCTACCGGTACAGGGGACCTGATACTATATTAGAGTAAATTGCGATGGATTGATATTTGGATTAGAGTATTTTGAAGAAACATAAAATTGAAAAAATACGTTTTTTTAAAAGTCAATTCCAAATTTTCCCCTGACTTAGAGGGAGTATAGAGAGGCGGCGATGACTATTTAGAAAAATTTCCTAACTCAAAAAATTTCCAAGACTAAGAAGTCCTAGGAGGAATTAGAGGAATCTGAGATATATAAGGTATATGAAACAACTAAACCACTTAATTCTAATGCTAGGAATCTTTCTTCTAGCCTCTTGTAGCACACAATTTCGATTGATGGGTTACGATCAAAATAACGATGTTTCGGCGCACAATGTGTCGACGTCGATGCAACACTTCGGAGATGTTAAAATAGACACGCTATCCGAATTTCAATTTAGAAATAAACTAAGAACAGATCTAAGCTTCAGATTAGACTTTGCGCAATACGCATTGAGTCAACCGAGGTCATTTGATTGGAATAATAGATTACTAGGAAGACAATACGATTCTAGATGGAATAATTATTATTGGAGCTGGAATAGAGATCAGATGTGGAATGATTGGGCTTGGGGTTATACAGGCTGGAATTCTTGGGGCTCTCCTCATAGATGGTCACCATTTGGATATGATAGATGGGGATATGGAATCTACTATGGTTGGAATAATCATGGCTGGGGATATGGAAACCATTATGGATGGTATGGTTCACACTTTAATAATTATTATGGAGGATGGCCGTATTATGGTAATAACGTCTATGGAATCCCAGGTTGGAGAAGTGGCAGAACAAATACAGTGCATATTAATGGCAGACGTTCAAGTATTAGAACTGAAGTAAATAATGGAAGAAGAACTAGAAGTACGACTACTAGAAGAAGCACTAATAATACTAGGAACAATGAGGTTATCATCAATAATAGTCCGAATAGAAATAATAACACACGAGTAAGAGTTTATCAGAGACCCGAGAACAACTCTAATAATACAAACACTAGGCCAAGAATTATTAGAGAAAAACCGCCAGTGAGAAATAATCGCCCAACGTTTAACAATAATTCTCGTCCATCTAATAATAATAGACCTGTGATTAATAATTCTCGTCCATCTAATACAAGATCTTCGACACCTGTTCGTTCAAGCTCTCCTCCTTCAAGAAAAAAGGGTAATTGAAACAATTAAGATTATTAGAGTATAATATTAAAGGATTAACTTAAACTTTTAATATGAATAACGTCTTATCAAAAATGATATACTGTGCACTAATCGTTAGTGTCATTGCAGCTATCTTTGCAATTCCAGCTGTATTAATAGCTCTCGTATCTTCATTCATTGCATGGATATCAGGATGGTCGTTTGGATGGATCTTTTCAATAGGAATTACTGTTAATTTTTTAGTAGCTGCACATATACTAGACGATTTGTATACACAAATGCAGAATTTTAAAATAGATCTAGATTTTAAAGATGAAGAAGACGAAGACCTATTATAATAACTTAATATTATGATAAGATTAATACAAACTAAAATGGCTAAGAAAACAACACATTGGAAAACCAAAGACGTAAATGGTATGAGAATGATGATATGTCAAAACTCAAAACCAACTATGAGTAAATATTCTGAATTTGCACCAGAGAACGGAGAATGCGACGAATGGTCCGAGGTTGGCACAGATACAACAGCTTCTTTATGTTGGAGATGTACTGGAAGATCAGTAAATAATATTAGATTAAAATAATAAGATATTTTAAGATTCTAAAATTATGATAATATGATATTTTGATATTATCATTTTATTCTACTAATTTATTAAAATATTACATTTCACCCAAATAACATTGATATATAAACCATAAGTTTTATATTTAAACTTGAACGAATAGCTATACAGAAATAATTTATTTTAAGACCAATTCTAACGAATTGGTCTTTTTTTATCTAAACTTTTAGGAATATCTTAGTATAATATTAAAGTATTCACATAATCAAAACACATAATGAGTAACAATAGAAAATCTGAAGATGCTTGGCAGATTCTAAGAATTCAGGGAGAATTCACAAAGGGGTTTGATACGTTTAATGAATTAGGTCCTTGTGTTTCTGTATTTGGAAGCGCTAGAACATTATCAACAAATCCAATGTATAAAGAAGCTGAGAAAATTGGAAAGCTTCTCGTTGAAGCAGGGTTTGGTGTAATCACAGGAGGTGGTCCTGGAATTATGGAAGCTGCAAATAAAGGAGCACATGAAGCATTAGGTAAAAGTATAGGTGTTGGAATTGAATTACCATTCGAAGCTAGCATGAACGATTACGTTGATTTAGGAGTCGAGAACAGATATTTCTTTACACGAAAAGTAATGTTCCTTAAATATTCACAGGCATTTGTTATTTGCCCAGGAGGTGTTGGAACCTTAGATGAGTTATTCGAAGCCATAACACTTGCACAATGCGGACATAATGTAAAATATCCTATTGTTCTTGTAGGTAGAGATTATTGGGAAGGTCTCGTAGATTGGATGCAAAATACTTTATGGAAACATGGTGCAATATGTCAAAAAGATTTTGATTTATTTAGAGTAGTTGATACTGCAGAAGAAGCAGTGTCTAAAATTACAGAGTATCATAATAAGTTTTCTAAGAATACCGACTCCACCAATTTCTAATAAATATAATAGATGAAGTTCAGAAGACTTGCTGATAAGTCGCAAATTGATTTAGCGACATATCTGAAACAATACATAAAAAGAAATTCCAATAATTCAATTCGAATTTACGTAGGATGTGATTCACATGTAAAGGGTGAGTTTACAACATACGTAAGCACGGTTGTAATTCATGTTGGAAATACTGGATGCCATGTTCTTTATAAGAAGGAAAAGGTAGAACCTATTCGAGATATGTGGAGAAAGTTATGGGGAGAAGTTGAAAGATCCGTCGAAGTTACACAATATCTTCGGGATAATGGGATAAATATACATACAATTGATTTAGACCTCAACCACCAAGAACAACACGCTTCTAATAAAGTAGTTAACGCTGCGATAGGTTATGTTAAGTCTCTTGGAATTAAAGTAAGAATAAAGCCAGATATCTTACCTGCAATAGCAGCCGCAGATAATCTGTCAAAATAAACAATTCCTAAAAACGGAGTAAAATAAGTATAACAATTAAATTCTACAATGGCAGAACAATTTGAAAATCCAGGAAAAGGCGGTAAAAGAAAAACACCTTACGTTGATGAGTATGGAGAAGACCTAACAGCTGAAGCTGCAAAAGGAAATCTAGATCCTATTATCGGAAGGGAAAAAGAAGTGTATAGAATTTGCCAAATCCTATCGAGAAGAAAGAAGAATAATCCTATTATTTTAGGAGATCCTGGTGTAGGTAAGACTGCGTTAGTAGAGGCGATTGCACAAAGAATCGTAGATAAGAAAGTAGCAAGAACTCTTTTAAAGAAAAGAATAGTTTCTATCAATATTTCTAATATCGTAGCAGGTACAAAATATAGAGGTGAGTTTGAAGAAAGAATGAAACTTATCGTTGAGGAATTAAAGAATAACAAAGACATCATTGTTTTTATCGATGAATTACATACAATCGTTGGAGCAGGTGGTGTTAGTGGATCTTTAGACGCTTCAAATATATTAAAACCTGCATTAGCGAGAGGACAAGTACAATGTATTGGTGCAACTACTTTAGATGAATATAGAGAAAATATTGAAGATGATGGTGCACTTACTAGAAGATTCCAAGAAGTATTTATAGATCCACCTAGCGAGGAAGATACTATCGAAATCTTACAAAGAATTAAAGGAAACTATGAAGATTATCATGCAGTTGAATATACTGATGATGCACTAGAAGCATGTGTCTCTCTTTCTACAAGGTATATTACAAGTAGAGAACTTCCTGATAAGGCTATTGATTTAATGGATGAATCAGGTGCAAAAGTTCACTTAAGCGAAATCAAAGTACCTGTGCATATTAAAAGAGCGGAGACTGAGGTAGAAGCTTTAACACTTGACAAATTAAAGGCAGTTGAAGAACAAGACTATGAAAAAGCTGCTCACTTTAGAGATAAAGAAATTCAATCTAAGAATTTAATTGAAAAGAAAATATCTGCATGGGAAAAGTCACTAAGAGATAAAAAGAAAAAAGTAACAGCCGAAGATATTGCTGAAACTATTTCACAAGCAACAGGAATTCCTGTAACAAGAATGACAGGTGATGAAAGTAAAATAATCCTAGCAATGGAAACAGAGCTTAAGAAAATGATTATTGGACAAGATCAAGCAGTAGACGCACTCTCTAAGGTAATTAAAAGATCAAGAACTGGTGTATCATCTGCTAAAAAACCTATAGGTTCTTTTATGTTCTTAGGACCAACTGGTGTTGGTAAAACAGAAACAGTAAAGGCGATTACTAATTATTACTTTGGATCAGAAGATCATTTAATTAGAATTGATATGAGCGAATACATGGAAAAGTTTGCAGTATCAAGATTAATTGGTTCTCCTCCTGGATATGTTGGTCATGAAGATGGCGGTCAATTAACAGAACAGGTTAGAAGAAGACCTTATTCGGTTGTACTTTTCGATGAAATTGAAAAAGCACACCCTGATGTATTCAATACTTTACTACAAGTATTAGACGAAGGAAGATTAACAGATTCATTAGGAAGAACAGTTGACTTTACGAATACGATTATCATTATGACATCTAATGTCGGTGCTAAAAAAGTAAGTGAGTTCGGAACGGGTATTGGATTTGAAACTAAGAAATCTTCAATCGCTGGAAGAAAAGCACACACTGAAGCTATCATCGCAAAGGAACTTAAAAATAAGTTTGCACCGGAATTTTTAAATAGATTAGATGATGTAGTATTATTCGACCAATTAAAGCATGAAGATATTCTTCAAATTGTTGATATTGAAGTTAGACACCTGGTAATTAGAATGTTTGATCAGAAATATAATATTAAAGTTACTAAGCAAGCAAAGGAATTCTTAGCAGAAAAAGGATATGATCCTGATTATGGTGCAAGACCCTTGAAGAGAGCGGTTCAAACTTACATTGAAGATCTTTTAGCGGATGCTATTATTAAAGGAGAAATAGTTAGAGGAGACGAGGTGTACACAATCAATCATACGAAGAAAGAAGATAAACTTTCTATTAAAAAGTAGTATAATAATAAACTAATAACTTATTAAATGAATTTTTCAAGTCAATTCTCAAAAACAATTACAAACATAGACGATATAGGAAGTGTATCACAACCACGTGATATGAAAGTAAAGGAATTAGCCCTTACAACTTTACCTATAGATCCTTACATGCCTATTGCTAATTTTGAAAATAGAAAATTCAACTGGAAATACTTTGCAGGTGAATTAACATGGTATCTACGAAAAGATAACGATGTAGATTATATAGGTCAATTTTCAGGATTCTGGTCTACATTAACTAATCCTAATTCAAATGAAATTAACTCAAACTACGGTTCACTATTATTTAATGAACAATTAGAATGGGTTGTAGATTCATTAAAAGCGGATCAAAACACGAGACAGGCGATAGCATTTCTTAATCAACCCAAATTTCAGTTTGAAGGTAATAAAGATTTTGTATGTACTATGTACTTAAATTTCTTTATTAGAAATAATCAATTGAATATGAAAGTTCAAATGAGATCTAATGATGTGTTCTATGGATTAACGTTTGACGCACCTTTCTTTGCATTCGTTCACCAACATGTTCATCTATGGTTAAAAGACACATACCCTGAACTAGACCTAGGAGTATATTACCATTGTGCAGATAACTCTCATTTCTACGAAAGACACTTCGAATTAGCAGCTAAAATTCAACAAGAAATTATAGAAGATTCTACACAATACGCAATGATAATAGATCAACCATTCTTTACCATTGAAGCGGGTAAGATGCTATTAACAGATCATGGATTATCCTTTATAGAAAAAGTAAACGAGACTATAGAAACTGAAAAACCTACACAGAAAGAATTCAGACAAATTCTAGAATCATTCGCAGGTATTATTAATGAAGAAGAACTCATAGGAAAGGATGGAATACCCGAAATTCAGGATTAACACTAGGACGATGGAACTGGGTTCCTTGGAAGATGGCATAGATGACATTGTCGGTTTTCATTTAAATATCGTACAACACATAGAAGATACTATTGATGGAATATCAATGAAAGGAAATATACTATGTAAATTGATAGATGAACAAGGAAATGAGTATGAATCCCTCTTGGATGAAGATAGATATAATAAGTCTTTGCAAAAATCTCTAGAATTTTTTAAAGAAAGAGAAAATTACGAAAAATGTAAACACATCACAGACTTGCTAAATAGAATATAAATTCAATAATGAAGTACGGGCTTGAAGGATTTAATAGAGTCGCTAGAACCACATCAAAATGGTTCTCTCGACTCTTACGAGTATTCGAGAGACAGAAAAGAATTGAATGGACTAAGTATATTGACGACACCGTAGTTATTCATCTAGCATACAGGAAAGATAGATTAAAAATAGCAGAGAAGAGAGCATCTTCCCAAAAACTAAAGGGACGTAAAACATTACTAGATCATTTAAGATTCTTTGACGCAATAGAAGGAAAAAGAATAAAGTGGTTTTCTAAAAAAATACACATTAACAAATATCCATTTTCATTTCACTGGGAAATAGATCCTTCTCCCGGAATGAAAAATAAATTAAAAAGAAATAATAAGATATTATGTTCTTCTGCTGAAACTGGAATCGCATTTTCACACTATAGAATTTGGAAAGAAATTGTAGAGAATAAAACACCAGTCACCCTCATAATGGAAGATGACTTTGAATTTTGTCATAAATTTCAAGATAAAATAGAAAGCATATTTGAAAAAGAACTTCCTAATGATTGGGATTTATTGTATCTTTCTAGTTTGCCAAATCAATTTGGATTTACATGGGATCCTCATTCCCAAAATCTATCACGGTTATATAATGGAGTATGGTGGTTATCTGGTTATGTATTAACATACGAAGGAGCTAAGAAATTATTAGAAGGTTTGCCTATTGTCGGCCCAGTTGACGTATGGATTAATTATCAATTCAAAAACATGCAAGTGTATATGACTAATCATAATCTAATAACACAAGGAGATGATACCGAATCTGATAATACTTATTCTTATGTTGAAACATTTAAGGATAACTTAATATAATATTAAAATAATACACACAAAGAATTATATGAATTACGGAAAAGAATTTGAAAAGTATGCGATGAGTGATCATAATGTTTCATCATCTAAATTAAATTACTATGAGAAGCAGATTGAAAACTCGTTAACTCCATATATCTTAGAAGAAAGAGAGTTAAGAGCTACTCAGATGGATATCTTTTCTAGATTAATGATGGATAGGTTATTATGGGTTGCAGGACCTGTTAATGATAATATGTCTACGATTGTTCAAGCACAGTTGATGTTTTTAGACTCAGTTGGAGGAACAGATATTACGATGCATATTGATTCTCCAGGTGGAAGTGTTAAAAGTGGACTTTCAATGGTTGATGTTATGGATTACATTAAGTCAGATATTAAAACAGTAAATACTGGTATGGCTGCATCAATGGGTTCTGTTTTATTAGGAGCAGGAACTAAGGGAAAAAGATCTTCACTTAGACATTCTACTACAATGTTACACCAATCCTCTGGTGGATTTAATGGTAATATTCAAGATGCTGAAATAGATTGGAAAGAATGGCAAAAAGTAAATAAAGAATTATTTAATCTTTTAGGAGAATATTGTGGAAAACCAGCTGACGAAGTAATGAAAGATGCGACTAGAGACTTTTGGTTAAATGCAAAAGAAGCTAAAGCTTATGGTATTATTGACGAAATCATCGGGAAATCTTAATATATAAATTATATGAAAATTCATATTTACGTAAAAACGCAAGATTTAGACTCTCTTAATAAGATATTAAGTGATCCTTTTTCGGAGACGACGAAAGAGTTTGAATTTTTAAATACACCGGCAAAAGACTTCACCATGATCTCTTTAACCTATGACGAATGGATTAGGTTACAGGATATGGATGCACTAATTACAATACTATCATTATGAGAAACAGAGACATTGAAAGAGAATTATTTATTGAGCTAATCAATCATCAATTAAAAGATCATGGGGTAACCTATGATGATGTTAAGGACAATCCACAATGGTATATGGAATATAAAACTACTCAAGAAAAAGAGCAAAAGTTTATAAAGCATATTACAGAAACTGTTGTTAACACATTAGGATTAGACATCAAACAAGCTGAGAAAGAAGCACAGTGGTTTATTCTACAATGGGGATTAGCAGTTATTCCAACCGAACAAACTCCACCTAAAAAAGCTTCTAAAAAGAAGACATCTTCTAAAAAATAAAATACACGCGTGGAATTTTAGATAAATATTCCATGAATGTATTAGATCCAAATTGGCTCACTATCGAGCCTCATGATTTTGAATTAAAATACTATAAACTCTTAGCAGCTGAGAACACTTTTAATAAGATTCTCAAAGATGGAGGCTTAATATCCATACTCGATGAAGTAGAAGATCATCTACTTGAAATGTATAAAATTAAGCACAGGAAGGAGGAGATAGACGTTAATTTAAGAGTTCTCAAGGGAATCAACCTTGACACAATGTCTTTAGAATATGAATATCCAGAAGGAGATAAACATATAGAAGACATGTATAAGCTTTGTGATAAAGCTATAGATATATTAGAAGATATACATAAAAATGTAAGGGTAGTATTTAGATTAGTCGAGAAGGCTATTAACATTACAGAAATTCCAGATATTAAAAGAACTAAAAAACTAGGATATGCTTTAGTGAAAACTCCTGAAGATATCATGCAAATATATTCTTTTAAAGTTCCTTCTTTATTGACAGAAAACTGGAAAGATTTAAATCTAAAATATGAAGGAGAAACAGTGTATGATATAAGAGCAATTTCTCTTTTTATTACAAAGGTACAAGATGAAAGTTCTGATTATAGGTTTTTTAGATGCAGTGTTAATTCAGAATTCGATATGAATGAAAGGGTATTGCCAGTATTAAAATTTAAGCTTTACAATCATTTAAGAGCAAATTAATCAAGATATATAGTTTATAAAAACAAAATAGTTTAAAAATGCCACAGGTTACGCAAGAAGATATTATTGGATATATTGATAACACAATAGATGTTATACAGGGAGACTCACAAGTCTACACAGTAAAACTATATAGAGATAGGGTAGGTGGAAATCTTAATACATCACTATATTCTACATTTACTATGAATTTATTAGATGAATCGTCTGATTTAATCGCACAATATTCAATGCCTAGAGTATACGGAGTTTCAGGAGATCTTATATTAGTAAATGACGATCCAACTACACAGGCTGTTTTTCAATTTGAATTATCAAAACTACAAACATTAAATCTTCCTGCTGGAAAAATATACGTAAACATAGTAGTGACTAATTCTAGAATAGAACCTACTAAGGTTTATTCTTTACCTAACATGGAAATTGGATCTATTTTATTTAATGAAAACAGACACGATCCTTCTCTGTATAAATCTACTCAAAGAAGTTCGGGAATAGGTGTATCTTCGTCCATGGATCCATATTATAAAGTTCAACATATCGATGGTTCAGTTCCTATTGGACAAGGAAGCTTATCTTTAGATTCAGGATCCCCTGGTCTAGTAACTAAAATGACATTTATGAATAGTGACTACGATGGAATTAGAGTAAGTGTTTTAGAAAACTTTTTAATTAACAGAATAGATAAAGATGGAATTGAAGGTACGATTACATTAATAAACAGAAGCGATACCGCTCAATATTCTATTTTTAATGTAGTAGACTGGTACAGAATCAACTGTTCTTCTGGAGAATGTATTGACGACATCGATGATGCAATACAGGTTATAGTATCTCACGAAATGTCGACTGAAGGACCTGGTGTATATAAAAATAATTGGCTAGTTACGGACGAAGTTTCATTTAAACTAGATGTATATGGTTCAGCATTATCTTCAACTGATCTAGGTAAGAAATCTAGCACAGTACTAGATAAAGAATTAATTCCAAATAATACATCTGGAAATGTATCTAGAACTGGAATCATATTATCGGTTACACCGCAAGATGGCCAATACATTGACGTTGAAATTAATGGTATTTCTATTTCATTAGGAGACGGAACTAAAAACCTAGATGGTTACTTTTCATCAGATGGAGGAACTACTGCTAGAACATTCCAAGATATCCGAGTAGGTGATGAATTAATCTTTAACTCGATAGTCGCGGGATATGAGCTCACTGATGAAGATAGAGTCTCTTTATTCTACGAATCTTATTCTTAATAATATATTATCTTAGTATTATAAGAAAAACGTAAAAACGTAAATACGTAAAATTTAATTAATTTTATTAAGATATTATATACTTTTTTACCCCCCACGAATAAACGTATTAATATATAATCCAATCCTACAATAATGTAGGGTGTGCAAAAAATAATTATATAAATAATATGGCACAAATTCGTTCAAAACAAATTTCTGACTTTCTAAGTTCAATCACATGGGCAAATGTTGTATCGTCTGACAATGTAAAAATTGCAAACGTATGGGACATCAAACAAGGATTTGATACAGTAGACGCATCAGTAAACTCTTTAGAGACTTTCATCGCAGGTGAAGTATCTTCTTTAGAAGCTGTTGATACTGCTTTATCGGCTGAGATCGTAACAGAAAAAGAAAGAGTAGATGCAATCTTAGATTCTGCAGAAGCAGACAAAGATTCATTCGCTGAAATCGTTTCTTTAATCAACGCAGTTGATACTGAAAATGACAATGCATTCGCTTCATTCGTACTAAGAACAGATAAGTCAATCGATTCATTAGAATTAGTTGATGCTGATCTTCAGAGACAAATCACAAGCAATGACTCTGACATTCTTGGTTTAGAAGGTGACATCACTTCATTAGACACTAGAGTATTAGGTGTTGAAGGTGACTTAGCTTCTGAAATCGAAAGAGCAACTGGTAGAGAAAATGCTATTGAAGCTGCTTTAAACGCAGAGATCGCTGCAACTAACGCTGATTTTATCAATGTTAACGCATCTATCGATTCATTAGAAGTTGTTGACAATGGTTTTGCTGGTAACATCACTTCATTAGACACTAGAGTATCTGGTGTTGAAGGTGACTTACAAGCTGAAATCGACAGAGCAACTGCAATGGAAGGTAAGATATCTGCAGAATTATCTGCTGAGATCGCTGAAACTGCTGCTGAGCAAGCTGTTCAAAACGCATCTATTGATTCTTTAGAAGCTGCTGACGCTGGTTTATCATCTTCTATCGAAGAGGAAGCAAGATTAAGAGCTGCTGCTGATTTAGCATTAGGTTCTAGAATCGACGCTAACGATTTAGACAACGCTAACTTAACATTATCTGTAAACTCTTTAGAGGTTGTTGATGGTGAATTAGCATCTGACATCGCTACAGAAAAAGGTAGAATCGATGCAATCTTAGAAGCTTCAACTGCTGACAAAGATTCATTCGCTGAAATCGTTTCTTTAATCAACTCTGTTGATACTGAAAATGATGATGCTTTTGCTGCATTCGTAGTAAGAACTGACGCATCTGTTGATTCTTTAGAAGTTGCTTTAGCTGCTGAAATCGCTTCAACTAACGCTGAGCAAATCGCACAAGACAGATCTATCGATTCTTTAGAAGCTGTTGATAACAATCTAGCGATTGCTATCGAGCAAGAAAAAGAAGATAGAGCTGGTGAAGACGCTAAGTTAAAAGCACAGATCGACGCTAACGACGCTGACAACTTATTATTAACTGCTTCAGTTAATTCTTTAGAGGTTGTTGACGGTGAATTAGCTGGTGACATCACTTCAATCGACACTAGAGTATTAGGTGTTGAAGGTGACTTAGCTGCTGAAATCACAAGAGCTGGTTCTGTTGAATCTGCTTTATCTGCTGAATTAGCTGCTGAGATAGCAACAACTAACGGAGAGGTAAATGTTATAAACGCATCTATCGATTCATTAGAAGTAGCTGTTGAAGAAGGTGGTACGTACCTAAGACAAACTGCAGTATTTACTGCAACTAACTTATTTACTTTACCTCAGCCAGTTGCATTCGGAACTAACGATGATTTAACTGTTTATGTAAACGGTGTATTCGTTGACTTCAGATGTACAGGTGGAACTGATATCGATTTCACAGGCTTATTAGCTTATGACGTTGATGCTAAGGACAAAGTTCAAGTTATGGGTATAAAACTATAATCTAAACTTCGGTTTAAATTATTAGCTTAATGCTTAATTGATTAAAGGCTCCTCGGAAGAGGAGCCTTTTTTATTTAAAATATATAGTAAAACAAAATATCGGTTTAACATGAACATTGGAATTACACTAGGATTACAACAGGATAATGAATCTCTTTGGATAAATGGAATCAAATTAAATGTATTAAATTTAATTGAAACTCTTTCTGAAATAGGAGATCATAGTGTATATGCGTTAGACACTAGTAATAAAGTTAAAGATCTGTCAAAGGTAGATTGGGACACTTCTAAATATCCTATTTATAAATATGCAGATAAAGTAAATTCAACGGATTTATTAATACTTCTAGGAACTTCATTTAGTACCGAGCAAACAGTCGCCGTTAGAAAAAAGAATCCTAAAATTAAGATTATTAAATACTTTTGCGGTAATAATTATATTATAGATATGGAAAGAGTCTTATTTGATTCTAAAGAATCTGTAAGTAATTGGACGCATGGCCACGATGAAGCATGGTTTATTCCACAGCAGGAATATCAAAATAGATCATACTATCAAACAATGGGAAGGCTTTCTGCTGACAAGGTTAAAGTGGTTCCATTTGTATGGAGTCCTAAGTTTATAAAAGAAGAAAATTCTAAAAACGTCAGAAATGGTATGAAAGACGCATTCTATAAAGGAGGCAAGAATGCAGAAGATATGAACCTATCTTCAATGGAACCTAATATGAATGTAGTTAAATATTGTATGCCTCTTATCATGATGGTAGAAGAACTATACAGAAAAAAGGGTAAAAAGGCGTTCAATGAATTTTGGGTAGGAAGTGGTAAAAGATTATTATCTAGTAAATACTTTATTAGTTCCATTAAACACTTAGATGTAACTCATTCCGGTAAATTAAAAATGTGCTCAAGGTACCCAGTAACTAATTTTCTTTCTGAGAAAACGGATATAGTTCTTTCACATCAATGGGATAATCCTTTAAACTATGCATATTTAGACGCTCTTTATTTTGGATATCCTTTAGTTCATAACGCAACAATGATAAAGGATGCAGGGTATTATTATAAAGGATTCGATACAGTGTCAGCTGCAAAGATGTTAGAGAATGTATTAAATCATCATGATGAGATAGAAAAGGAATATACAGCAAAAAGCACAAAGGTTCTTTCAAGATATCTTACAACAAATCCTAACATCGTAGATACATATAAAAAACTAATAGAGAATATTTTTGAACCAGGAAAACATGCTCTATCAAACGAATATGACTGGTCAACAAACCTATATAAATAAACATAATAAATAATGGAATTAAAAGAAGTAATTGAAGCGGCTGCAAAGCCAAAGATTAGTATTATCATGCAATCATATCTTGGTAATTATCCAGGATCTAGGAAAGATTCACATTCTAAATTTTTAAGAGCAGTCCAGAGTTTTCAAAATCAATTATATAAAAACTGTGAATTAATAATAGTAGCAGACAATTGCATGGAAACAAAGTCACTATATGATGCTCATTTTCAAACTGAAGATAACATAAGATTAATATACGTTTCTAGAAACTCAAAAGAAATGAGTACATATATGCAAAACGAAGAAGGCAACAAATATTATAGAGGTTTTCCTCGTAGAGTAGGAGTAGGAGCCGCAACTGGAAATTTAATTACATATATGGATTCAGACGATATGTTATTAGAAGAACATACACTACACCTAATGATAGAGTTTAATAAAAACCCTGACGCTAATTGGTGGATTAACAGATCTTGGTACGATAACGAAGTAATGAAATTTAAAGACGATAAAACATTTGAAGATTCTACAGAATATGGTGAAGAACTTCCAGATGTTGAAGGAAAGTGGAACATAACAAGAATAAAGGAAGGTTTAGTAGTAATGAGTCCTTGGTTGTTTATGCATAAACCATCTGCATCTGTTTTATGGAGAGATACTTGGGGTAACGTAAGTGAAGATTCAGATTTCAACGTAAGATTCAGAGAAAATCATAAAGGCGGAGCAGTAATGAACCGACCAACATACGTAAGATGTCACTTTACAGATAAGTGGGATTTTTAATACGTAAAATAATATCTTATACTATAGATTCTGGGACCTTTATCCCATCAATTTATAATATATAAGATTGAGTGGAATTATTCCACATTTAAAATAAATAAAAAAAAATGTAACTATTCATGTCATTAATTAAAATCAAGCAAATTGACGGCTTACAGGCTGCTCTTGATCTTATTAACACCAGCATTGAATCAGGTTCGCTTAAATCAGCTTACACACAGGAAGACCACGGTTTTTCTGCTGGAGTTGTTATAGCTTATGTGGGTTCTAGATGGGTGTTAGCTGATTCAAGCACTGCTAACAAGCTAGGAAGATTAATCATCGAATCTATTGTAGACGCGGACAATTTTATCGCTGTGCAAGTTGGAACTATTAACGTTTCAGCATGGCCTAAATTGGACCAGTTAGTTCCCGGAGATTTCTACGTTGTAGATAACTCAGGTAACGGTACTTTAGAAGATTACGTTAATACTGGTGATCCAGGTTTTGCATACAGCAATCCTGTTTTACAAGCATTAACAGAAACAGTGGGTCATGTTCTTCCATGGAGACCATCGCAGTCGCCAACAGACCTAATTCAACCAGAAGAATTCACACAGACTTCGTTCTCTGCTGTAACTTCAGGTAATTACTCATCAACAGGACTTACACTAACGTATACTCCTTTCCAAGATTCAACAGTTCAAGTATTCTTAAACGGTATAGCACTTGACGAATCTTATAATGATAGAAACGGAGACGTATATTTCTCAAGAGACGGTGGTGCAACTGCTGTTCCTGCTTCTGACTTAGATGCTGGAGATACACTTTACTGGAACGGAACTCTTGCAGGTTATGAGCTTGCTGGAACTGATCAGTTTGAAGTAGTATACGACAAAAGTAATCTAGACGACTAAAAAAAATAAATTATTAAAACATGGCAAATCCATTTATTAGTACTTCTGGTAGTCAAGGTTATCAAGGTTCTCAAGGAGCTGGCAATGAAGGTGCACAAGGTGCAACTGGAGTTCAAGGTTTTCAAGGAGACAACGGTGAAACTGGCGATAGAGGTATAACAGGTGATCAAGGTTTACAAGGTGATATAGGTTTAACTGGTGCTCAAGGTGTTGAAGGTGGCATTGGTCTTAAAGGAGATCAAGGCGATACAGGCGCAACTGGAGATAGAGGTGAACAAGGTATTCAAGGTAAAACAGGTGATCAAGGTCTTAAAGGAGACCAAGGAGATACTGGTGAAACAGGTCTTAAAGGTGACCAAGGAGATACTGGTGAAACAGGTCTTAAAGGTGATCAAGGTGATACAGGAGAACAAGGTATTGAAGGTAAAGTAGGTGCTCAAGGTTTCCAAGGTATTCAAGGTGAAACTGGTCTTAAAGGAGATCAAGGTGACACCGGTTTAAAAGGTGATCAAGGTGACACTGGTTTAAAAGGTGATACTGGTGAAACAGGTCTAAGAGGTGAAACTGGTTTAAAAGGTGACACTGGTGAAAAAGGTGATCAAGGTTTCCAAGGTATAACTGGTGAAAAAGGTGATCAAGGAGATACTGGTGAAACAGGTCTTAAAGGTGACCAAGGAGATACTGGTGAAACAGGTCTTAAAGGTGACCAAGGAGATATTGGTGCTGATGGTAAACAAGGTGAAACTGGTGAAAAAGGTGATCAAGGTTTCCAAGGTATAATCGGTGAAACTGGTGCTCAAGGTGCTATTGGTGCTCAAGGTGCTGTTGGTGCTGACGGTGAACAAGGTCTTAAAGGTGATCAAGGTTTCCAAGGTATTGACGGTAAAGTCGGTGATCGTGGTGAAACAGGTCTTAAAGGTGATCAAGGAGATACTGGTGAAACAGGTCTTAAAGGTGACCAAGGAGATACTGGAGCTAAAGGTGATCAAGGTTTCCAAGGTATAACTGGTGAAACTGGTGCTAAAGGTGATCAAGGTTTCCAAGGTATTGACGGTAAAGTTGGTGCTAAAGGTGATCAAGGAGATACAGGTCTTAAAGGTGATCAAGGAGATACTGGTGAAACAGGTCTTAAAGGTGACCAAGGAGACGTTGGTGCTAAAGGTGATCAAGGTATTCAAGGTTTCCAAGGTATAACTGGTGACCAAGGTGTTATTGGAGCTCAAGGTGAAACTGGTGTTCAGGGTTCTATTGGTGATGATGGTATACAAGGTGCTAAAGGTGACCAAGGAGATACGGGTATTAAAGGTGATCAAGGAGATACTGGTGCTAAAGGTGATCAAGGAGATATTGGTGAAACAGGTCTTAAAGGTGACAAAGGTGATCAAGGTTTCCAAGGTGTCGATGGTATCGGAGTCAAAGGTGATCAAGGTTTCCAAGGTATAACTGGTAATCAAGGTACAACTGGTGATCAAGGTATTCAAGGTGAAACTGGTGAAACTGGTGAACAAGGTGAAACTGGTCTTAAAGGTGACAGAGGTCTTCAAGGTTTCCAAGGAAACACTGGTCTTAAAGGAGATCAAGGTGACACCGGTTTAAAAGGTGATCAAGGAGATACTGGTGCTAATGGTGAAACTGGTCTTAAAGGTGACAAAGGTGATCAAGGTATTGACGGTAAAGTTGGTACTAAAGGTGATCAAGGTTTCCAAGGTATAACTGGTGATCAAGGTGTAACTGGTGATCAAGGTCTTAAAGGTGATCAAGGTGACACTGGTGAACAAGGTGAAACAGGTCTTAAAGGTGACAGAGGTATTCAAGGTTTCCAAGGAAACACTGGAACTAAAGGTGACCAAGGAGATACTGGAGCTAAAGGTGATCAAGGAGATACTGGTGAAACTGGTCTTAAAGGTGATATAGGTCTTAAAGGCGATAAAGGTGATCAAGGTTTCCAAGGTATAACTGGAACTAAAGGTGACCAAGGAGATACAGGTGCTAAAGGTGATCAAGGAGATACTGGTGAAACAGGTCTTAAAGGTGACCAAGGAGATACTGGTCTTAAAGGTGACAGAGGTCTTAAAGGTGATAAAGGTGACAGAGGTTTCCAAGGTATCGTTGGTGTCAAAGGTGACCAAGGTGACAAAGGAGAAAGAGGTCTTAAAGGTGATCAAGGTGATAGAGGTTTCCAAGGTATTGATGGTAAAGTCGGTGCCCAAGGAGATACTGGAGCTAAAGGTGATCAAGGAGATGTTGGTTTAAAAGGTGATACAGGTGAAAGAGGTTTCCAAGGAAACACTGGAGCTAAAGGTGACCAAGGAGATCAAGGTTTCAAAGGTGACAAAGGTGATAGAGGTATCAAAGGTGACAAAGGTGATCAAGGTTTCCAAGGTCCTGAAGGTAATTTTGGTGGAGCAACATTCTACTATAAATTTAATTCTGGTACCGCAGGCGATCCGGGTGCAGGATATATTAGTCTTAACACTGACGCTGCTGGAAGTGCAACACAAATCAACATTGATGATTTAAATGCAACTAACAATGACGTTCAGCAATACTTAAGAACTATTGACGATTCTACATCTACAATTAAAGGTCATATTAGAATTTCTAATAAATTAGATTCTTCTCAATATATGTTATTTACAATCTCTTCTTTACAAGAGGTTAATACATATTTCCAAGTAGTTGGTAACACATTATATGCTTCTGCAGCTAATGTATTCTCAGCAAATGAAGAATTAATAGTAACGTTCGCAAGAACAGGTGATAAAGGTGATTTAGGTTACCAAGGTCTTAAAGGTGATACTGGTGAACAAGGTATTCAAGGTGTTCAAGGTAAAACTGGTGCCAATGGAGACAGAGGTGAGCAAGGTCTTAAAGGTGATCAAGGTTTCCAAGGTCAAACTGGTTTAAAAGGCGACAAAGGCGACAAAGGCGATAGAGGTTTCCAAGGAAATACTGGAGCTGCTGGAGCTGATGGTGGTAAAGGTGCTAAAGGTGATCAAGGTTTCCAAGGTATAACTGGTGCTAAAGGTGTTGTTGGTAACACAGGTGCTCAAGGTGCTAAAGGTGATACTGGTGAACAAGGTGTTATTGGTGTACAAGGTAAACAAGGTAACACAGGTGCTAAAGGTGATCAAGGTTTCCAAGGTATAACTGGTGCTAAAGGTAACATTGGTACTAAAGGTGATCAAGGTAACACTGGTGCTCAAGGTGCTAAAGGTGACAGAGGTATTCAAGGTATCGTTGGTAACACAGGTGCTAAAGGTGATCAAGGTTTCCAAGGTATAACTGGTGCTAAAGGTAATGTTGGTACTAAAGGTGATCAAGGTTTCCAAGGTGCAAATGGTGTTATTGGTATCAAAGGTACTAAAGGTGATAGAGGTGCTACAGGTGCTCAAGGTTTCCAAGGTATAACTGGTACTAAAGGTAATGTTGGTGCTAAAGGTGATCAAGGTTTCCAAGGTATTCAAGGTACCGTTGGTGCTAAAGGTACTAAAGGTAATGTTGGTGCTAAAGGTGATCAAGGTTTCCAAGGTATAACAGGTACTAAAGGTAATACAGGTGCTAAAGGTGATCAAGGTTTCCAAGGTTTCCAAGGTATAACTGGTGCTACAGGTGCTAAAGGTACTAAAGGTGACAGAGGTGCTACAGGTGCTCAAGGTTTCCAAGGTTTTACTGGTGCTAAAGGTACTAAAGGTGATGTTGGTGCTAAAGGTAATCAAGGTTTCCAAGGTATTCAAGGTGCTGTAGGTGCTAAGGGTACTAAAGGTGATGTTGGTGCTAAAGGTAATCAAGGTTTCCAAGGTATAACTGGTGCTAAAGGTGACAGAGGTATTCAAGGTATTCAAGGTGCTGTAGGTGCTAAAGGTACTAAAGGTGATATTGGACTTAAAGGTAACACAGGTAACACTGGTGCTCAAGGTTTCCAAGGTTCAACTGGTGCAACTGGTGGAACTGGTGCTAAAGGTGACAGAGGTCTAATTGGTATTCAAGGTATAACTGGTGCTACAGGTGCTAAAGGTGATATTGGACTTAAAGGTAATACTGGTAATACTGGTCCAACTGGTTTCCAAGGTGTAATTGGTGTTAAAGGTAACGTTGGTGCTAAAGGTAATACTGGTAACACAGGTGCTCAAGGTACTGGTGGTGCAAGAGGTGCTGTTGGTGCTGTTGGTCCTAAAGGTAATACAGGTTCAACTGGTGCCCAAGGTGCTCTAGGTGCTAAAGGTAACACTGGTTCAACTGGTGCTCAAGGTGCTCTAGGTGCTAAAGGTAATACTGGTAATACTGGTAATCAAGGTTCTGTTGGTCCTGTTGGTCCTAAAGGTAGCGTTGGTAACACAGGTGCTAGAGGTTATCAAGGTTTCCAAGGTTTAACTGGTGGAACGGGTGCTAAAGGTACTAAAGGTGATATCGGTGTTAAAGGTAATACTGGTGCTCAAGGTGCAACTGGCGCTAGAGGTGCTACTGGTCCTCAAGGTCTTACAGGTGCAACTGGTTCAGTTGGTCCTAAAGGTTCTACTGGTGCTGGTGGTGCTAGAGGTTTCCAAGGTATAATTGGTGTTAAAGGTAACGTTGGTTCAACTGGTCCTAAAGGTAACACTGGTAATACAGGTGCTCAAGGTGCTCTAGGTGCTAAAGGTAACGTTGGTTCAACTGGTCCTACAGGTGCTCAAGGTGTTATTGGTTCTAAAGGTAATGTTGGTTCAACTGGTCCTACAGGTCCTAAAGGTAACACTGGTTCAACTGGTGCTCAAGGTTCTGTTGGTCCAACTGGTGGAACTGGTGCTAAGGGTACTAAAGGTGACACAGGTGCTAGAGGTCCTCAAGGTTACACTGGTCCTACAGGTCCTAAAGGTACTGTTGGTTCAACTGGTGCTAGAGGTTATCAAGGTTTCCAAGGTCTTAAAGGTTCAACTGGTCCTAAAGGTACAACTGGTAATACAGGTCCTCAAGGTTACACTGGTCCTACGGGTCCTAAAGGTGACAGAGGTTTAACTGGTGCAAATGGATCTAATGGATCTAATGGTGCTCAAGGTTATACTGGTGCAACTGGTCCTAAAGGTAACACGGGTAACCAAGGTGCCGTAGGTCCTAACACGTCTAACTACAGATTATATTCTAATCAGTATGTTGGTAACTCAGGTGGTGAATATGTGTACTACAATAACAGTAGTGCATTACAACAATTCTACATTAACAACTCAGAAGAAATGAGATTATACAGTAACGGTAACCTTCACGTTGACGGTGATGTTGTTGCATACTCAACTTCTATCTCGGATGCGAGACTTAAAGATAACGTGACTACTATTGAAGAAGCATTATCTAAAGTCTTACAGTTAAGAGGTGTTGAATACGATTGGAATAGCGGTAGCAGAAAAGGTCTTCATGATCTAGGTCTTATCGCCCAAGAAGTAGAAGAGGTATTACCTATGTTAGTAAGAGAACATGAAATGCCACTAATGGATGGTGCAGAAGACGGAACAGTTTACAAAACTGTTGACTATGAAAAAATGGTCGGTCTTTTAATCGAAGCTATTAGAGAACTTGAAGCAAGAATTAAAACTTTAGAGTCTTAATTTAAATCATCAAGATAATTTTAGAAAGGGTCCTCGAAAGAGGACCCTTTTTTTATGTGATATATAGATTGTAATAACTTATTATCTTATTACACTTAGTAAACAATTTAAAATATCTAAGTATAACTAATATTATAGAACACAATCGATGGATAATAAAATCAAACATGATACGTTTAACAAGAATGTAAAATTCTATGTGGAAAGCGTAACTAAGAATACAGACACATATACTCTTAATGGATGGGTTGGATTAATAGGCGGAGAAGCTTTAGGCTTTTCAATGTCAAATGAACCTCTTAAAGTTCAATTTTTAGGTGATAGGCAAGACGTAATGGAAGTATATTCAAATCAGCTTACTAATCAGAATATGTCATTTACTATTGAGGTTCCTTTTGATAAAAAACTAAAAACACTAGTCATCCATACTAGTATTGGAGAAACTGCAATAGGTCCAATCGGACACTGGTTATCGTATCATTCAGGATTTGCAAATACATCAAAGGATGTTATAGTAGTAGATAATTTTTATAATGATCCTGACCTTGTAAGAGAATGGGCAATGAACCATTTAGAATTTACACCTTCCGATTATCACAAGGGCCAAAGAGCAAATGAAAGATTTATCTTAGATGGAACTAAAGAAAAACTAGAAGAAATTATAGGAAAACCAATATTCAATTGGAATCACGACAGGTATGCTAACGGAATATTTCAATTTTGTACAGCAGATCAACAGATTGTTTATCACGTGGATAATCAAACTTATGCAGCAATGGTATATTTAACACCTGACGCTCCACCTACATCTGGAACTGCGTTCTATAGAAGTAAAGTCACGGGTGATTATACATTCGATGACGATAAAAGAAAAACCCAAGCATACATAGATGCATTCAAGGGTAATAGTAATGAAATGAATTTTTACGATGGATCTAATTTTGAAAAAATAGATGAAGTAGGAAATGTGTATAATAGATTAGTCTTGTTTAATGCTAAAAATATCCACGCTGCGACTCAGTATTTTGGAGATGCAATTGACAATGCTAGATTTTTTCACATGTTCTTTTTTGACGTATAAAAACAAATATAAATATGAAGATTAATATTATTACAAGGTGTACCAGAACAAGTAACCTTTTAACAATTAAAGAAGGAGTATTAAATGCGCCTAAGGGAGTAACAGTAAATTGGCACATTGTATTTGATACAGGAGCATTAAAGGATATTGATGCAGAGGTTCTCTCGAACTTAACAGATACTGTCAATGTCAAATTACATTTTGTAAAAGGACAAAGAGGAGGATTATTATATCCTGAAGTTTCTGATATTATTAGAACAATCAAATCAGGTTGGATCTATTTACTAGATGATGATAACATTATACACGAAGACTTTTACAAAACTATTAAAGCGAGTATAAAGAATCTTCCAATTGCACAGGTTCATATCGTTTCTCAATTAGTTGCAGGTAGAGATTTTACCGGACAAGAAATTAGAGTAGCTAGTCGTGAAAATACTGCATTTCAGAAAATTGACATTGCACAGATGGTTATTAATAGAAGCATATTTGATACTCATTCGTTTAGTGCAAATTATGCAGCAGACGGTTTCTTTATAGAAGAAGTATTAAAAACACATGGTGATTCATTCGTATGGATTGACAAGGTTTTATGCCACTACAATTATTTAGAAAAAGTACCAAGTGCAAAAATACCTAAAATAATTTATATAGGAAAAACTAAGCCAGAATTAAAGTCTATAAAATATTTATCGTATGAAGCAGATGAATTAGACGTTAAATACTTAGAAGACGATAGTGAAGTAATTAACGCAGTTACGTCGTTTAATCCTGATGCAATTATTACAAATGGAGAATCATGGAAAGAGTTTCCTAACCTAGCTTCTCTTCCTCTCCAATTTAGAAAAAGGTGGTTTAATTCTGAGAACACGGAAAATATAGGAAACACTGCATATTCCGTAGCAATGAATTCTATTCTATCTCCTTCTAACCTAGAAGATGATCAGATGATTTCATTCTTTACGCCTATATATAATACTGGTGAAAAGTTATGGAACACATATAGATCCGTAAGAGATCAGACGTATAATAACTGGGAATGGGTTTTAGTAAATGATTCCACCGATGGAGGTAAAACTTTAAAGATAGCAGAAGAAATTGCGTTAGTAGATCCAAGAGTAAAGGTGTATGATTTTAGAGAAAAATCAGGAGGATGTATTGGAGAATCTAAATACAGATGTTGTTCTCTTGCTAAAGGATATATTCTAGCAGAATTAGACCATGATGACTTATTGGTTAAAACATGTGCAGAAGATTTACATAATGCTGCACAGGCACATCCTGATTGTGGTATGTTTTATGGAGATACTGCCGAGGTAAATGAAGAGTGGGAAAATCAAAGATATGGAGAAGGGTTTGCATTAGGATATGGTTCTTATAGAGAAGAAGAGTATGAAGGTAGAATGTTGTCACCTGCTAATCAACAGAATATTAATCCAAAAACAATCAGACATATTGTAGGAGTTCCAAATCACGTTAGAGCATGGAGAAGATCTACTTATTTTGAAATAGGAGGACATAACAGAAGTCTAACAATTGCAGATGATTTTGAATTAGTGATCAGAAGCTTCCTATATTCTAAGATATGTAAAATACCTAAACTAAGCTATATTCAATTTCTCTATAATAATCAAGGTGGAAGAAACACTCATGATTTATCAAGAGCAGACATTCAAAGAAGAGTTAGAACAATAGCACAATATTATAATGAACAAATCAACGCTAGATTTATTGAATTAGGAATAGAAGATTGGGCATATAATGAAAGCCCTGACTATCCTATCTCAGCAGAGTCAAGATATGGAGAAGAAGAAGGAGTTGCTAACGAAACATACGCTGAAAAATCAGGAGTTGAAAAAAAAGTAACTAAATTAGAAAAAGTAAAATAATGGGAAAATACGTAGAAATTTTAGATGCAAGCGATTGGGATGCATGGTGTGACAAATACATCGATCCCCTTTTAAGAAAAGGAGAATATGAACTCATAGTTGACGAAGCGGCTCCGAGTGTTTTAGTATTTCCTTTATTTAAAGAACAGTTTTGTAAAGATCTAATTGAACTATGTGAAACTGAAGGAGAATGGACAGTAGATAGACATGAATTTTATCCAACAACCGACATGCTCATTGACAAAGTATGGATGAATGAAATTTACTCAAAGGTTCTTAACGAATTTGTTAGGCCATTAGGAATATGGTTCTGGACTTTAGAAGGAAAGCAGTGGAATTCTATGTCAGATGAAACATTTATTGTAAAGTATACTACAGAAACACAAGCGCACCTTTCTCTTCACCATGATAATAGCCATTTAACAACTGTTGTTAGAATGAATGAAGATTTTACAGGAGGTGGAACTTATTTCCCATTATATAAGGCAAATATTAGTCCTCCTAGAGTTGGAATGGCAGCTTTACACCCAGGTGCAATTACACATAGACACGGTGCAAAGCCTATTTTTTCAGGAACAAGGTATATTACTGTAAGTTTCTGTAAGATGAGTGGATAAATAGAATATGAAGCAAATACAATCATTCAACCAATTTATTAACGAAAGCCTAAACGAAGATACTAATGATCTTTTTAAAGTTTATCTAGCAATTGATCCCGACTCAGGTCACAGGTGGTGGTCTTATAAAGGATTTGCGTCAGATAATTTCTTTATACAAATCAATAAAGACAATTATAAAGACATAGATATTAATCCAGACTATCCTATATTAACCTATAATTCAGGAGTAGTTGAAACCCTTTTAAAGGAAGGATTAGTTAAAAAAGAAAATGTATATAATAGACCAGAATTCATTAAGCAATCTGGATCTAAGGCAGAGTTTCATAAAATAGTCGATGGAGATGAAAACATTCCACAAACATGCCATGACGAGAAAGAAGCTTTAGAAATTGGTTTTCCATTAATTGCAAAGCCAGCTGAAGGACATTCAGGTATTGGAATTCAGGTTTTTAAATCTCAGGAAGATTGGGATAAAGCTGATCATTCTAAATTTGACGTATATTCCGAATTCGTAGATAAGAAATCAGAGCATAGAATAATTAACTTTAAAGGAGATGCTTTCTTTTGGATGGAAAGAGAACCATTAAATGATAAAGCAAAATCAGGTGATGGTGACGGAAAAGAAGAAATGAATTTTAAATATATCAAAAGAGATATTACAACTCTTCCTGAAAAATTTAAAACACTAATAGAAAAATTCTGTGATAAGTTTAAAGATTTACCATATATATGTTTTGATATAATGGAAGATCAAGAAGGAAAATTGTATATTATAGAAAGTAATTCTCAACCTGGAGTTCCTTATGATTCTACTGTGCAAATATACCGTAAAATATTTAAAGACTTTTACGGAAGAGAAGTAAACAAAGATACTGACAAGGCCCTAACAAAATTATCTAATGATTTAGATAAAAAAACTATAGAACTTGACAGCGAACGATTCGAAATAAAAGAATAAATTATGGCATATCCGGATATGACTTGTATGCATGTGAACTTATGGGTTCATCACATGGACATTGACAAACTGTTTGACTTTATAACAGAAAGAATTAAAGAACCACCTAGCTATTGGATTTCTAGAGAATCTTGTCCTTCTACAATTACAGGAGGATATGCAGAAATTAACGTATCATATAACACATATCTTATGATAAGACGTGTTAAAGAACACGGACACTTTTAATTGAAACAATTCCAAATGGAAGTGTATAGTTAAGTATAGTTAATAAACTTCCAAGTATGAATAGATTATGGTTACGATTTGCACTGTGTATTTACGCAATATTATATACAGTGTGTCTGCCATTAATCCTAGGCATAGAGGATAGTTATAGTGATTATCATCAATTAAAACCAATCTTATTCCCTTTATTAACAATAGGAGTTTCATTAGGATTATGGCTTCATCGTTCTATTGAATGGAAAATACCGGCATTCTTATTAATAATCATAGCAAGCTTTAGCGTTGCAAATTACCCTACAATACATAATATATCTGCTATTCTATTTTTTATGTCATCGACATGGATCATGCTCTTTGATAAAAGATTTAAAATCTTTGGAATAATATCTGCAATATTATATCCAACACTCTTTATAAACACTGAACAGAATTTATTCTTGTTTGAAGTGTTACAGATACCTATTCTTTCCTTTTATCATTTCTCTAGAGTAGTATACTTAATGAGATTAAAGAAGAAAATATAAACAATTACACATATTTGAGTATAATCTATATGGCAAAGAAGAAAAAGAAGCTAGAGATTATTCACGTTAAGAAGCCAATTATTGGCGAAACGTACTATTTCTATTTCGCAGGATCATGGGAAGTAGGAAAGTTAGAAGGTACCTCTGACAAATTAACAGAAACATACGGCCATCGATGGTTTACATTTGTTAATGGAAATTATGGAAGACAAATGAGATATCCAGTCTCTATTTATAATATTAGAAAAACTCACCCAAAACAAGAAAAAGATGTATAGTATTTCAGATTTAAAAAACATGTTATTTATTGACATTGAAACGTCAACTGCTGCAAAGGACTTAGATAGCTTTGCAGAGATTATTGGAGAAAATGCATACTCACACTGGGAAAAGAAAGCAAAGTATGGTAGACAAAGTAAATCAGAGTATGAAGGAGTTTCAGATGCTGATATGTATATCAAGGATGCTGCCCTTTATCCTGAATTCGGAAGAGCAGTAGTTATTACAATCGGACAAGTCACCTTCCCAGATGGCATTACACCTACCCCTAAGATAAAGTCTTTTTATGGAGATGATGAAAAGAATACTCTAAAGGAATTTATGGATACGATGGCATTAATCTTTAAGGCAAATCCTAAAATTCAAATAGTAGGTCATAACATTAAAGGCTTTGATATGCCTTACTTAATTAAAAGATCCATTATTCAAGGTGTAGAAATTCCACAACAATTACACTTACAAAAACTTAAGCCATGGGAGAATTGTCTATTAGACACTAATGAAATATGGAAATTTGGCGGATGGAATGGTGCATCTCTTTCTATGATCTGTGATCTTTTACAGATACCTTCTCCTAAACAAAACATGTATGGTGGTGAAGTATCAGAAGCGTATTACGCTGGAAGATTAGAAGAAATTAAAGACTATTGTGAAGATGATGTTATTGGAACTATGAACGTGATGTTAAAGATGTCAGATATGGAACTAGTATCTAAGGTTGAAGCTCCATTTTAATTTAAACTTTTTTGAAAATAAACAGTTAAAAGTTTTTTTATCTCAGAAATTTTGCTTATATTAGTATAGTAATTAAAAATAAAGAAATATGTTTGAAGACTTCGAAGACCAAAACAACGATGAGCACGATGAAATAGCTCAAATTCAAAAAAATGCAGATATGGAAAATAACCTTCACGAACTGAAAGATAAACTAGTTAGAAATAACTGGGATATGATCTTAGAAAAAGGAGTTGACTTTAAATCAATGCAAGACAACGGCATAGAAATAGAACCGATTATCAGAACATTACAGCAAATGTTAGATTGGTTTCAGGAATCTGAAGAATATGAAAAATGTGCACATCTTAAAAATATTCTAGACAATAAATAAAATGTGTATAAATATATCATGGAAGAACAATTATTAAAAGTCATTGCGGAGCAACTTACGAGAATTGCAGATCTTATGGAAAACCAACAGAAAAGAGATGTGGTTGAAAAAAGAAAGAGCATTAAAGTCGTTAAGGAAGCCGTAAAGAAAAGAAAGAATGAACTACTACGAACTGCTGCAGATAGACAAGTCAGCAAGCCAAGCCGAGATTAAGAAGGCCTATCGTAAACTAGCAAAGCAATATCATCCCGATACCGTCGAAGGGGATGAGTCTTCCTTTAAAGAAATAGTTACAGCATACGAGGTTTTATCTGACGAGAACAGAAAAAGAAAGTATGATATTGAATTAGGATATAAGTCTTCTGACAATCCATTTCATAGTTGGTTTCAAAACGGAGAAGGATCCTTCAGTGATATGTTCAATGATGCGTTTGGTTCCTCTTCAAAAGGAAGAGACGTTACGGTTAGAATGACAATAACCCTAGAAGAATCTTATCATGGAACCCAAAAGAGAGTAGACATAGGTTCTAAAAAACTAAACGTTAATATACCTAAAGGAGTTTATGAAGGTATGAAGTTAAAAATTAGTGGAAAAGGTCAACCTCATCCTGCTAATTCATCTGCACCCAAAGGAGATCTAATCATTATAATTAATTTAAAATATGATGATAGGATTATATTAAACGGAAATGACATCTATGTAGATGCAAATGTTTCTTTTTATGATATGATTCTAGGAACTGAAATAGAAATCAATACGCCTTTTTATAAAATAAAGGTAAATGTTCCTCCAAATTCACAGAATAATAAGATATTAAGAATAAGTGGTAAAGGATTCCCGATATATAGTATGAATACTTATGGTAACCTTATGGTGAAGTTAAATGCATTTAATCCACCCCTTAAAGATTCACAAATAGAACTAATAAAAAAAATAAAAGAAATAGACAATGAATGATTTACCAGATTTTGACGAATGGGATAATTCAGATACCAATAGAAATAATCCAGAATTTGAAGTTAACAACAGCGTAGAATCAATCGCGTTTATTGAAAAATTGAAATCATCATCCAAAGAGATAATGATGGACTTAATTTATAAGGCTATAATTGAAAATGAAATGGGAGCATTAAACAATAATTCTCCTAAAGAAGAAAAAATAGCAGCACTAGAAACGGTTATCAAATATTTCGCAGAACAAGAAGAATATGAAAGATGCCATGAACTTAAAAAAATCATAAGCAATATATGTTAATAATTAATGTAGATAAAGGGAATATAGAAAAAGCTTTAAAACAGTATAAGCGTAAAACCATTAAGACCAAACAGATGAAAAAGGTTAGAGATGAAAAGCAATATACGAAGCCCTCTGCATTAAAGAGACTTAAGTTCCAAAAGGCAATATATCTTCAAAAGAAATCTAACGCCGAAAACAAGGACAAGTAGAAATATAATAACATATTTTTTTACTTCATTTTACCTTAGACCTTACCGGAATTAAATATATAAATTGAGATTATTAATATCTCGATATAAAAAAATATACTTTGTAATGAAGGAATCTTTTAGTGATGACAAAGACGCATTGATGAGATCAAGCTATTATACTATCACAAGAAATTTTACTAAAACCATTAATAGATTTGTTGTATTCAGCGAAGGCAAGAATACGATAGAAATCCCTCATGGCGAAGGACAAAGAAGCAAGTTCATAGATATTATTATAGAATATTTTGAAGAACTTGAGGAGTATGAAAAATGTGATACGTTATTGCAGCTTAAAAAAACGGTAATAATGGCAGGAGACTAAAAAAATTAAACTCGATGAGCAGAAACAATTCAAACAATAAATCTTCATCTAGTTCCGATGGACCTAGAAGAAGAAGATACGGAATAAAAGAAGCAGAATTAAAAGGAGTACAATTAAGACAATCCCAAAAGAAATATACAAACACAATACTAGAGAATCAGATAACGTTTTGCACAGGTCCAGCTGGAACATCCAAAACATTTACAGCATGTTATACTGCACTCCTCCTCTTAGCTAGAAAAGAGATTTCACAAATAGTATTATGTAAACCCATCCAGGAAGCAGGTGAAAAGTTAGGATTTTTACCAGGAGATATCGCAGACAAGATAGATCCATTCATGCAATCATACATATCGAACATTACAAAAATAGTAGGATCTGAAATAGCACAAACTCTCGTAGAGAAAGAAGTTATTGTATTTAGGCCAATGGCTTATATGAGAGGTGATACATTTGACGGATCATTAATGGTATTAGATGAAGCACAGAATGCAACGTTCAAGCAGTTAATGTTATTTGTAACAAGAATGGGTAAAGACTCTAAGGTTATAGTAACAGGAGACGTTAGCCAGCATGATATATCTAAAGCCAATGTTGGTTTACCTTCGTTTACTGAATTAATGACAGGTATTAAAGGAATAGGTGTGCATGAATTTACTGAAAAAGATATTGTTAGAGCAAAGATCCTTCAGGAAGTTGTAAAGAGATACGATAAGTGGAAGGAAAACCACGAGCCTAAATAAACATTTCACTAAATGTGTGTATAACTCCTATAAAACTTAATATGGAGAAAGCAAAACACATCTTACTTAAAGGAAGTTATAATGACGATAGAAGTATCGTTGAAGTTGGAATAGACGAAGCAGGTCGAGGTGCCTTGGCAGGCCCAGTTACAGTATCTGCGGTTATTATGCCGTATGGATTTAACCATCCTTTAATAAAAGATTCTAAATTGCTAAATGAATCTCAAAGAAAAGAGGCTAGGGAAATAGTATTAGATAACGCAATTGCGTATAGCGTTCAGCATATAGATACGGAAACAATAGAATCTACTAACATATTAAAGGCTACTCTTCTAGGAATGAAAGAATGTCTAAACACTATTGACAATTCATTTAATTTTATATTAGTGGATGGAGATCAATTCCACGGATATGAAGGAATACCTTTTAAAACCGTAATAGGTGGAGATAATAAATATAGTTCTATCGCTGCTGCATCCATACTTGCTAAAACAAGTAGAGATATGTTAATGAAAGAATTAGATGAAGAAACTCCAGGATATGGATGGAATTCTAATAAAGGATATGGAACAAAGCAACATATAACTGCAATAAAGGAAATGGGAGCCAGTGATTCACATAGGCCTTCATTTATATCACATCTATTAACTACTACTAATTCATTATTCTAATGAAACTTTTTTACGGCTTTTTATTATTCCTCTTAGGGCAAGGACTTATTTGGATTCAAACTAATGGACAATTTGTATGGCCCTGGTTTAAGAAAAACCCATGGCCAGTTGCCATTGGAATGGGTTCTATTATTAGTTACATTTTAATTAAAGCAACACAGATGGTTGTTGAGCACTTTGACGGTTTACTTTGGCCTGGAAGATTCATAGGTTTTGCTAGTGGTATTCTTATATTTACTGCTATGACTTATTACTTTATGAATGAAGGTATCACGGCGAAGACCGGAGTGTCTCTATTATTAACCCTTATTTTAATATCGATACAAATACTATGGAAATAAATTCAGTTACAGTTGTTCTTACCTCATGTGGAAGAGTTGATCTTTTAGAAAAAACACTAGACTCTTTTTTTAAATTCAACACATATCCAATTGAAAGATTTATTATAACAGAGGACTCTGCACAGGAAGAAGTATTTGATGCATGTAATGAGCTTAATAAGAAGTATAATAACTCTTTAGAGTTTATGTTTAATGAAAATAAACTAGGACAGTCAAAGTCAATAGATAAAGCATACTCTACCGTAACTACTAAATATGTTTTTCATTGTGAAGAAGATTGGGAATTCTATAGACATGGATTTATCGAAGATTCTATTAGAATTCTCTCTGCTAGTGAAAAAATATTACAAGCATGGATACGCCCAAAGAACGATAGGATTTTAAATAAAATATCTGAAAGAGTATTTGAATTAAACGGAATGAAAGTTAGAGCTGTTCTTCCTGCCAGTTTTTCAACAGGAGACTTGAACGAAGATGGTACTCCCATGATAGTCAGGGATTATATGGGATTTAGCTGGAATCCAGGCTTAAAAAGAATGAGCGACTATAGACTATTAAATAACGGGTACACGGGAATGGTTAGAGAACATCTCGTAGATCACTGGTATAGAGATCAGGGTTTTATAGTTGTTAGTTTATCAGTGGACGATAATGATGGATATGTCAAACATATCGGATGGGATAGAAGAGCTGGAGATCCTGGATTCGTAGGATAGATATATAGAGTATGAAACATCTAATGACATTCGAAAAGTATTACGCATATAACGATTTCAAAAAGAACTGGGGTTCTCCTGAAGAAATGAAACAGGAAGTTGAATGGATTATGGCGAGATTATTACCTAAGGAAGATATGCTTAAAAGCATTGAAGATCTTTCAACTGACAAGGGTATTAAATTTGAAATCAAATTATCTTCTAAAGATACAATCCACATGTATAAAGTAAGTGGATGGAGAATGCAAGAAAATGATGGATGGGAATATTACTATAACAAAAAGAAAACCATCTATAGAAAATTAAAGAATCAACTAGAAAAAGAAATCTTATCTGATCTAGAATTATTCTTAAAATACTTTAAATCATACGATCTATATGCACAATACATCGATGATGGTGGACAATATAGAGCCGCAAAAGATAACAATTCTTCTATTATAGACAGATTTGACAATTTATCATCTTCTGATAAAAAGAAAGCTAAGAAAGAATTGCTTAAACATTTTAAGGCATCTTATAAAGGAAAAGATATCGTTGATCAGGTAAACAACCTTTTCAAATCCTAGCTTTTTAAAAATAACCCAAATTCATTGGGTTTTTATTATGACTATTTACGTAGCACCTCCAAGGGGAATAAAGGAAAAAGAGGCAATTCGACTCTGGCTTTCACATTACAACCATGAAATAATATGGCTAGATCTTAGACGCAAGGTCAAAGGCCCTTTACTATTATGTGGAGGAGCAGACATTGGAAAAGACGAAGAAAGGGACGCTAAAGAATTCGTATGGATTAAACAGGCCCTGGATTCTAATAATAGAATATTAGGAATATGTAGAGGAATGCAAATCCTAAATCATTATTTTGGAGGAACGGTAGAAGATTTATCTGATGCAATAGTAGAAGATCATAAAGCAGCTGACTTTTCAGAAGACGTTGATCATAGCGGGAAGCCATCTCAATTCCATACGGTTGAAGATTTAAATGGAACATTAACTAGTGTTAATTCTAGGCATCATCAACACTGTAATATACTAGCTAAAAACTTCAAAGCTACACATCTTTCATATCCATTATATTCTGTAGTTGAAGGATTCGAAGACTTAGATAAAAAGATATGGGCAGTTCAATGGCATCCTGAAAAGATGGAGTCAGAAGATAACGAATATCCTTTAGGTAAACTGTACCATAAGTTTTTGTAATAACTTCTGGTTATAACCAAAAGTTTTTTGAAAATAAACAGCTAAAAGTTTTTTTATCTCAGATTTTTTGCTTATATTAGTATAGTAATCAATCAAGCAATAATAATGATCAGAAAAAAACTTCACAAACATCAATCAAATCCTGTAATAATCGACTTAACGGGTCCTGAAGGAAATGCCTTCATGCTATTAGCCTACGCAAAAAGTTTTTCAAAAGATCTTGGAAAGGATTGGGAAACTCTTTATTCTCAAATGACAGGAGGAGACTATGAAAATCTTATTAAGGTATTTGACGAAGCGTTTGGAGATTTTGTAATCTTAGAAAGGTAATGGAAAACAAGGGTAAGAAATTAAAAGAAGTAAATTTAACATTACAAGAGTGGCTTGATGCCCTTCGTATGCCTACTCCTGTGAGAAACAAGAAAAAGTATCGAAGAAAGAATAAGCATAAAAATAAAGAAGATTAAAAATAAACAGTAAAATGTTTTTTTATCTCAAGTATTTTGCTTATATTAGTATAGTAATTAATAATTAAAACAAACACATGAACTTAGAATCAATCAAAGCAAACGGAATTAGTTGGTATGAACCTGCAAAATCTATTATCCCACATCTCACTACTCAAATTGGAATCTTTAAAATGAGACATCCAGAAAAGGATATTTTCGAAAAGTTCGGAGATGGCGAATACTTTTCAGGAAGGCGATTTAACGATAACGGTGATGTAGCAATTAGAATTGGTGGAGCAATTGTTAGACAAGCACAGGAAGAATACATTTATTCTAACATGGGTCGCAATTCAATGACATCTGAGGAAACTCTTCCTCTTTTAGAAGGTATCATTAGCGCATGGTTCGACACTCTCTCCGCTTCTGAAATTGATATGCTTATTGTCGACGGACTCAAGTGTTGTGCAGAAACAGATCATTGGTACGAATTTGAAAAGCAATGGGACTAATGATTTCAATGTATGAACGCATTGCTAGAATCGAAGGCACGACTCATGTCGTACGAATAGAAGACAGTGTAGTATACAGACAAAATGGATATGAAGTAATTGGTGACAATCTGTTTGTTCAGACTGAAGACCGATTACTTTTTATGGATTTCGATGTATTTACGTTAGAAGAAGCATGCATGGCCGAACGAACGGTCAAAGAAGTAAAAAAGAAACTTAATACAAACTCTTAATATAAAATATATGGCAGCAGACTACGGATATTGTTGTATCAACATGACTCTTAAAAAAGAATCGAACATATATGTTGGTAGAAAAATGATTAAAAGAACCTTCATGGAAAAAGGTATTAAATACGCATCAGAACTTGCAGTGTTAAATATCAAGGACATGATAGAAATTATCAAGTGGAATTACAAGAACGACATAACAATGTATCGTATGTCAAGTAATCTATTTCCATGGATGTCGGAATACGAATTATCTGAACTTCCTGATTATGACAAAGTGTGTAATCTAATGAAAGGTGCAGGTAAACTTGCTAAACAATATGGCCAAAGATTGACATTCCATCCAGGTCCTTTCAATGTTCTTGCTTCTCCGAATGAAAAGGTAGTTATCAAAGCCCTTAAAGATTTACGTCAACACGGCGAAATAATGGATATGCTAGATTTACCACAAACTCCTTATGCTGCTATCAATATTCACATCGGCGGAACCTACGACGATAAAGAAGCTACTAAGAAAAGATTTGCTGAAAATTTCAAGCGACTTACTCCAGGTGCAGCGAATCGTCTAGTTATCGAAAACGATGACAAAACAGCACAGTATTCGGTACAGGATTTATATGACATACATCTATTAACGGGTAAAACTCCAATCACATTTGACTATCATCATCACTGGTGCTACGAAGATTCAATGCCAGAAAAAGAAGCTCTAGAACTTGCAGCTAAATCATGGCCTAAAGGAATTCGCCAACTATGCCACTATTCTTCATGTAAACAAATACACGAAGATGCTACACAAGGCAATAAACGTGCACATGCTGATTATGTATATGATCACATTGAAACGTATGGTATGGATCTAGATATCGAACTCGAAGCAAAGGCGAAAGAACTTGCCCTACAGCGATACAAGCAGGAGTTTTTAAAGGAGCTCGTTCTATCATAGATATATAAGTTATGAAGTTTATAAAGACATTTGAAGATTGGAACGAAGTTTCCCCCGAATTAAAAGCTCACATTGAAGAAGGATTAGATCTTACTAATTCATTCTTTCGTTTAGGAAGCGATGCATATATTGAATTATTTGAAGAAGTAAAGCAATATTGGGATAAAAACAATATTATCTTAAAGGGTCCTTCAGGATGGATGGCTAAAAATCTAGAAGTAGGAACTAAAGCAGTCTATAAACCTAGAGGAGGAAATCAAAAGAATGTAAAATTAGATTCACCAACAAGGGGTGGAAATAAGAAATTCATAGTTTACAGAAATAGTGGAAGAACTGATAAAGAAGGAAACATCATTGCTAAGAAATTAGAATGGGGAGATCCTTCATCTACTATTAAGAACGACGACCCGGGAAGAGCAGCTAACTTTTGGGCTAGACACGGTTGTGATAAAATGGCTAAGATGGATCCGACTAAGGCGGGATTTTGGGCATGTTACGGACCTACTCTTTTTGGAAAACAGCTTGGTATAAAAAGTGATCAACCATGGTAGATAAAGATTGTAAATGTAAAAGTTGCGGTTGTGGAGAAATGTCCATGGAAGAAATGATATCCATGGTCGATGATAAAACATTACCCTTTACGGAGACGACTGTTTCAAAAAATATAATCATTAGAGAATTCTTACCAAACCAACCTGAACATCTTTTTAAATGGCACTTCGACGAGGAGGACAGGGTTATCGAAGCTTTAAACGAAAATGATTGGAAGTTCCAATATGATAATAAGCTCCCTATAGAATTAAAAGGATATATAGAAGTAAATGCAGGAGAGTATCATAGAATTATACAGGGTACTTCTTCTTTGAAAATACAAATAACTAAAAAATGAAACACATAAAGCTATTTGAATCCTTTGTAAACGACAAAGAAATTTCTACATGGGAAAAAGAGTTTGGTAAATTACCAATTCCTAAGAAAATTAAAGATATATCTAAAGAAATGGCTAAGGCCGGTTTTATTAGAAAAGATACGAAATCTGTTCAAGCCAAATTATGGATTGGATTAGAAGGAATTTCATGGATAGAAATGAAAGAAAAATTCGGAGACATAGTAGGTAAATTCTATGGTGGACAATTCTATCAAGCAATGACAAACCCTATGGCTGAAAAATCTGCATATTATGCGTATGAAGTTTCTAAACACGTAGAAGATCTAGCAGCGAATGATGAAAGCGTAGAACCTGCGTATTATATGATGAAAAATTACTTTAATTCATTTGAATTAAAAATTGATAGAAACAGGGTATTCGATAGAGCAGTTAAAGAGCTAGAAGCCTGGATGAAACAAAATAAGATTAAAACCCTATAAAAAGGGATATATAGATAGTAATTAATACAATAAAACAAATAAAATAAAAAATTATGGCAAAATTAAAATCATTTGAACAGTTTTTATCTGAGATGGATAGAACTGAGGAGGTGCAACAAGACGTAGTTGCAACAGCTGAGCCAGTTGAACAATCTGAAGAAAAAGCGGAAGAAGTTCAAGGAAACGGTGATGCTATAGAAGAAGCAGTAAACGCATCCGGTTATATTAAAGCTGGAAAATTAGGTTACAATGACCAATTCCTAGGAAGAAGATCTTTATCATGGACACTATCCGTTGATTTAGGTTTAAAAGCATCAGACGAATTCGTTGGACCTTGGTTAGGATTTGATCACGTATCATTATACGCGATTGGTAAAAAAGGAGGAACAATTCTTGATGACGCTCTAGCAGGCAAATATACTTATGACGAATTAAAGGCAGCTGCTGCCGATTTCTTAGGTATTAAAGAATCTGAAGAAGTAATCGAAGATGAAATAGTTGAAAACATCGAAGCAGTAACTGAATCTGGTGAAGAAGCTGGTTTACCTGCTGAAGATTTAAAAGATGAAACTGAAGTAGTTGATAATGACTGTGAAACTCCTGAAGACAAATCAGACGAATTAGAAGCTGAATTAGAAGACACTGTTGATGCTGCTGGAAATGAAGAAATTTCTGAAGCTGAAGAAACTGAAGAAGTTGCTGAAGAAGAAACTGAAGAAGTTGTTGCTGAAGAAGAAACTAAAGAAGTTGCTGAAGAAGAAACTGAAGAGGTTGCTGAAGAAGAGGAAGAAACAGCACTAGTTTCTGATATGTTAAAAGAGGTTTACGAATCTTGTAAAAATGAAGCTAAAGCATGGGAAGACGATGCACATGATGAGCATACTGTTGAAACTTATATGAAAGAAAATGCTGCATTAGTTGGCGGAATGGCTGCTCAATGCCTTAAAGAAATGAAAGAAGATTATTCAGTTGAAGCTTATGAAGCTGCATGTAATGAAATGATCGAAGCATATTCTAAGAAAGTGAATGAGATGAAAGAATCTGATTCAGCTGTTGGTGAGGAAACTCCAGAAGCTTAATATTAAAATTAACAATATAAACTTTTTAAAGGGTTCATGTATAATACATGGACCCTTTTTATTTATAAAGTAATATGCCAAGAATTTCAGTAGACGTAATATACATGCAAATAGCATATCAAATTTCTAAACTTAGTTATGCTGAGAGAAGGAAAGTCGGCTGTATAGTAGTTAAAGACGAGCAGATTGTTTCATTTGGATATAATGGAACTCCACATGGTTTTGATAATCAATGTGAAGAAACTCAAACTAGAAATATAGATAATCCTGATCACAAAGAAATTTTAATAGAAAAAGGATATGAATGTGAAGATACTTGTTGTTCTAAACAAGTTACTAAACAAGAAGTCTTACATGCAGAATCAAATGCACTAATGAAGATTTCAAAATCTACACTTACTTCGAAAGGATCGATCCTATATACTACTACTTCTCCATGCTTTGAATGCGCTAAGTTAATTATACAAGCTGGTGTAGAAAAAGTATTCTACTGTGAAGGATATAGAGATCTGTCAGGTATTTCTTTATTAAAAAAGGCAGGAATTATTGTTGAACAAGTAATCGTATGGAATGAGCATTAATAAAATAAACTTACCAGAAGTAAACCGCCTAGAAGACTATTTAAAAGAACATGGAAGCCATGAGTTTTTTAGAAGGTATATTAAAAAGACAGAGGCAATGATAGGACCATCTACATCCCATGCCTTTATAAACGACTTTATAAAGTTCTATCAAGAAGGAGAATCTAATACCTTCTATATTATACCACAGCTTAAACTTTTCTAAGTTTAGGTGTATAATAATAAAATAGGTTAAATCATGCAAACAACTGAAGAAAAAGATATTGTAAAATATCAGTGGAAAAAGGGAGATAATTTTGGTAAAGTGGTTGAGGTAGAATCTAAAGATTCTGAATTTACTTACTTTAAAGATGGATCTAAAATATTCAACAAAGTATTACCTGAGTTTTTAGAACTAATAACTACTGAAGGATTACCATTTCCTGGAGTCGAGCTTGTAGGAACTACACCTACGCCTAAAAAAGCTCCCGTTAAAGAAATTGAAAAAAAGGTAGAAGTTAAAGAAAATACTTCTCCCCTTGGTCAATTAATTAAAACTTTATCTGCTAAGAATGTCGAATCATTTCAATTAAGCGTAGGAATTAATCTTCCTAAGAAAGAAATATTTAACATGCTAGTTGAAAACTCTGAAGAAGAAAAAGAACAAATCTTAGAAGAGATCTCTAAATCAGCTGTTTCTCAAATAGAGATAAATAACCTACAAGAATTTTTAAACGAACAAATAACTGAATTTGTAACTAATTATTATAAACTATGAGTCAAGCAAGAAAATACAGAAGAGACACCTATAAAAGAGCTGGGTTATTAAAAGCTAAAAACGAATGGGGAAGATTCTCTGAAAAAGGAATAGCGTGGTACGCCATGAAACAGGAGGAAGGAAAACAATTCCAAGAGGCTCATGAGAAAAAAGTCAATGACCAAATTGAAGAGCAGTTAGGTTCAAAGCTTAATTCATTAAAGGAAACATGGACTAAGGTGGGTTATAATAAAGAAGAGATTGATTTATTAGAAGAAGCCTTCGCAATGACTACAATCAAAGATAAAGAAACTTATAGAGCTGATAGAAAAGCGGCTAGGAAAATATACAAGAAAGTTCAACAATCCCTAGAAGAAAGACTAAATGCAGGAGATAACTCTTAAGATAGCAGATAACGGTGTAATTAAAACCGTAACAGATGATAACATCAATGCGGCTGGTGAGAAATACGAGTCAGTTATTGTCTATGATTTTGATAAAGGTATCGATGATAGATTAAATTTTATCAGAGATATCTGTATCGATGTCGGATTAGATTTTGGTAATTCAAAACAATCTAATCAAATAAAGGTGGTCACTGAATGGGGAACTAATTACAGTCCCTCTACCATCGAAACAAAACATAAAATCCAAACTTTACAAACTAAAATTAAAGAATTGGAGAAATTGATAAGATGACAACAACGACTGAAATTACAATAGAATGTGTATGGTGTAATAGTAGAAAGGAATTTAATAAATTCTGTAGAAACAACCCAGGAGAAACGGTTATAGATTTCTATAGCATTAGAAATAAGCTAGTTAAATCAGATCCCTATGACACTGAACCACATCGCTCTGTAATTGGTCTTGCAATAAGAGATTCTTTCATTAATGTTCTAAATAAGAATGCCGACTTAGAAAAAATCATTTACTTATTTAAAAATTTAGATGCAGAAACTATTGACAACTTTAAATTATTTTTAAAAGAAACAATAGAACCTGATGCATCACTAAACTTAACAGTCATTAACAGAGATGATTATCCTAAAGGCGTTCTTAAAAGATTCGAAAGCGTCAAGATAATCGATCTATAATGATAAGGCATAAGTTATTTTCAAAGGGTGAAAGAATACATGCCCTTATATCCAACACTAGACATTCTCACATTGTATTTCCCGTTTATGGAATAATTCATGACGTTAAGTTCGACGAGGATATGCCAAGGTATCAAATAAGAATTACTAAGTTTCATGACAACATAGATTTCTTAAAAAGATATCTCTTCGGTATGAAGTTTTCAAAAGACTTTAATAATAGAACTACAACATTCGGTCTTACTAGAAAGAACTATAAATCTATGAAAGATTTTCAGAATCAAATAGATTCTAAATGGGAATCTTATATGATCTCAGTTGATTCTGTAATGTGTGTTAAAACCAAGACAGAGGTAATAGATCTATTTAATAATATACAAGATTTCTTAATCGAAAAGAATTTTAAAGATATATTTGAACTCTCAAGCAGAAGTGTATATTCTTCTGGCAAATATTATTATCAATCCAGGGGAGTATATGCTGCCCATCTCAAGAAGTTTTTAGGAGATAGAGAACCAAAGACGGATAAATATTATGATAAGCTTTTATATAGACCACAGTCAGACGATCTGGATGACATAGAATTGTGAATATATAAAACCTAGTAAAAACATAATATTACAATATGCCATTATTTGGATTAGTATCAGCGGGAGCCGCTTCCAGTTTAAAATCATCAGTTTCAGGATTTGGAGATAAAGTAGATAACTTCTTTAATTTGTCAAGCCCAGACGGAAAGGGTGCTCGTTCTGCGAATGTAGATCCTCAGAATACACTGCTCGGAACGTTTGATAACCCTAACACAAGAAGTAGAGCTCTTTTAGTGGGTGAGCCTTTAAGTAACGTTGCTCCTGGTGGAAAATCACAATATTATACACAAGAGGCTGACTCAGTAATATATTATAAAAGAGGAAAGGATGGAAAAGACACTAAAGAAAAAATAACGGATGGTGTACATGCATATTCTACTTTTAATAAATATACTCTAGTAAATTATAGAGGTAGTTTCTTTACACCAGGTGGAGCTGCTAAGTCTAAAGGAGTAGACTCTATTGAATATAATAAAATAGACGAGAGAACATTAGATAATCCTACTGTTTCTAAAATAGTAGAAGTTACTAAAAATAATGCAGCCGGTTCAAGTGGATATGGATATATGTATAATTACGCCGACTTTGCAATGTGTAGATATAATGGTAAAATACCTAATAATTATCTACTAACTTTAAGAAGATTTCCATATCCAGTACAGGATGATATTATTACACCAATGGACATTGATAAAGATGGTAAAGTGCGTGAAACAGATCAACCCGATATTGCAAGAGCAGTAACATGGATGAGTGAAGTTACAGGTAATAGTATGTCCTCAATTCTTAATTGGTCACATGGATATAATTGGAAAGATGAATCAGCTTCAGTGCAAACTGTACAATCTAATAACTCAAGCAGAAGAGGTGCATTTGGACAATTCTTAGATTCTAGTGTAATAGGTACTGCAGCGGCTAATGCAGCGGCAGGTGTAGATGGTGTAACGGCACAAAGAAGAAAAAACGGAGGAAGTGGATATGATGCACAAGCAACTACATATCCTAATCATATATTCGGTCCGGTGAATGTAATTAAAGATGTATCTTTTAGAGATCAAGGTTTAACTTTTAATCAAGAATTTAAACTTAAATTTGAATATGAATTAAGATCCTTTGGTGGAGCAAATCCTAAGGTTTTAATGCTAGATCAGTTAGCAAACATAATGGTACTAACTTCCAGTCAGGCTCCTTTCTGGGGAGGATCAGTTAGATATGTAGGAAACGGATCAGCTGGTAAACCATTGGGTGATCTTAGTTTAATTAAATCGGGTAATTATAGTGGATTTATTAAAAGCGTTGCATCTGGTTTAGGAGACATGTTTAAAGGAGTTGCCAAAGATATAGGAAACGCGATGTCTGGTAAAGGTGATTCTAAATTCTTAAATAATATATTAGGAGGTACTTTAATGAAAATGTTTAATTCTCCAGGAGGTGGACAGGCGGCAGCATCTTTATTAACAGGTGATCCTACGGGTTCATGGCACCTTACGGTTGGTAATCCTTTAAATCCTATAATGATGGTAGGTAATTTAACATGTAGAGAAACTAACGTTACCTTTGAAGGAGGTATGGGTGTACAAGATTTTCCAGAAAGAATGACAGTAGAAATAACTCTTAAGCCTGGTAGAGCTAGAGATAAACTGGATATTGAATCTATGTTTAATATGGGTAGAGGTAGATTTTATTTACAGCCTGAAGAAGGAGTTGATGTTAATCAAACTTATATTGAAACAGCCTACGGTGGTAAAGATAAGAGAAAGGCTCTCAATAGAGAATTTAGAAAAATAGCTAACGGATAATGATAAAACTATATAGTATAGATAATAAGAAATTATCTGAGGATAAACTAACAATGGCTTCTCCATCGTTTGTTTTTCTAGACATGACGGAAAGCGCAGTACAATCAATACATATTGTAGAAGCTGACGAAACGGGTAGAATAGATCTAATATCTTTGTCAGAATACGGAACACATGATCGTACTGATGATATTTTAAAATTTAATGGAATTTCAAATCCATTTTCTATCAAAGAAGGTGATGTATTACTAATTCCTAATCAAGATTCTGGAAAGAAGAAATGGAAATTAATGCTTAATGCTACTTATAAAAATCCTATTAGAGAACAGTTTATTAATACAAAAAGACTACCAGTTAAGGATGCTAATAGAATTGAGTATCTATCTAAAAAATATAATAAAGAAATATTACCTCCAAATATTTTAAGATCTGGCGAAACAAATATCGACGTCAGTAACGGACAAGTTAAAATCTAAGAATAAAATAAATAAAAACAATTATGAAACACGTACAATTATTTGAACAGTTCCTTAACGAGGGATTAAAGGTCGGAAGAGACCAAGATCTAGCAAAAGAAATCATCGCAGTTCTTTATGCTGAAAGAGACACACCCGAAGGTGAAGCATTAACGGCAGCCGGTGGAATGGTAGCTGGTGGAAGTACAACTGGAGAAGAAATGTATTTAAGCAAATGGAACAAAGATTCCGTAAAAGCTTTACATGGTTCTAAGGTAAGAGTTCCTGGAAAGGTTATGTTAGGTACTTTAATTAAAGTAGCAGCCGATAATGGAAAGAGTTACTATTTTGATGGTGGCGTATTCGTTGAAGGTGATAAAGACGTTAAAGGAGCTAAGGTAGGAATGGACTTTAGAGATTTTGTAGATATCCTCGTTAAAAAGAAGATCATTAACAAACCCACATATTAAAACTAAAATAAATGCCGATAGATAATCACATTCTAAATGTAATAGAACACTCATTGGAATTAGACACAATAAAGTTTGATGCACATGGTGAAGATGAGGGTGGACAGAAAATGAGCCATGAAATAGGAGGTCCTATTCCAATGGTAGTTATTAATGGAGCTTCATTTACGGGACAAGATGTTAAGAGATTTGAAATTGATTGTAGTACTAAAATTCCTAAATTAGCCCTAACTATAATAGACACTAGAGGAACCTTTGATGCGGATCAAATTCCAAGAGATGGTGATGTCGTTTCAGTTAGAATTGCAGCAAGACAACAAGACACTTTTAAAGATATTAGAATAGATTTTGATATAGATGAAATAGGAGGCCCTGCTACTGGCGATTTGAAAAAAGCCACTAGTGGCACTAAATTTTCTATACAGGGTACGATGAAAGTACCTACATTATATTCAGAAGGATGTGCTTCGTATGAAGGAACATCTAGAGAACAGATAGAAGAATTTGCTAATAATTTAAAACTAGGATTAGCAACTAACATTGATTCATCGGATGACGCAATGAAAGCACTTAATGCATGTCAACCTAATATAGAATTTTTAAATAATTTAGTGGAACATTCATATGTCGGTGAAGATAGTTTTCAGACATATTGTATCGATCCTTATTATAATATATGTTTCGTAGATATTAATGCTCTTTTAAATTCAGAAGATGGAATGGATGAAACACTTATTAACTTTGAAATAGATTTCGATGAAGATGGAGAAGAACAGACTTCAAACGCAATAGGAATACCTAACATGCTAACTAACGCTTCGTCTATGAATTCTACTAATTCATTCATACAAAGCTATAACTTAGTTAACAATTCAGGCGGACTTTCTAAAAAGAACGGCTATAAAAGAAAAATGATATATTTTGAGAACGACTCTGTTGGTGTTGTTGCTCATGAAATAGAACCACTCGCTAGTGATAGTATGAAGGACATTGAGGAGCCGCTAAAGGGAAGAAGAGATGAAGACAGATATACTAAAGAGGTAAAATCAAAATACATGGGAAGGCTCCCTATTCAATCAGATGATATGCCAAATGTACATCTTAACTATTCATTTGCCGCATTAAGCAATCAACAGAATTTAGATGAAATGAATAAAATGCAGTTAGAAATAACCTTAAAGACATTTAATCCTGGAATTCATTTGTGGCAAAAAATACCTATTCAAATATTAAAAAGTGGGTTTACACAAATGACTGCACAGCAGGGTATAGGTGGCGATAAAGATGAAAAGGGATTTGAAACAGAAAATGAAGAAGAAGTTGAAAGCGTAAATGATTTAAACGCAGATCAGGTTAAAGATGAATTTTTAACAGGTTATTATGTAATAGGTGGAATTAAATACATATATAAGGAGTCTACTGGAATTATTCAAAAACTTACTCTATTAAGAAGAGAATGGCCGAGTAGATTAAATAACGTTAAAGGATAATTAAACCCTATCAAATAATAATATATACTATATGTCAGATTTTAAAAGTAAATTAGATTTTCAAAAAGGTAAATTAGCACAGTCGCCATATCAGGATCCGACTTTTTTATCGTTTGTTATATTATTTAACGTAAGCGATCATACTAATTCGCCTCTATTATCTGGAGCGGCCGAAGAATTCTACGTTAATCAATTAGGAGCTACAAAAAAGCCGCCGGAGTCAGCTAAAAAAAGTAGCAAAGACACTAATAGATTATCTGCACTTAGTTCAAGTGCTTCTGCGGGATCAACTAAATTCTATGAAGAAAGATTAGATGCTCTAGTTAAATTTAAAAAGGCATTACTAGACATAAATAGAAATACACCGTGGTTTTTCCAAGGATTACAGGGTGTTGATAGAGCAATTACAAATTTTAATCCTACTACTCCATATTACGGAGGCGATGATGCTAAGTTAACACTAAGCTGTTTAGAATCTATTAACCTTAGAGTTTCTGGTCTTATGCACCTTTATAGAAAAGCAGTGTTTGACGAAGTTAAATGGAATTGGATTTTACCTGAAAATTTAAGAAAGTTTTCAATGATAGTATATGTTACTGAGGTTAGAAAGATCCAAAACATGTCTAAAATTACATTATCAGGGGTTCCTAAAAAGATAGACTTGGCTGCTATTAAGGGTTTTCCTGGAAATATGAAACCAAGCCTAGGAGTTGATAATTCAAACAAAGGTATATCAGGATCTGACAATAGACCCTTCTTTATGTTTAGATTCGGTGAATGTGAATTTGCCTTAAACACAGGTTCTGAAATATTTGGAGATCTTACTAAAAATCCAGGCGAACAGGCTAGACAAACTATTGAAATGCAATATGAAGTTGTAGATAGTATGGATGCAAGAGTATTAAATGGAATTGTTTCTGATACTATACCTAACGCATTATCCCCAGCACATGATTCTGAAAATTATGAAGCTGATGGGATATTAGGTCTTTTAAAAGATAAGGCGCTAGCTAAACTTAAAGAAATAGGAGAAAGAGGTTTAAACGACCTGAACAGATTAGCAAGAGAAAAGAAAGATGAATTAGTTCAAGGTGCAAGGGACGGTATTAGAGGTAGAGTTCCTAATTTTGAAAACATATATCAAGACGCCTTACGAGGTGTTTCTGATGGAGTAGATAATATTGGTTCTAACATCGCAGAGAATGTATTTAATGTAGATACTAGTGCGACAGTAGGAGCTGCACTAAACGATGCAGCAGCCCAATCCCTTGGTAATATAAACGATTAATATATGTCAACAGAAAAAGAATTAAATACTGATAATCTTAGAGACACTCATTGGTTAGGAGAAGTTATCGATAATGTCGATCCTCTTAAACTAGGTAGATGTAAGGTTAAGGTCCTGGGTAAATATGATAATTTACCGGATGATGCTATTCCATGGGCAACTCCTATGAATAGAAATGCAGTAGGTTCACATCATGTTCCAAGAATAGGGGATATAGTTTCAGCTAGATTTGATAATGGAAATTTATATCATCCTGAATATTGGTTTCAAATAGAGCAGAATCTTTTTCTTAAAGAAGATATTTTAGATGGTGCAGGCAATGCTGAAAATGTAATCAGTTTAGTGTATGATGCTGAAAGAAACGTAAGAATTTATCACTCAGAAGAAGATGGTCTTGTAATTACCAGAGGATTTGGCGCAAAAGAAAGACCTATAATTCAAATCGACGAAGTAGGTGATATTAAAATTTCTACGGACGATAGAATATTCATAGATTCAGGAGACGTATATTTAAGTAATACAGGTGAAAGTGGAGAAGATACTTCAGAACCCGCTGTAAGGGGTAAATCACTAGAAGCATGGTTAGACGAGTATTTAACTCTTTTTGAAAACCATATACATCCAACCGGAGTTGGTCCATCAGGAACTGCGGTTTCATTACCTCCTACCCCATCGGGTGTTGCATCTTTGAAAAGTAAACACCCTGATTATCAACAAGAAAATAAATAAGAATGGCTGCAGATTGGACTAATTTTATTAGTGAAGTAGAAGGATTTCTTTTAAGCGCACCTACTGCCCCACCGACTAGTGCCGCAGAATTCGGTAAATTATTAGCCACACAATATACGATTGATGTTAAAAAAGGTTCTGGTCCTAATGCAACGTGTATTCCAGGAATGGCACCTCATGAATCATCACCCGGGGAGAGTGCATTCATAGCAAGCTATGAACATTGGTTCACTGACCTTTTTGAAAAAGGAGAACCTGTCATGGAAACACCAGACACCGAAGAAAAGAAAATAGGAATTGCAACATGGTTGGCGAGTGCAGCTGGCGCAGCTTCCAGGTTAAGTATTGCAGGAAAAGACAATGATCCTGAATATAATAAACTAGAAGGTGAAATTTCAGGAGGTATACAATACGAGCCAACTGAAGAGCTTGACAAGTATCTGGAAGAGTTTAAGGATGACGAAGCAGAAAACCTATATAGATTTAAATTCTTCGAGTTTCATCGCTTAGATGGTAAAGAAACCGGCGATGAATTAGCTAGAATATTTGCAACAAGATTATTAATGCAATTTGAGGATATTTCTGACGGAGATAAAAGATGGGATTTTTGGCACTGGGCGACTTGGATGGGAACTAATGAAATTAGAAGCAATTCCACAGCTGGGGTTGGCGGTTCAGGATTTAGTAATCAAGACATTCAGCAGATGAACAATAACAGGAAGGCAGCCATATCTACACTAAAGGGATTAGACTGGGGTTGGCAATCATTTAAATCTTCCTCGGGTGTTTCAATAAATAATAATAATAGAAATTATGATGGTGAATTTCATCTACTAGTTTCTAAATATGTAATTGATGAAATAAAGAAGTGCCATCCAACTGTAGATAGCGATGGAAAGTTTTTATACAGTGAGGAAACCGCATTAAAGAAAGATTCTATACAAGCTATTAAATATCCATGGCCCTTTGATACTACATTACCCGTAGGATATGAAGAAATGGAACCTGCCGAAAAATTAAAAGTAAGATATCCATTTAAATTAACTAATTTAAAAATACAGGAGCCTTTTGATGAAAATAATAAAATGCCACCTGCATTAACTCAGTATGTTATTACAGAATTTACATGGAACGGTAAACAAGACTATGGTTTTAAAAAAAATAAAGTTAAACCCGTTTTTCTAGAAGATGAATTAAGAAAAAAATGGCAAGGATGTCCTCTTACTGAAAACGACGAAACACAGGATTCTATTGTGAATATAGATATGTCTAAAACGGGAACTTTAGCTAAGCAAATTAGAAATACTTTAATAGTAGAAATGGGAATTGAAGCTGCAATGTTAGCAGAAGGTGGAAGTAAAGATGATCCATATAAAGAACTTGCAAAGGCAACTCTTAAATATTGGAAAGATGCAACAATACAGCCATTTGCAACTGATCCCCCGACACCACCATGTTTATCTGTTCCTCCTTTAGGCGGAAAATACATAGGAGTTAGTTACGGAAATCAAAGGAAATTAGCAGATAATTTAAGAAGAGCTCTTAATTCAGGTAAAGATTATGGATTAGATAGGGAAGGTGCAGCCAATGCAGTGGCTAAAGCACTTGCATATTCTTATTTTACGCATCTTAGTGAAATGAAATTTATTTATATGGGTGGTATACCAGTTCCTACTGTTCCTTACGTTCCAATGATAGGATTTGACGCCACCGTAATTTGATATATAACTAGTAAAACATACATTAACCCTTTTAAAAAACAAAGTAAATGTCAACAAAGACAACTCAAAAACAAAAGAGACCAAGACTCTCGACAACTACACAGCTTACAGAAGCTAACCAAGAAACAGAAGTTAAAGTAGAAACTTCATTAAACGCCGCAACCCCGGAAAAACCAACTCCCGGTCCAGATACAAATTATATGGATGAAAACGGAGAATTCATGTGGGACCAATATGAGGCAACATGTGTAACTAAGCTTAGGAAACCCAATCCACATATTAAAACACCTAAAGGTGTAAAGGTATATAGCAGAGAATCATACGCCCAAGAACTATTTGACCTAATGGAAGGTCATTCACTAACTTCAAATACTTTATATTCTTTACAATTAGGAGCTAGCTATACTGGAAAGGTGTATGCAGTTGATTCCGAATGGGCATCAATTGATGTAGGATATAGAGAATTAATCTATGTAGATTTATCAAGAGAAACTACAGAAGTAAGAGAACTTCTAAAACAAGGAGTTGAAGTCGATGTTCAATTGATCGCCGATACTTCAATGAATGTCAAGAAATATATGATAGGTTCTGTGACTGAAGGTCTTAAGACTAAAGTTATTAAAGAAATCGTAGCATCTATTGACGATGGAAATACAGCATATAGTGGTATTGTTTCTAAAATGATTCCAGGTGGAGGATATATTGTTCAAGTTCAAGGAATTGATTGCTTTATGCCAGGTTCTTTAGCTGGTGTAAATAAATTGCATGACTTTGAATCAATCATCGACACGGAAATGTATGTAGTACCTGTAAGTTATTCGGAAGAAAAAGGAACTGTGGTAGTTTCACATAGAGCATATTTAAGAGCTCTTATTCCTAATACACTCAAAACAATACAAGAAGATATTACAGTTGAAAGAACAGGTCACGTTACTGGTTCTGCAAAATACGGCGTATTCGTTGAGTTTGAAGGATGTTTAACTGGTATGATTCACGTTAACGACTTAGATACTGAAACTTCAAAGGCACATAGAGATAGATCTTTAGAGCCAGGAACAGAGATTAAATTCTATGTTAAAGAAGTTATTAATGAAAGAAAAATTACACTTGTTCAAGGTTCTCCTGCTGAAAAGAAAGTAGATCCATGGGAAGGTATTTCTTCAAGATATACTAAGAAAACTGAAGTGGTAGGAAAGGTAAAATCTACTAAAGACTATGGTTTATTTGTAGAAATAGAAGAAGGTGTAGTAGGACTCTTACATGTATCTGAATTCCCTGAAAACATAGATATTAAAGACATATCAAAAGGTGCAGATATTACTGTTCAAGTGATCAGAGTTGAAGAAGACACTAGAAAAGTATTCCTTAAACTATAATCAAATCTATAATTTAGTTGAAAGAGCCCGATCACTCGGGCTTTTTCACGTTATAGTGTATCTAACAGAGATATATAAACCAACTTAAGTTATATAATTACGTAAATGAATAATATTAATAATTCAGACATATTAAAGAATGCACTGGTAGGTGTTGAATTTGAATTTTATTCTAACAAGGATATCGATACGACTGCTAAAGAGTTAGCGGGTCTTTTAGGTAAAAAGATTAGAGTAGAAGCAAAGGCGCATAGTGATTTTGAAGTTACAAGAGATGAGTTTAAAATTGAACCTGATATGTCAGGTGGTGAAAAACTAATGGAACTCGTAACAGGCGCACAGCCGTATTATGCTGCAAGGATGATGATTATTAAAGTATGTAAATGGATAGAAGAAAATGGATATACGAATGATAGAAGTTCTATTCACTTAAACCTTTCTTTCGATACAGATAAAATAGAAAATAAACATAGAATATCTAAGATGAATGTTCTTAAATTTATTTTAGATTTTAAAGAAAGTCAAGTCTTTAAGTTTTTTCCTGAAAGAAAAGATTCTGCATACGCAAAATCAATTAAATTCGTTTTACCTAAGTCAGATACTTATTTCTATGATGGATTAAATATTACTCCTAGTAATTTCATATATCCTGATTCTAAATATTACGGAATTAACTTTGAAAAAAGACATAAGAATTATTTAGAATTTAGATATCTCGGTGGAAAAGATTGGGAAAAGAAAACTTCTAAGATTCTACAAATGCTAGATCTTTTTATAACTCAACTATGGAATAGCACGGGTAATGTTCAATTTAACAATCTTAATTCAATAGAGCTTAGAAAAATTCTTGCTAAGAATGAAAGAGTTATAAAGGCTAGAAAAGATTGGAAAACCATTAATACAGGTTGGAATCAAGATGTTAAATTAACGGTTGATTTAAATGACAATGAAAAGATAATAGATTTACACTGGCCTAATATTAGAGAAAGAGTTCTTAGATTATTTACACATGGTGAATTAACAAAAGGGCATATTAACTATGATGCCGACAATGGTGTAATTCAAGTTGATCATGGTAACTTATCATATTGTGTAGAATTAGAAGGATATGAATTTGTAAGATGTTCTTTGAGAGGAGAATTCACAAATTGTGATTTCTTCGGATGTGACATAAATGGATCTGACATACATACGTGTAATTTCTATCAATCTACACAGGTTAATTCATCTAAATTAGAAAGTTCATACGTTCACCAGTCTTGTGTATTAAAAGACTGTTACATATACGGAAATGGAATAATGAAAGGGACGATGCAAGGAGGTATATTTAGAGACGGTAAATACGATAAAAGAACTGCAAAGTTTGACAACACTGAAAAAATACTTTATACGGAAGTTTAAAAATAACTAAAACAAAATGAGTGATAATATAATAGGTAATAATAGCCACTTAGATAAACCTACATGGGATGATAATAAATGCTTTAACGACTTTGTAAATGAGTTGGCATCGGAAGTAACAGGGTCTTGTATGATTCCTATGAATCTTCCAAAATCAGAAGTAGAGAATATTGTCAAGAGAGCAAAGAAATGGTTCTATAAAAATTACGAGTATTCGATGAAAGAAAACTTTATGGTTTTACCTAAAGAACTTTTTAAGTCTAATCTTTTTAAATCTAGAAGATGCTTTACTCTTCCAAAGATGGATCCAGTTACAGGTGGTGGAGAAGTTTATTCAGTATATGGATGTTTTGAAACTGGATCAAAGTATGCAGGTGGAACAGATATTAGATTTTCACAAGGTGATTTTGCTATCGAAAGAATGATGTATACTGGAATGTTCAGTGGAGATGGTGTAGTAGATGCCGCAGAGAACCTTCAATATTATGTGGTTAATGAAAGTTTCTTTGATATGGCTAGACAAATTCTAGAAAACCCCATTGGCTATCACTATAACCAACTAACACATGAGATTAAATTTACTGGAGAAACCCCTAACAGAGATATTATATTAGAAGTATATGAAACAATTCCAGAGTGTGCATTATTTGAAGATGAAGCATTCTTTAGATATTGTGCTGCAAAGATTAAAATTTCATTAGGACAAAAGTTAAGTATATTTGGTTTTGCTTTACCTGGAAATATTGAAGTCAATGCAGACGCAATTCAGGGTTTAGGTGAAGGAGAACTGGAAGCAGTGATTGAAGAAATAAAAACAGATGAAGGCACCGATTGGATGATGCATTCTTAATAGAATATATAGTTAAATGGAGTTTTATATAAAAGCAAAAGGAGATCCTGGATTCGATCCAAGCAAATTAGAAATTAGTTCTGAATTAGCTAGGTTGATGACGCAGATAGAAACTGTTCTTTTTACGAGAAGAGGAGATGTTTTAGGTGATCCTGAATTCGGAGCTAATTTAGAAGACTATGTATATTCATTAAGTTATAATGACTATTTATTAAAAAAAGTAGTTGCAGAACAGATTTATAAATATGTTCCTTTAGCTAGAAAATTTAACGTAACTGTTGATGTTGATTTCACAAAAGAAGTTGACAGACATGCAGTGTTTGTAGATATAAGAATTGATAATAGATATCAACTTGGAGTTTACGTATAATAAAACTAAAAATAAAAATGGCAGATAATAAATTTTTATCAACTTCCAGAATAAAAGCTGGAGAAATGATTGACGACATTAGATCCTATATTACTAGGATATATGGCGAGGTAGAAGGTGCATTTACAACAGCCTCTCCGTTTTCACAAATCCTAGACGTTATTTCAGAAATAGGAAGATTAATATTCTTCTACATTGAAGATTCTACAGTAGAGCAAAATATTCTTACAGCTCAAAACCCAGAATCAATATATGGACTCTCAAGATTAGCAGGACATGATTCATTTAGAGGAGCTGCCGCTTCAGGTGAATTAAAGCTTAGATTAGGAGTGCAGGGTTTAGATGATATTGCTGGTGATGCTTTAAACATTCCATCCAATGCTATTATAGAATGCAAAGACAACGGTCTTAAATACACCCTGAGAACAAGTAATGATCAATTTAGATTAGAAAAATCAAACGCAAATTATATTTATATTCCTGTAATTCAGGGAGAATATGAATCTCAAACATTAACCTCAACTGGAGAATCTTTTCAATCCTTTAATGTAATAACTAAAAGCATGATAGACCATGGACAGATTAGAGTAAAGGTTAATTCTAATTTATGGACTAAATATGATTCTTTATATGATATGAAAAAGGGAACTGAAGGTTATTTAGTAAAAACAGGAATTACAGGTGGATTAGATCTTTATTTCGGTAATGGTTCATTTGGTGACATTCCTCCAACAGGTGCATCGATTGAAATCGAATATTTAAAAATAGGAGGTGCTATGGGTAATTTAAACGGTAGAGCTGATTTATCGTTTGAATTCAAAACTGAAGGAACAGATTCATTAGGAAATACGCATGATCTAAATGAATTATTAGAATCTGAATTTACAGTTGCACCTAAAATGGGAGCAAATCCAGAAGATATTGAATTAACAAAGTTAATTGCCCCATTACAGTCACATTCATTTGTATTAGCAACTCCTGATAACTATGAGCACTTTCTTTCAAGATATGGTATGTTTTCTTATTTAGATGCATATAACACTACAGATGATGGATATTTAGACGATGATAATGTTATCTATCTGTTCATGTTGCCTAATACTCTTAAAAAATTACAAAACAATAAAGATTATTTTAGCTTAGATAATTCTGAATTCTTTTTTACTGAAATAGAAAAAGAAGGAATTATGGGATTATTAGAAAAATCAGGAAGACAGATGGTAACAACTGAAATTAAAATAGTAGATCCTTCCCCACAATATTTTAGAATGGATATTAAAGTAAGATACTTTGAAGGATATACAAAGGCTAATCTTGCTACTGAAATTAGATCTAAAATAGCAGAATACCTAATTAACATTACAAGAAGAGATAGATTACCAAAATCTGATATTGTCGCTATTGTTGAATCAATTGAAGGTATTGATTCCGTTAACGTTAAATTCACTTCTGAAAAAGAAGAAACGGCTAGAAGATTAGGATATTATACTTCTAAAACAGTAACGGTAACTCCTTCTACCCCAATCTTAGAAGATATAGGTAATGGAAAACAAAAAATGGTTTTCTTTAAAAGAACAGTAACTGAAAGGCAAATTAATTTTGAACCCAATGCACCTCTTCCAGAGAATGTAATTAATTTAGATTCATTTGGAGATATAATTTTAGAAAAAGAAGAAGTTGCATTATTTAGAGGTGGCTGGTTAGATCAAAATGGAAACATGGTGGATGATTCAGTAAAGACTGGAGAAAAAGCAGCTCTTTCAATTTACTTTGATGAACCAGCTGTGAAAAATAGCATATTCGCTAAAGTTCAGGCTAAAAATAGAAAAGCTATATAATGAGTATTTTTAGTAACCTTTTTAAAAGTAGAAAAAAGAGATTATATTCTATCAGGGAAAATGCATTTGACGATAGAAAAAATTTAGGTAATGATTATAGAAGTAATATTTTGAAAAACTCAATTTCTTCTCATATTTGGAGAAATAATCAAATGAACGACTTTGTTAATCTTATTCAAGATACAATCGCCGATTGGGTAGATTCTGTAAACTATTTAAAAATTTACAAATCTTACACCATGAAAAAAGATGATAAAAAAATTAGATAATAATGCCATATCAAAATCTTAGATTCTTTGATAATAGTTCTAACGAATTAAATTTAACGTATGATTCTACTTTAGAATATTCTACGGGTACTATATTTCTACCTGAAATATCGACAGGCCTATATGAAACGATAAATTTATATGTTCTAGAAGAAGTAAGGGATGAATTAGATAATCAAAGATTTGTACATCCTATATCAGTCGATGCTAATACTAATACTTTAAGATTTGAATTTGTTTCAGGCTATGGAGATAGTAATGATATTTTTCTTTATAGTGGAACAATGAAGAACGGAGACTACGAAGTAGTTGTAGATTCTTCTCAGGTTTCTAAAATGAGAGACAACAGTCACTACACTTCAATTGACTCTGATGGTTTTAAAATAGTTCCTTTAAACGCAGCGGCATTGAATGTACAAGCATGCATCGCCAATATAGCATTAAGTTCAGATAAAGAAGGTTTTCATATTAGAACATTAAATGTATATGCGACCGAAGATGGTAATGAAGTAAAGGTTGCAGAAATTAAAGTTTATGGTGAAGTAGTTGCTGAAGATGAAAGACTAAAAAGTCTTTTAACTAACATGGCATTAAATCTAGACGAAATGGATTATTTGATATTTAGAGATTCTGATATTAAAGACCTTGGTGTAGATTATAAACTATTAAATAGAAAAAGAAAAGAACTTTTATTACAGGCTTCTACTATTAAACCCTTTATAGGAACATATAAAGCCCTATTAGGTGTTATTGATTTCTTTGGATATAGTAATGTAAGTCTTAGAGAGTATTGGTTAAACATAAACGAACAATCTGAAGGATTTGGAAAAATGATGGTGGTTCCTGTTGCTAATCAAACTGAAGTAGGTTTCTTAGCAAAAAAGAGTAGAAATAAGAACCTTCCTAATTCTAATCAAAAGAAAACTTCTAGATTTTCATTAGCATACCGATTAAACGTTCCTACTGGAAAATTAAATGAATTTGATTTACCAGAAGTAGAGGAAATTACAGATTTTTCGCCGGATGAAATCTTAATAAAATTATATGCTTTAAAGCGTAAACTACAGAAAGAATATTTACCGCTTAACGCAAAGATCGTAGATATCACAGCAGAGGGTGATTACTTTGACGGAGTAAATCAGAGAGTTTGGAATAATCAACACCAAATACACGCACAGTATGCTGGACAAGACGTACATTATGATATATTTCCAGATGCTAAATCAATTTATATAGAAGATCTTAGGAAAGTAGATTATAGACTAGAAGGTCGTAATCAAAAGATAGAAGTTTTTAATAAAACAGAAAGAAATGAATTAGAAGATTCTATTAGATCTTTCTATACAGATTGGCACGATGAAGATATGTCTTCACATAATACCATTGCAGGAATTCCAATAGGAGCTCCTATTATTTTAACTGGAACTTCACTTAAAGATACATGGGATGATGCAGACTTTACTTTCATAGATGCAAACGATACTGACGATGATGCTAATATTTTACATTCTCCACCCGGACAACCTCCATATACCACTTTACAAGATCCTTATTTAACATGGGATGATTGGTGGAAAAGAAGTGTATATGAAATTGAATGGATAATTAAAGGTCCTAGAGGCTACTTTAAAACTATCAGAGGATCTATTGACAATTGGTATACACTACCAATAATACTTCCATACATCGGTGAGTACACTATTGATGTTGCTTTTTGGGATTTATATAACATAAGAAGTATTAGTCACAATGAAAAGATAACAGTTAAATCTAAGAATGTTGAAGTATATGGAATGTATCAGAAACTCACGCCTGAATTAGATTGGGCTAATTATAAATATCAATGGGATGAAGCAGGTTCTTCATGGGAATGGGGTAGAGAAAACCTAAACACTGTTGAAGAAAGTATTGCTACATATTATCTAACTCTCGATAGAGCTAATTATTTACACGAAGATGAAGATGGTAAAGAATTCTCAATGGTAAGAAGATTTGCAGATTCTACAACTCCAACTGGATTTAATGAAACGACAGGGCCTTATCAATGGAAATCATTAAGAAAACATGTATGGAATGATGGTCCCGAAATATGCTGGGATCAAACTAGGGTTGGACCAGATTTAAATTCTTCTTTTAAATTAGAATTAAACGGCGCTAATAATGGAACTATTTCTGTTTCACAATTAGATCCTTTTACAGATTTAGAAATAATAGAAGAATATACACCTGTTGCAACATATCCTACGTCTAATACTGATTTTGCGGCTTGGGAAAGCTTAAAGGATGAATTGAATAATTTGAATCCTAACCAATGGCCTATTTTTACTAAATTCAATTGGAATCCGATATATAAAGATACTGATGGAAATATAGTAAATAATTTTGATGGAGCAGATGTATGTAATTATATGCTCGTAGTTTCTAAACAACCCAATCAAGTATATGATTTTTACAATGCTACGACTAGCACTGGAATCATAGATCCAGATAGTTTTGTTAAATACCAAGCATACAATCCTAGCTTCAATGATTCTTATATAATAGACGATCACGGTACTATTAATCTATTAAATCACATGACATTTTCATATGACCTGACTAAAATGCCGGGCATAATAAAACAGAAATGGAGATTGATAAATAATAGTGTAAAAAAAGAAGATATATATTATGATAATCAGTGGCTGACATACTTATTTGACACTAAGGGAGAGTACAGTATTGAGCTTGAATTAACTGATTTGAACGGAAATAAAAACATAACAAGAAAAAACATCTTAACAATTAAATAAAATGGCAAGTATTACAACAATTTTAGGAACGCATTCTCTTTCTTCTTCGAGACTTACTATCAATAATAATTTTGATAACGTAAATGAAGAATTAGGATTAATCGCAAATGTTCTAGACACGACAAGTTCTACGTTATCTTTAACTGGAGCTATTACGGCAGGCACACTGTCCTTAAACACAGGTACTTTAAATACTTTTAACGTAACTGCATCTTCATTAGAGGCAGGCGTTGAAGCTACGTTTAAAGAAAATGTAATTTTAGAAAAAGCACTCCAGTTTACAGTGGCTCCTACTGCTACTTTTCCAGCAGGAACAGTTACTCCTACACTAGGAGCTTATATTTACACTGGTTCAGCTGATGTAGAATTAGGACCTTCAGCAGATGGACAAATTTTAACTATTATTGCATCGACTGCATTTCAAATGCAAGGTACAGGTTTAGACAATATAAATGGCGCTGATACCTCAATAGATGTTTTACAGAACGGTAGTATCAGTTTTATAGGAAGTACGGACGGCACTTGGTGGATTACAGGTTCACATAAAGCCACAATTTCATAATATAAAAATAAAACAGTTAATTAGATGGCTACACCATTAATAAGGATTCCACAAGAACAAGGAGGTACGATGTATGCATTTGCTAATGCAGCAAGGGATTTGACACGCGCTTATTATAATCCGGATATTAACTTTGAATTTTCTAAATTTGCATTACTAGACTTGCCAGTATATGCTGATTTTATTCAAAGTGATCCGACTGATCTATCAGAGGGTCCTAATTATATCAAGTATGATAGACTATTTGAAGGAGGTGGCGGTTCTAATGCTAGTTCTTATAATGATTCGTTACATGATGGTAATGGTAACGTACATTTTGCACAAACTTTTCAAAGTTATGCTCTTAATTTAGAGAACATGCTTCTTAACCCAGAGGTTAATGATGATTTTGATGATGTTTTATTTCAAAGTGATGCTGAAAAAATATTCTTTAAATACTTATATCACATCAATGCGATAAGAGTAAGAACTGCAACTTCACAAGAAGTTTCAACAGGATATTCTAGAATGATAGAGCTAGATGATTCTACTCAAGCCGGTTCTGAATATAGTCAAGTTATAAAATACATTGGAAATATTGATGTAACTAACGATAAAAATTATAAAGGGCAACAGTACAACGAAATATTTGTTAACGTTCCTTCTTCTGTAGGATATACTCCTGAAGTTTTATTAGAAACATCTAAGTTTAATACTAATAATATTAAGTTTGTACCTGGTGCTGAAATTGAAGGAAGAACAAATGATGATACTCACCCAGATCCTTTTTTAAATGTAGAATCTTATGCTGATCAAGCTGACGGAACTTATAATACTGACGAAAATGAAGTTCCAACATTTGGAATTGATTTTAATTCAAGCGCCTACTCTAAAATAATAAATGATCCTAAATTAGATTCAATATTAGATTATTCTAAAAGAGGTGGAGATTTTAGATTCAATGCTATCCTAGTGTATTATGACATATATTCAAAGTCTAACATTGGAAATAAAGCAACAAACCTATACGGTATAATATTATTAGATAACTGGAAAGAAGATACTTCAAATGATGGATGGTATATTCCAGAATTAACTAAGTATAAGCCGAATGAAGTTACCGGTCTTAATGGTAATGCATTTGCACTTAAATTAAATCTTAAATTTAATTCAGCGCTAGATAATGTTGGGATAGAAAAGAATGTTAATGATTATTCTACTTTCTCAATGGACATTTTCTTAGACACAACAAGTGCCTTAGAAAACGCGGTTCAATTATTAAGAGATGCTAATACTAGATACAATGATATTTCTAAGAAAGTTGAAATGTTAGAAAGTTTCTTTTTAAGTTCTGAAAACTTACAAGGAATATCTAAGAGACTAGACCATATAGAACAGGATGTTGAAAATGCTACTATTAATTTTCAAGATGAAAGAAGTCTTTTAGATCTAATAACAAATACCAACTCTAGATTAAATCAGGTTATTTCTGGTGTAATTCCAACAGAGATACAATATAATACAGATGTTTTAGAGTCAGGTAACCCAGGAGTGTCTATTGATAAATCAAACAATGGTAAAGTTAAAATCAGTTGTGTTAATTATGGCTATTCTTTAGGACAAGCTTATGTATATGATACTGTAACTTCTACTAATGAAAGAGAATTATCTGCTGATTCTATGTTTTTACCAGATGAAGCTGGAACAAAGGCGGTATGGCAAAGACTTAAAGAATTTGACAACTTAGTTATGGTCTATACAGATCAGGCACAGGACTTTGATTCTAATCTAAATATATACTTAGATGATACAATAACAAGTTGGAAAAAAGGCCAAGTAGTTAGAGTAACTTTTAAAAATAAAATAAAAAACTTATCAACACATTACATAACACTGTGGACTGATAAGAGTAATGGATGGTCGCAAAAACTTTCTATTTCTTTATCGGACTTATTATCTAATAAACCATATATCGAAATAGTATGTGTAGATCCAGTAAATAAAACGTTTGAATACGATATCTTAAGATAATATGAGCGCTAGCAATTCTATATCACATTTACTCGAACAGTTTCTAGAATTAAACACTAATTCACTAGAAACTTTCGAACGTATCAATGAGGCTATTTCAACCGATAAAGAAACGGTTACAATAGATTTATTCGATAATCGCACAGGAGAAATGACTGCAATTCAAATTCCAGCATTTGGATTTTTGAAAAGAGAAATTGAAAGAATTGATAAGAACATAACTGCGATTAGTGGTTTAGATACTTCCAGTGCAAATGTAAAACTTAAAGATGGTTCTTATAGAAGAATACATACTTCTAAATTAAAAGGTCCTTCTTTACCTATAAAGTCGTTAGCAACTCCAAAAGAATTTAATACACAACTAAACGATTTCTTTGAAGATTTCTTAAATCCTTTATTAACTATTAGTTTAGATGTTAAAGGACAAATTCCAGTAGATACTGAAAGAGTTTATACTGAAAGAGTTATATTTGATCATGAAGACTTGTCTTCCACTGAATCCTTTGATGAAATTTTTAAAGGTCAGAATGATGTCAATTATTCTAAATTTATTTCTAAAATAAAAGAAGATGGTTTAAAATATAGAATAGATGCAGAGACGGTAGATATGCCAGTAAGATCTATTCAGTATAATGGCCAGTTAGACGTATTAAAAGTAGAAAATGTTCAGAAAACATCTCTAATAGACGGGACTAGTCAAACTAAAACCGTAAAAGTATATACTCTAAATAAATTAACATATTCGGACTCTAATAAAGACATGAAAGATACTGAAACTCTAAAAATTGGAGATTCATTGGTAGTAAACACGTCTGAATATAACACAAGATATAGAGTAACCTCTATTGATTCTTCAACAACACAAGTTGAATTGTCACTTTTAGAAGGTTATTCACCGATTAAAATAGGAGCGAATGCTCTCGCTATTTATAAAGATATTGATGCTTCTGTTTCTATAGAAGTTAAAGTTGGATTTAATGAAAGACAAGTAGTTTTTGTTAAACCAATAGATCCTATCTCTAAACTACCAGCTACTGATTTCTCACCAGGTGTTGCATTCTTTTCGAATGAACTTACTATTCAAAATGAAGATGGTATAGTTACTACACTTGCTAAATACTATAAAGAAGAAGTTGCTGATTTTGGTCAATTTATTAAAGCACTTAAGGTTGATTACATTCCACCTGCATCAGAAGGTCTTATCCCAGATGCACCAATCGTAGAAGTAGATAACTTTAAAGTAACACAAATTAATAAACACCTTACTCAAAACGCTAGCGTTGAACAAGTAAAAAAGATCAAATCTGATAAAGTTAAAGCTAAAGAAGTTATTAAAAAGCTTGACACTACAATTAGAAAGAAAAGAAAATTAATTGCTACTAAAAAGTTCTCATCTAAAATAGAAAGAAATAGAGAGAAAAATGAATTAGCTTCTATCATTAGAGAAAAGGCTGCTGAAACTAAAGTATTCTCTTCAAGCGTTGGACAGATTAAAGCGATTGCTGAATCAAATGAATTACCTAAAGTTAATCCTAAATATAGGGTAAGAGGCTTTTGGTCTATTCCGGAGCCAAAGAAAGTTGGTGATGAAATTTCACAAGAAGTAGTTCAGTTTATTGCTAGATATAGATACGTTTCCTCAACGGGTAAAACATCTGTAATAGAGCAAATCAAATTTAATAAAAAAACTGCTGCATTTTCAAACTGGGTCGAAGTTAAAGGTCCTATTAGAAAAAGAGAAAAGCAAGCAGATGGTGGATATAGATGGATTCTAGAATCTGAAGAAGATTCACAGGCTATTAATTTTAACTCAATAGATTTATCTATTCAGCCTGGTGAAAAAATAGAAATGATGATTAAATCTGTTTCTGAAGCAGGTTTCCCACAAACCCCAGTAGAGTCAGAATGGTCAGATATTATTACTATTCCTTTTCCTGAAGGAGAAATATCTACAGACGGAGCAAATAGCCTAGTAAACCAAAATGATTTAGATAATGTTAAGGTTGAAATAAATGATGATTTAGAATCACAAGGATTATTTACACACCTTGATAGTGGATTTACGGCAGGAGATACTTATTATGCCCATGCCGCAGAATCACTAGCATCTGGTTTTTTAACAGGAGAACAGAATCCTATTAGCGTATATGATAAATTATTGGAATTACAGAATCAATTAGAAAGACTACAAGCTAAGGTTGAAGGTGCCGTTGGAGAATTACAAATTAAAATTATTGACGAAGAAGGTGAAGTAACGCTAGTTAAAAATAATTCAACTGCTAAAATATTCGCAGGATATTATGTAGATGAAAAACCAGATGATGAAACTAAAGGATATATTGTTACTAAAAATTATAGAGTAGAACTTCATAATACTAAGGCATCTGATCTAGAATTATGTGCAAGAATTAATGGAAATCTTAAACAACCTGCTTATGTTTCTTCATCACAACAAGAATATGGCCTAGGTATTATTAATTTAGAAACTGGTAATAAACAACCAACTGGAACTACAACACCTGATGTTAAAATAGCAAATGATACATATTATATGACAGAGGCTCAGTATGATTTAGTCCCTGTTGTTTATCAAAATCTTACAGGTGATGGAAATTCATACAATCATTTTTCTGTTGCGCCAGACCAATCATCTCAATTAAATGGACAGTTTATTTATTCTAGATTTAGAAATATAGCTAATAACGCTGATCTTTATTCGATTATAGATCCTGATACTGACTTGTCTAGGGATTCAAACTTAACAGGAGTAAGTAGCGCAGAATATGGATTAACATTTGCAACAGTCACGAATTCTGGAATTGGATCAATTTCTGATAGAACTCATTTAAGAGATTTTACAGACTTTAAAATACAACCACATCAAGATTTACCTAGTAATTTAAACGGAGCTGGTGATTTTATATGGAATGGAACATGGAATAATAATGGACAGGGTGTGCAGAATGAAGATGAAAACGGATTCCAATCTGATCCGAACGTTCCTGAAGCTATTCTTCCGAACTCAGCTGATACAGTTTCTGTTTCTCAAATAACGGCTGCTAAGTATGATTCAGGTCTTTTTCTTCATAAATCACACCCGCTACTTCAGTCTGACATAGGTTTAAATACAAAGGATATAGTTTCAACGGGAATTGTATCGATGCCGAAATATGCTATTAAAAGATCTAACGATAAGAATGGAAAAATTCAAACAGCATATCAACCGCTGACAATTACATTTAGAAGTGACGGTGAATCTGGACCAATAGATGAACAAGGTAATGTAATTGGTAAAAAGTCTTTAAAAAACTCATTTACGGAAGATGATCAATTTTTATTAGGTGGTCTTTCATGTGGTTCTTTCTTATACCTTTCACCTATAAACCAAACTAGTCTATCGGTAGATGGACCTAACAAGTATGGTAAAAAATTAATTGAAGGTGGAAGTCAAAATGCAGTGTCAGTTGATATGGTATTCCAATATAGAATGACAGATTATTTTGGAGAGAGTGAAACCGGTAAAGGTAGAGTTGCTGGAATATATGGAAATGCATTTACCAATTTAACATATTCAAAGAAAATAGGGCTAGACATCATAGATTCTTATAAAACTGAATTTAGCTTCGATGTAGAAGTTTACGCTAAATATAGAGCAGTTGGAACAAATAAAAATAGTATCAACAAAGTGATGCTGAGTAATTATAGAAACTCCCTTGGTTCCGGAAACTGGTGGTGGAATAGAAGAAGATTCTTCAGTGGATATAATGATTTTAGTTCATCTAGATTATACGATTTCGATGCTCGTCCATATAGGTAATATCTCGCTGTAACTAAGCAAGATATATACTCTAACAAAAATAGAGTCTATTTATAAATGGCGATAACGATTAACACACAAGCAGAAGGTATTTCGTATAAGGATAAGTCCTTTGCCCTATTAAGAACTAACCCCAAGTTAACTTCTAATGTCAAATTAATTACTGACGAAGAGGGAGATATCTATTTAAGCTCAATCAAGGCAAATAGAACTCTATCGCAGTATGAATATCAGAAATATCCTATTTCTAGTTCAGGTGAATATTGTAGGGACGTTGCTCAGTTTTACGGAAGATTAAGTAAAGATGAAAGATATCAGGTCGGTAGGGAATTTACAGATCTAAGTGTTTCTAAAGACTATTCTACACAATATGAAAACCTATATAATTACGGAGCTTCATTCAATTATACAAAGGCCTATGACGAGCAATATAGAATATTTGCTCCAATATGGTTAGAAGAAAGTGTTCCTGAAAAATTTATAATTTATAGAATTAAAGATGTAGATTTTAAAGAAAAATCTTTAGAAGATGATCCTAGTCAAAATTCTAGAATTCAAGAAATGTTATCTAATGCGACTTTAATAAAATCGTATGATATGACTAATAACTCTAAGCTAGGGAGATATCTAAATAGTCACGTATCTAATCCCTTAATTCCTAAGTCGCATATTGATTTTAATTTTGAACTGGATGATCCTACTTCCTTTAACGGAATAGACGTAATGTTAGGTGGCTTTGTTGAAAAGTCAGATTATATAGATGATGATTACGTTAAAGAAGACCTTCCCGAAATTTTAGCTAATAATACATTAACAACTAGCTTTGAAAGAAACGGAATTGTTTCTCACAATATAATTAATTTAGAATTTTTATTTGACGATAATGAAGCCGACGACTATAATGTTTATAGATATTTTGGAATTTTCGTAGATGAACATCAAGAAGGAACTGTAGTTGTCAATTCTGTAAATTCAATAGGACACTTAAATTTAGATATAAGCAATTCATCGTCTGACGAATTAGATAAATTACCATCTATAAAGGATTACACCCAGCCGATTCTTGGATGGGTAAAAGATATTAATAATAAATATCATAACGTTTTAAATAGATTTAGAAAGACTAGAATAGAAAAAAACCAAATACTAACATCATATAATGGAGACTCTTCTATTTTTGTAAATAAAAAACAAACAGAGTTTAACACCCCCGTAATAAACAAAACACCATTTAATGGTTTTATAGAATTAAATATAATAGACCAGCCTTCTGATAATGATAAAGTATTTTTAGGAGACTTGCTCGAGATAAGTATTGAAAACTTTAATTTGGGTGATTTTGTTTTAATCGCAGACACTTCTCTTCCAATTGGAACATTTCAAGAAAATAGATATTCTGCAATAGGTAATACTTCTCAAATAGCAGCAGCACTTGCAGCGGCGATTAGAAATGCAGAAGTTATACCGTATAATGCTAGCTCTATAAAGAACAGGGTGATCATAGATGACTACTCACAGGGAAGGAATAAGAATACAACTGTATTTGGTATTAGTTCATCTAATCCGAACCCCTTTATCGATATGCAAAGTTCAACCGACGCAAATCTTGCATTTTCAAATAAGTATAACGACTTTATAAGTGAAGGTGGAACTGTTACGGGTGGATTGCAATTAGGAGACTATGAAATTTACACTATGATTGGTGGATGTTCTGTTAATCAGGGTGTATTAATATCCCCTAACGAAATAGGAAACCTACAGGTAGGGTATTTTATTAAAGAACTTAATAAGGATAACTATGTTAGGATTATAGAAATAATAAAAGATCCTTATTCAGAAAACTTTAGAGTTATTTTTCAAAAACCGGTGGTTTTTTCAATGGACAATGTGATTACAAGTTATGAAACCTATGATACTCCCTTTGGAAAGTTTTCAGCGTATGATTTCAAGGATTTTAATTTTGATTTCTACGATACTTCAAATTCTAAAATAGACTTTTTAGTTTTAGAGAGCATGCAATATAAGAATGATGAAGCTTCGTTTGGAGTAGCAAATGTTTCTTCCATTTACGTCCTCGAAGCCAATGACCAACCTTTTCCTGGAGCAGATCCTTATATATTAATACATGATATAGACGTTAGTGAATTTATTAAAAAAGGAGACTTTGTAAAGGTCGATACGGTAGGTAATCCTGGTGAACAGGAATGGACAGAGGTAAAAGATGTAATCTATACATCAATGGGTACGATGTTCTTTACTAAAATAATCACGAAGGATTTAGCATCTGCTAATTATTTTTTCAACCAGTCTAACGTTGCTGATATCTATGAAGATTTTATATTTAAACCGGGTCCTGGTAATAGTCAATTATTTAAGTTTAAATCTTTATCTAGTATTATTAGAGATGATATAGTTGAAAGTGATTTTATAGATACAGAAATCATTAATGAATATGATAGGTTAAAGGAGAACTCATTAAAGGAGACGAGTGTTAATTCAAGAGTCGTACCTACTATATGTAAATTTAATTTAAAAGATTCTACTAACTCTAGAAATTTATCATACATCCTAAACACCAATGAAGCATTCGGTGTAAATAATTTATCAGCTGATATTACTAAACTTTCAGAAAGATCAGCTGAAAAACTAAATATGGAACACTTCTATATACATAATATTCCTACATATTTATTAGAACCTAGCAGTATTCCATTACTTATGGATTATGTCTATGAAGGGTACGAAAAGCCTTATTCAGAATTAGTCGCAAATTTAAAAAGCACTGACTTTGATTATTTTTCAACTATATTAAACTATACAGGTGCTCATCAAAATGATAGCTCAGGTCTAGCGACAATTGAACCCGGTGAATGGGTTAATTCAACCCCACTTAAAATGTACACTAAAATGCAAGGTGGAGATTCTGTTAATTTTTCATCTACAGTTTTTAAAGGATTAAGATATATTTATAAAGATAGAACTGAATTTTTATCGACTAGCCCGATATCTTTTAAATCTTCGTCTGATGTAAATGATTTTAAAGTTGCAACAATACTTAACTATACTTCTAACGACGAAATAAACAACACGGGAGTAGATATAGAGGTTGTAAGAAATAATAAATTTAAAACTATTAGCATTCTTATAAATTTACAAGTTCCTACAAATGATATATCACAATTAGACAGATATTTGTTATATAATTTAAATGACCTTTTAAATGAAGGAGAAATACTTGATAGTAATATTAGAGGTTTCTTAGAGTTTGGAGGTAGCTCAGTAACAGTATGGAATACTGAAGATCCTGAAATTACAACGATAGTGGAAGCTTCGGTGCAATCAGTTGGCGAAAATACACCTAAATTTACACAAGACATTTTTAAAATAGATGAGCAATATTCATATATATTATTTGAAAGTGGAAATGAAACTTATTCTTTACAGGTTGTTTCGGTGATAGACGATTCACAAATAATAGTTAAAGGTCTTCCTTACCTATGGGTATTAAATCAGCAGACTGGAGAATATTATCAGGATTTAGATGTACCCTATGACGATCCAACTACGATTCCTAACATTATACCTCTTAAATATTATAACGGTGGTAAAAAGGCATGGGATAATGCATTACAAGACGTTTCTTCATTTGGATTTGCAGATAGAATTAATACACATAGAGATATAACGTATACTACTATTCTAGAGAATGGAGATATAGAGTCAGGTCAGTTTTGTTTAGAAATACAAAGCGGTGTTGAGTTTGTAAAAACCTCAATTTTAGACATAGAAATAGATGATGATAAACCTAAGGCATTTAAATTAAATAATGATAATATAGGTTATAATCTGGTTGCAAGAGAAGATGGTGGATATTACACTACTCTTAAAAGAATGAACGGTAGCTATGATCCTTTATTTAAAGATGTTGTAACTTTTTCATCTCCCTATGGCAATTATAAATTTAGAAATACCTTAGATTCTTTTAATGAAGAGCAAGAGAACAGGTTGAAAAAATACAACAGACTGATAGGAGTAAATTGTATGTTTAATTCTAATTTAGGAGTTGATGAAAATTACGGAATTATCAATAACTTTTTCTTTCATAAAGTAAATGAATTACAGCCGAAGGTTATTAAACTAAGTCAAGAATCAGATAAACTACCCCTATATCCATTAATTGGAGAAATAGCAATAGATAAAAAAGATTTAAACCTATTTAAGAGTAAATATGCTAAAGACTATTATACAAGGTCCTTTGGTGGAACAAATAGATCAAAGGAAGTCCATGGAACATTAAGCCCTATAGAAGAAAGATCTTTCTTTGCATCTACAATAATGAAAGTTAAAAATGAATATGATATAACTTCATACAATTTAAAAAGAGTAAGATCTCTTCAAGCGTTAGATGTAATTAGATATGATGAAAGAGAAGATGATGGTGCTTATATTTTTGAAGATTCTCAAAAAATTCACATTGACTTCTACATCGCTAATTCTATTGTAAGAAAATTAAAAGAAGAAAATATAACTGCGTATTATTCAAGGTACGCTACTTCTGAATATTCGTATGGAGATAAAACAACATTGGAAGATGATTCAACAATATACATTGAAGAAAACATTATACCTAGATTTATAATAGATCAAATAAAGGTATATGGAACTGAAATAGCAGGGTATCTTCCAAGTGATGATATAAATCAATCTAAATATAGTGAATTGGAAAGCGTAACTAATATAGAAGATATTACATCTGATGGGTTTTTTGAACTTACTAATTTTGAAATCAGAAGTTTCGCTGAAAAGCCTTTAAATTTCAGATTAATATATAATAAAAAACCAGGGTATCGATATAATTTGAGGGTCCATTCTAAAATAATTGCATAAAAATGAACATAAGAATCAAAGAACTTTTTAAGAGTGATCTAGATCCTAACAGTAGTGAATGGTGGTCAAAGGATAAAATTGATAAAATTAATTTTAATTTTAGACTAATGAAAAACGGAGGGCCAAGTGGCCCTGTAGGAATTGAAGGACCAAATGGTGAAGATGGTGATAAGGGTGAAGACGGTCTACAAGGAACTGAGGGACCACGTGGAACACAGGGTATGATAGGACCAGAGTCAAGTGGAACTTGGAAATCACAAGAGATAACAGATGATAATAATCCAACACAAAGGGTAATATATCCTTCCGTTGCTGTTAATCAGAGTGGAACGGTTACATTAGCAATTGGTGCATCGGCTCATTTAGATAGCAATGGGGAATTAATAAGTCCTTATTATGGTGAATTATCAACAGAGCCTGTCAGTGCTTCGAAGAGCGGAACATTAAATATTATAACAGAAGCTTCAACCGGTTCAAGCCCCAATAACCCCACTCCATCTCCTCAGAATTCTATCATATTTGCAGAAGATAAACATCTCGATAAGTCATATAATATTGGATTAAAAATAGAAGAAGATAGTAATAATATTGAATTTCCTGTTTTAACATTTACTCCGGATATCAATGCTGATCACGTAAATAATAAATTTGCTATAAAATTTGATAGAGACAATAGGTTTTATTTTAATGGAACCATTCAAAACGTATTAGGTGCCGAATCCGTAATTCCGTATGAACTTAATGTAGATGCAACCTCGCCGGGTAGTGTAATAGAATTTAAAGTAGGGGAGATAAAGTATTCTAATCACTCTCCAAGTTTAAATAAATTACTAAAATCACACGACACACAGGGAAGAGTTGAATGGGAAGATGTTTTTAACATGTTTCAAGTATTCCCCGTGGGATCTATAATAAGAATACCCAGTGATACCTTCTTTGGTGAAGAGAACTTTAATCTATCGGATGCCGAGACAGGGCCTATGTTAATTGTAGACGGAGATGAAGTAATTAAAACAAACTTCGGATCAGGTAAACCAACCGGGCTTTATGCAGGATGGTACTTATGTAATGGAGAAACATGGGGTGATGGAGGAATCGTAGCATACGATACACCTAACTTAAACGGGTTTGACTGGGCTATTACTAATATAGCAGGTTTAACGGGAGATTTATCAGGCAGTACAAGTGGAGGTAGCTTAGCCACATATAATGGTAATATACTTTTTTCAGGAGGAGTTAGTGCATTGGGTCTCGATGGTTCTGGATTAAACCCTAATGTCATATCACATTCTTTTGATAATAGTACAGAAGATGTAAGAATATATGACAATGAAAATATACAGTTTGCGCCTTCTGAGCATATCATAATGGGAGAACAAATTAGTATAATTTATTTGAAAGAATATGATTATAAGTGGAGTACGGCCGCCGCCTCTACCAGCTCTTCTAATATACAATTACAATATCACGCGATGACAGGATCTATGGATTCAAATACTATCGCACCAGGCACGTACAGCACTAACATAGATATTGCAATGCAATATGCAACTACATTAAACCCAGAAACAATACAATGGACGGCAGACGGTGCTCCAAGTGATGGAGCTCAATTAGATGCTTATTGGAATAACGATAATAATTTTGCAAATGGTAATGTAAGATGCTATTCAAACGGACAGGAATTAGCAGACGGATGGTTAGCTAGAGAATCTGGTGGACAGAATGGATGGGGCTATGCAAGAAAATATATTAATGGTGTTGGGATATCTTCAGATGACGCTTTAGAAACAGAGCCTAAAGAATGCTGGATGATGTATTCTGAAAGTGTAAATGGAGTTGACGGTACGTATTCTAGCATTGGTATTTCTAATAACGGACTGCTCCCTCCTGTAACAATGACAGAGGCAGATGTAACCGGGTTTACTGGATGGCCAGCCGGCACTTCTTTGGAAAAAGTATTTATTTCTAATAAAATAGACAATCATCCAGATGTCGTGGGATCTTCTAGTGATTTTAAAGATTATGAAAATACTTCACATATATGGAAACGTAATGATGGAAATAATACCATAGATCAATTAACTGATGGTTGGTATAGGAGTGTACCAAATACGGATACGTATCTGGTTAATTTTGGCTTCGGTGGTATGTTAACAATAGATTCTGGATTATATATGGCATGGAGAAAATATTGGTCAGCAAATGATAATGAATTTAAAGGAGATGTTATAAAATCTAGATTTGTACAATGGTCGAGTGGAGACCTTTCTCTTGGAATAGGTGCTACTACGGCATGTGATGCAACTTCAGGTAATGATATATTTTATTCTTCTGATATGTTTGAATTAGGAGAAAACCCTGGATCATGGCGCGTAACGAATTTAGGTGCATCTAATTCAAATGCCGAGAATGAAGGTAGAGTTTCGTCATGGTTGTCAAACCAAATATACGTAAGACAAGACCAGAGTTCTAACACAGTTCTTTATAGTTCAATCGCTAATCTTGGAAAATATCCACTTACATTATTAAAATCAGATACCTTTATTCCAGGAACAAACATCTCGATAAAAATAGCCGACTGGACTGGAGACTCTGGTACATCAGGATATACAGGTGAACATTATAAAGCTATTGATTCAAATAGTCAAGCAACTGCCACTAATCCGACAGAATGCTCGGGAGGAAGTCCATCCGGTGTTATATTTGACTGGGATGACGGAAATACCAATAATACACTTAATTATTTCGGTGGAGGAGGTAATGGAAATGTTTATTTTACGCTTAGTGGCATATCTCCATCCCAGCTTAGTTCTTCTAATTTTACTATAGAGGATCCTAGCAACAGCATGAATTGGGCTAGTGTAAGTTTCAACCCAGGTGACAATTATGTATCACTAAGTATCATGACGCCAATAGAAGAGCCTAGTGAAATATTGGACTTAGATTTTGATTATAGTGGTACATTGAATGAACTCGCTAGCGATACTACTATAGGAATTTCCATTGATCCATGTCACGTTGAAGGTACTGTAATTAGTATGGCAAATGGAACTACTAAATTAGTTGAAAACTTAAAAGTAGGAGATGTATTAGATTCGTTTGATATAAAAGGATTAAGCGATAGTGGTGAATGGAGAAATTTTAAAACTAATGCGATGGAATTCAGGGCTCCTAAGTCATCTGCTAAAATAGTCAGAATAATAAAAGGAACTTATAAGAACTATCAAGATATTAATAACGGATTAACTAAAATAACAAACGAACACCCTATATTAATAAAAAGACCAGATGGAGAAATATTCTTTAAACAGGCTCTTTATATTGATACGACCGACATGATATATGTTAATGAAAAATGGACAAGAGTTAACTCTAATGAAACTATTCACAAAACGGTTAACACATATTCTATTGATGTTGAAAATGAAGATGTTTATATTGCAGACGGTATTTTATGCCATAATGTTGAAGAGCTAGAGGAAAAGGTCCAGTAATAATTAGTTCTAGAAATTAAAGATATATACTAAATAAATAAAGATTTAAGTAATGCCAATACCTATTAATTTAAAGCAGATTCTACAATCTGATACACAACAGGAAAAACTGGATAAAGTTAATTATAACTTTGATCAGTTAGTTGCTAATGGCGGTGGACCAATGGGAGCCACTGGTTCTATTGGTGAAACGGGATTTCAGGGTGCAACTGGTGACGATGGTCCTCAGGGTATTGACGGTCCTCAGGGTTTTCAAGGACCTGCTGACGCTTCTAATAATTCAAAATGGAAAGACGGAGCAATATGGTACAATGGAGCTCTTAATATTAAAACTATAGTACCTGAACATGAGCTGGCAGGTCCAGCAACACAGGTGAATTTCCCTCCAACTAACGTATTATTAGGTTATGCAAGTAATGATGATGAGTATAATGATTTAAATTTAATATCGGGGTATCTAAATAGCGTTTTATTAATTAATAAGAATTCAAATTATCATGATTCTAACATTAGATTAATATCTGAAAAAGGAACAGATAAGTATTTAGACATAGCATTGACTAATTATCCTGCTTTAAGTTCAATTGGCGAACAGTCTGTTCTAGAATTTAAATTTGCATCTAGTGTAGCGGCAGGAGAATATAGATGGAATGCAGATACGTACATAATCAACGATGTCAATGATAATGAGATGATGTCAATGGACGCTATTAACGGTGTAAAATTTACAGGATCATTTCTTTCTACTAACGATGCAATATTTACAGGTAGTATTTTTAAAATTAATAACTCTTACGTAGGTGGAACAACTAACACTAACCCAGATGTAGATAAGATTGCGGTGGCATTAGACAATACTGGAACGATAGGTTTTAAGGAAGCATCTGAAATAGGTGCAAGTGTTCCCATAGGAACAATAATATCTTTTCATTATGACACATATATTGATGTTAGTAACTTTACACAGAATCAAACAATAAATTTAAATAGTGATCCAAGTACGATAGATATTGTAGTTGGAAGAGGAGTTGCAGGTACGCAATATGAGGGATGGTATTTATGTAATGGTCAAACTTGGAAAAATAGTAATATAAACTACACTGTTCCTAATTTAAATTCCTTTTCATTTAATTTTACAACAAACGTAGGCCAAATAACATCACTAAGTGGTGCATCAAGACCTAATTTTATAGGAGGAGGTCTATTTACTTTCTCTCAAGACGCGAATTCAATTGAATATGATATAACTGTTGATTCTACAGAGGCATGGGTAAGTGAGACTTCAACTAATTCTAATTATGCAACAACTGAGTATGCGGTTGTTAAAACTCCTCAATTAATATATTTAGGAGCATCTGATTTATATTATAATGTTACAGGCCCTGCTCCTCTTACATTCCCTGCCATGTATTCTAAATTATTAGATAACAATAGCACAACATATAACGATGCAGTATTTCCTAATTCACCAGATGAAGCAGGAGCAGATAGATGGAGAGAAATAAATTTAGTAGATGCTAATGGATATCAAGGTAATTCGATTATCGTTGGACAGCCACTTCAATCAGCAGGTAGAGAAATTAAAAATACTACAACAGGAACATGGTCAGCAGGAAGTACGTCAGATGTTCAACTCGAATACGGCCAAGTTAATATATTTGACTTAAGATTAACAGCTAGAGGTAAAGATACCTCATGGTCATCAAATCCTTCTCCAGAATCACCACCTAATTGCAATACTGAAAGAGAAGCAGAATCTTATTCATGGTTTACTGACTGGTCAGAAAGATGGAATGGAAATACATCTACTACATCTGCATGGAATTACGTAGGAGAATTTAATCCAAGTTCAACTAGTTCATATTACGAAGGTCAGATTTTTAGTTATCAAAACAACTTTTATACAGTTTCTCCCGGACAGTCCAGTATGGGAATAGATCCGGTGGCTTTAAATATAACAGATCCATCTGCACATATAGTTGCAACTGGAAGCTCATGGGAAAAAGGAGGAAATAGCTGGTATGGTACTCCTCGTTATTTTTATAGATTGCCTAAAGTAGAAGATCCTGAAGAAGAGAGTTGGCACTATAGTCCTATGAATCAATCAAACAGTCCTTCTAATTCTGCTCCTCCGCCGAACAACAGATTTAGTTTAACACTAACAGGAGGTAGAGGAGGATATGGCGATTGGGCTACTAATACATCAGACGGCGCAATAGTACGTCCAATATCGGGAAGCCCTGGTCAATTTGAGCCCGTATGGCCTTCACTTTATGAGCAGGCTAATTCTACCACAGCAAACGCATTAACAAGCGGAGAATTATATGATCAACAGGGAAGATGGACATGGCCAGCAGAGGTCTTTTTAGACATTTATAATGATATAGGTCAAACTGTTGCGATGGTTCAAGTTCCTATAATTACAAGATGGAACAAAGGTATAATAGAAGACCTCTATGATAGTTTAACAATAGACCCGACAACTGACTTTCCACAATATTCAATGCCATATAACTATACAGAGGGTACTAATCACTGGAATACGGCTGCAACAATAGGTACACAAGTTGGTCCGACAATAAGCGGTCCCGGTGGTACCATAGAAAAGATGTATAGCGGAGGATGGGAAAACCCAGGGACAGGTGTATTATCTGGAGAAGATTGGGATTATTGGTATACTGGACAGAATGATACTGAATTTAGAAGATATCAGAGGGTTGAATTTAAAATCCTAGTATCACCTTCAGTTTCAAACGACATATATTCTTATTTAGATAATAATCCTGGTTCTACTATTAAATTTAGAACTGCATGGTGGAGTGATAAGATACAAGATGGAACCGAAGATTATTTAGATCCTGACACTGACAACGGTATATATAATGGCGGTGGAAGTCCGGATTACAGTTCTTCAGCATGGAATAGACAGCCGGCTGGAATGGGATACGATCCATCAGTGTGCGTACAGAACTATAATCCACCTACTTCAGCACTTCAAATACAAGGAGGGTCTACCTTTAATTTGGATGATTATTCCTTTGGAGCGGGAAACGGTAGCGACCAGGTACAGTATATAACAAACGATGCTACTCAAACTCCTATTGTAATTTCAGGTACTTCCCAAAACACTGGAAATGGAACTAGGTATACTGCAACCGTAAATCCACCTAACATTAATACTGGAATAGGAACAATTGATATCCAATCAGTGACAGCATGTTCGCAATTAGGCATGGGATATACCACTAACGATCTTGTAATACAGCATTCAGCGGGTAATTCTACGCAAATTACGTATACTGGTTCTTTAACAACAGCTACATGCCCTAGTCTATGTGAGTCACATGTGGTGACAGCCGGGACTAATTCCTCATCACTTTACTCTTATGAAGATTGTAACGGTGTTATACAGTTTGATACGATCCTGGTAAATGGACCTTCACAAACATTCTGTGCAGCGATCGGTAGTGTAATAATAACAACTCCAAGTTCCGGTGCATCGGTTTCCCTAGGAGGAATGCTGAGATGTGATTAAAATAAAGATATGAATATAATAAACACATATAAACTTTACAAAAACGTAATTCTTTTCGGAGGACTTGCGATTTTGTTGTTTTGTCTTTTACAACAATGTAACTCTAACCAAAACTTAAAAAGAGAAATTATACAAGTTCAGAAGGTATCTGATAGAAACCTTAATAACTATAAAGCCACGCAAGATACTATTATAATTGAAAAGAATAAAAATAAAGAATTAGTTTCTAGTATAAGATCCTTTGAGTATGATGTAAACACCCTAACTGAAAGTAATAAGAAACTAGTTTCTAAATATGCTAATCAATTAAATATTAATAACGAATTAGAGAATGTTAATAGTTTACTTTCAACAACTTTAAACGTAAAAGATTCTATAATAAACGCAAATGGAGTTGTAACCGTTGATACGGATTCTATAAATAATATAGATACGATAACAGTTGACGTAAACGATAAGTGGGAGTTTGATAAATATAACTGGAGAAGATTTCAAGGAAGTATATCTCTTTTAAAGGATAGCACTAATTATAATTTATTCTCTTCTAGATTTGATATTATACAGGGAATAGGTTTAAGTGCTGCCATCATTAATGAAGAAGGATTTGACAGACTTAAAATTACAACTCCATATAAAGGAGTAACGTTCACTAATATAGAAAATATAAACTTAGTTAACGATAGATTAAATAATAAATATGAGAAAAAAGCAGGGTGGTCTATTGGTGTTGGATTTCAATATGGACTTAACTTGAATAACAATCAAGTTATAAGTACTGGTCCATCAATTGGTATAGGAGTATACTGGTCCCCTAAATTTCTTAGATTTTAAAATAATAAATAAACAATGGCACAATCATCCAAATTCTTAAGACTAGATGACGACATTCTAATGGAGTTCATGTATCATGATCAAAATGTTGATTATGTAGATGATGCTAAGATAGAAAACGACGACAACGGAAGTCAATTTAAATTTTTAAACACAGAGGCATCTAACGATTCAGCCTCTAGATTCTTAATTCATGAATTAGGAGCAGATGTTGTTAACTTCAGTGTAAAGATACAAGATGGTTATGTTTTTATTAATGATTTTGCGTCTAGGCAATTAGTTCTTAAAAACGGCAAAACTTATAAATTTAACCTATCTGATTCTACGATAGACAATATAGCTGGATTCACAATAGATGGTTCAACTACCCAATTAATTGGTAACACATACATATATACTCCAGGAACTAATGGAAGATTTGAATATTCATATGAAAATATGGCTGGAGATAGTGCTAGAGGTGGAGAAATAAACGTAGGAAATAGAGCTAATCCTTTATTTGCAGAACCAGAACAAGAAACTGGAAATAGTATTAAAACTGCAACAGGTGAAGTTGGAAGATATTATGGAGTTCCTTCAGAATATGATGGCAAATGGGCTTTACTAAAAAATGATTTAGCATATTTAGATAGTTCATCATGGAATGGAACAGACTCTTCTCTTGCAAACGTAGATGATAGTATAGTAAGTGATGTATGGTATGACACTATAAGATTACACTTAAAGACAGGATTTTCATTTGCAGCTAGAGGTAAAGAAGGTTTTATGTTTCAGGTAAAAGCAAAAAGAGAATCAGGAGTCTATAATTATTTCACATCTATTGTGTATTTAAATCATTCTAATTTTGAAATTAGTAATCCTAATTCATTTGTATTAGGAGATACTTCATATTCTAAATACATACAAATTAAAGTACCTTCTTTAATTTATTTTGATGTTTCAACTAAGAATAAAGATTTTCACGATGCATTCTTTGGAGAAAACGAAGATGCAATATTAGATTCTACTAACTATGAAATAAGTTTAAAATTAATAAACACTTTAACTGAAGAAGGAGATGTAGAATACATCAATGTAGAAGACACTATTGATGTTACAGTCGCAATGGAAGACGAATATGTAGATATTGCAGCAAACGTCGAGGAAGTAGAAGATATGGATTATTTTCAAATATATGGGACCAAGGACGGATCTAGGCAAGGTTTTGAAAACTATATAAATGGAAGAATACAAACATCAAGTGATGATATCATAATATTCCATGACATAGAAGTTAGTGAACAAATAGGTTTAGATTTCTTAGACACATCTTCTATGACATTTACTCAAACCGCAAATTATGAAGCTCCGATACCATTTAGACCTATCATATTTAATTCTGATATTGCAAGTTCATTTTATATTAGACATACTATGAGAATGTATAATGAAACCGATAATACACAGATTATTAAGGTTGCTACTATGACATCATATAATCCTAAGAAATACGGTACTCGTATGGAAAAGATTAATCTAAGAAACGTAGATCCTACTATTATCTATAATAAACTACCTAACACTACAGTAAATAGAGAATTAAATCAATTTGTTAATTCAATTAGACCGAGCGTTGGAGAAACTAAATATGTTCCAGTTGCGTTAGATACTTATGGTATATTAGCATCTGCTACAAACGTTACAACAGATTTAACAGAATCTGAAGAATTAGATAACATTAAGTTTTTTGAAGAAGGTAAAGCTAGCATTAAATTATCTAAAGTATCTGATAACTTCGTGAAATTTAATATTGCTCAGCCCGATGGTGACGATAAAAAAGCGGTTTCATTAGTAAGCGCTGAAAATATAATTTTAATTATTAAAAGCGGATCTATAGAACAGAGAATAGTACATGATCCTTCATTTCCTAATATAGATTTAGGATTAGGAGAAGTATTCTTTAAAATACCTAAAGGCACAGCTGTAAGATTTGATAAAACAGATGCAAATAAGTTCGAAGACAAATTCTATATTAATATAAAGAATGGAGAAACAGAGTCCTTATTGTATCATGGAAAAGTAGAAATAGTATAATGATATTAAATAGTAGAAATAACTTATTTAACTTTAAATTTCCTAGGACATTTATTCCGAAGGAAGTAGCTGACAAATATAGATCTTATTTGGGTAAAATGCCAGGCAACATAATAGAAGAACCTATTGATTTTGTCAATTATTCAATACAGGGTTTAAGTTTACCTGGAATTAATTTTGATCCAATACAGCAATCGCCTAACGACGGAACTATCACATACCATAGAGGGTCTATTCCTATTCAAAATACAGTTGAAAGACAATTCTCTATAGAGTTACAGCTATTAGACGGGTATATTAATTATTGGATAATGCAAGATACTTTATTATATTATTATTCAAAACAAGTTAGAGACCCTTTTATTAACGATCTAAAACTTCAAATAATGGATGCAGAAGGTATACATTTAATGAGTGCAGTTTTTGAAAAGCCTATTCTTAATTCTATTTCTGAATTAGAGTTAAACATGTCAAGTAATGTTGCTGATTTTTCTACATTTACACTTAACTTCTATTATAATAAGTTTAATATTATCTCAGAGATAGACGGTAAATAAACGAGATATATAATCCATAACAATATAGACCAATATAATGAAAACATTTTTTGAATACTTAAGCGAAGAGAATATAACTAAAGAGGAAATTACCCTTTTAGAAGAATCTCTGCAGTCAGAATGGACTGATGAATTAGAGCAAAAAGTAGATGCTGCTTTAGAAGAATTTACTAGACAGTATGCAAATGAAGATGGAACGTTTGATTTTGAAAGATTTAATGAGGAATTAACAAATGAAGGTTTCTTAGGTTCTATATTTGGTGGCCTTACAGGATTTGCTCTAGGTAAAACAATTGGTAAAACAGTTGCTAAAGTTCTAGGAATTCAGAAAGGTATTTTTTACGATTTATTAACCTCAAGATTAGTTGGCGCTGGATTAGGTGCGGCTATCGGAAAATCATTCTAATTTGAATTACGTATCAGTAGACTTTTCATTAAATTCTCCAGGTATTTTTATATACCAAGAAGAAACTAACGAATATCATTTCATATCTTATATTAAAGAAGGTCAAGGAACCAAGAAAGAAAGAGCTTGGCAAGAAGACATATCTCATTTAAAGGGAGTTACTCTTATTAATCAACCTGACTGGGGAAAACATGGTGAAGATTATTCAAGCGTTGAATTAGCAAAGATAAAGAGATACGCTAAAACCGCAGATGACATTATTAATTTAATAACGGATATTACAAAAACAAAGAAGCAATATATTATTTCTTTTGAAGGAACTTCTTTCGGTTCTAAAATGGGAACTAATAATATTATAGATATGGCTGCAGGAGCTGCGATACTTAAAGAAAGAATGCTAAGTCAACTTGAAATCTTAGATATTCAAACCATTGCTCCCACTACAATTAAGAAACACGCTGGAAAAGGAAACATGAATAAGTCTCAATTATGGGATGCCTTTTTAAGTAATGTATTAGGAGATCAAATTTTAGCAGAACATCCTCTTTTAGATTTTTGTGTGAAAGAAATTGGACCTTCTAAAAAAATACCAAAACCCTTTGACGATTTAGTTGACGCTTACTTTTTAACTCACTTCGTTAGAGCAAAGATGTCGGCCACTGAGGAATAGATTTACCACTGAGGCTTAAAGTCTTAAGTTATACTGTCTTTTCCCCATAAAGTTTCATAAAATAAAAAGATATATAAAATATGCAAACAGATAGAGAAATAATACCGGCACACCTATTAAAGCTTAAAGAGATTTTAAGTGATATGGTAACTCAACATAGAATAACAGAAAATGAAATGATAGATATGTTAAGAAAGGCTGGTTTAGCTCGTCTTCCAAACTCTTCTTCAAAGTGGATTGACGAATCTGGATCAACCTATTCAGAGTTATAATTCTTCCCCCTGCCCCCTGCAATACGGATATATAGAATAGTTATTATTGTGAAACCTTTTAGGAATTGCATGTATAACTATTGAAAGTTTTTTAAAGATTAAAGACATTAACGTAAATTAAAGCAATTAAAGACATGGCAGATTTTGACATTTTTAACCTCAGCGTATCAGACGTTGAAACTCATGAAACAAAGAGCTCAAGCTCTACAAATGAGATCTACAAACCATCCGCAGATGATGGTAAAGACGGAACTTACAAAGCACTTATTCGTTTTGTTCCAAACCCAACAAACCCAAGAAATTCATTAGTTAAAAAGTATGTACACTGGCTAACTGACGCTAACGGCGATGGAAGACTTATTGATTCACCTTCAACGGTAGGAGATAAGTGTCCAATTGCAGATGCATTCTTCAAACTTCGTAAGAGTGATTCAGCAGTAGACCGTAAGATGAGCGACAAGCTTAAGCGTAGAGAACAGTATTACTCACTTATCAAAGTAGTGAAAGATCCTCAGAACCCTGAATTAGAAGGTACTTATAAAGTATTTAAATTCGGTTACAAAATTAAAGAGAAGATCGAAGAAGAAACTAAACCTGCATTTGGTGAACCAACTCAGATTTATGATTTATTCGAAGGAAAGAACTTTGAACTTATTATTACTCGCCAAGGTGAATATAATAACTATGATAAGTCTAAATTCTCTGCAACTAGATCAGCTATTGCAATTGATGGAAAACCAGCTGAAAGAAACCAAGAAGCTATGACATCTATTAAAGGTGAATTAGATACAGCGCCATCTTTAGATCCTTATGGATATAAGAAATGGGATGCTGAAACTCTTGACTTTGTCAATGGTATTTTAAGACAATATCTTAACCCTGGTTCTTCAATGGATTCTGTAATTTCTACACCGAAGCCAGCTGCTAAAAAAGCAGCAGTAAAAGAAGCAGCTCCGGTAACAGGAAATGATGCTAACTTTGAATTCCCTGACACAATGACAGCGACTCCAACGGCAGCAGAAACAAAATCTTCAACTGCATCAGCAGATAGCGATGATCTAGATTCTTTCTTAGATGAAATCGGAATCTAAAAAAATCACAGAAGATTTAAAGCAGAAGGTCAGAAGTTTAGTTAAACAAGTTTGTGTAAAAGAACATACTGACCCTAACAAACACATGATTAAGGAAATGCCAGGTCGTTTAAACCTGGCATGCCCTTATTGTGGTGACTCGCATGGTGAAACTCATAAGAAAAGAGGTAATCTATATTGGGCAACGTTACAATTCCACTGCTTTAATTGTGGACAACACTCAGATCTATATGGTTTTTTAAAAGATCATCACCTAAAATTCAAAGATACTCAAGATTCTATTACAATTATAGAATACATTAAAGAACACAAAGTATCTGTTAATGAAGTAGACACTCTACAACATGGTGTATTTAAAACCTTATATGATTTATCACCTACGAGAAAGGAACTTAAAGAAGTTTTTAAACTAGTAGAGATAGAACCAGGAGATCCTGCTTTTTTCTATTTAAAGAACAGGTTTTTACATAAGAAGCTTAATCACTTCTTGTATTCTCCCAGAGATAAAAGAATCTTAGTTTTAAACTTAGCACCTGAAGGTAAGGTTATAGGATTTCAAAGTAGATCTTTAAGGAAAAGTAAAAACACAAGATATCTAACATACGATATAGAAAAGATATATCAGGAAATGAATAAAGAAATACCTCTCCAGGATGAACAGCTTATATCCTCTAAGAAGTTATCAACTTTGTTTGGTATCATGACTGCAAACTTCCAAATGCCCTGTACGGTATTCGAAGGACCTTTAGATGCCTTATTTATGCCTAACTCTATAGCATTGGCGTCTGTAACCAGATCAACCGAAGAGTTAGATGAAATTCCAACAATACGATATATGTTTGATAATGACGAAGCAGGAAAATCAAAGATGATGCAAAAATTAAAAAGAGGTAAAGAAGTATTTACATGGGACAAATTTATGTCTGAATCAAAGATGGATAAATATCCTAGCAAGATTAAAGATCTAAACGATCTAGTTATCGCTGCTTGGAAAACAAAAAATAAATGTTTATCCACAATGGATAAGTATTTTAGTAATTCACGACTAGATGCTTATTACTTATGATAGACGATTACGTACAAATGGTAAATGACGAATTAGATCAATTCGAAGAAGATGGAAAAAGACACAAAAATCTAAAAATGATTATTGGGTTTGCAGCAGCCGATTTATCACACGCTGAAAAAGAAATTAAAATAACTCCTAAATACAAAAAGAAATTTAAGAGTCAAGTTTATATTAAGAAGAATACTAATAATAACTCATTATTCTAAAAAACACCACATGACAGAACAATCAACTAACAAATCTAAGATTGTACAATTAGACGAATATTTAGCAAACCAAAGATCAGAATGGACTTTAAAGATTAAAGAACTTACTGCAAACTTAAAAGAAGGTATTAACCTAGAAGATGTTAGTGCATATACATTAAGTTATAGGCAAATATTAGTTGAAAATTTAGCAACTATCGCTGGTAAAATTAGAACACAGAAGGGAACAGTAGACAAGTTATATAAACAGAAATGGATTGAATATTATAAGTTTGATTATAAGATAACGGATAAACAAAGAGAACGTTTTATCGACGCAGATCTTTCAGATGATAAACAGATTTTGGATTTACTTGAAAGCCAAAAGGCCTTTATTGAAGGCTCAGTAAAAACTCTCGACAATATGGGCTTTGCAATAAAGAATCGCCTTGATATTTCGAGACTGTAAAAAAAGTTAAATGAAAATTGATTTTAACTCTAACAGATGATAATCAATTCTTACGAATTGATGAAGCAGAGGAACTTGAACTAGAGCAGATTAAAATATCTTTAACTAAAAGAATTGATAGTTGGAGATTTAATCCTTTAGTCAAGAAAGGAATATGGGACGGATATGTTTCATACATCAAAGACGATAAGTGGATTCCCGCCGGTCTTTGGAGATACGTTATGCTCATTTGCAAGGAATATAAGTTTGATCTTAAACTTAATGGAATTCAAAGACTATTTGATAGAAACATAGGTGCAGAATCATTTGAAGCATGGGCTTTAGAATTTTTTGAGGGTAGTAAATTTGTTCCAAGGGATTATCAAATAGAAACAGCATTTAATATCCTAAAGTTTAGGAGATGTTTAGCTGAATTAGCAACTTCCGCTGGGAAAACACTTATTAGTTTTTTAACAGTGGCGTATATGTTAGAAAAAGAAAAGGCCGAAAAGATATTATTTATAGTTCCTAATGTTTCTCTAGTTGTTCAGGCCCATGAAGATTTCCACGAATACAATAATAAGAATAGAATAAAACTAAAGATACAACAGATATATGCCGGCCAGAAAATAAAGTCAGACAGGAATGTAGTGATAGGTACATATCAGTCCTTAGTTAAAAAGCCTAAAGAATATTTTCAACAGTTCGATGCTGTTATTGTAGATGAAACTCATAAAGCGAAATCTAATTCTATTAAGACTATATTACAAAAATGTACAAGTGCACAATATAAATATGGTTTATCGGGTACAATTCCTAAAGATGGATCTTTAGACAAGTTAACACTAATGAGTCAAACGGGTCCTGTAATTAGCGAAGTTAAGGCTGCATTTTTACAGAGTCAGGGTCACATCGCTAAATGTAAAGTAAAAGTAATTGAAATGAATTACGCACCTGATTCCGCCAAAAAAGCATTTGAAGAATTAGCATTTAATAAGTATGATAGGAAGGATGTTTTTCAACTGGAACAAAATTATATTATTAATTCTTTTGGTAGACTTAATTTTATATGTAATGTTGTTGGCAAGGTCCCTAGGAACTCTCTAGTTCTGTTTCATAGAATAGAACATGGTAAAAAAATATACGAACAGCTCCGCCAAAACTCAGATAAAAGAGTTTTTTATGTAGATGGAGGAACAGATAAAGATATTAGAGAAGAATATAAAAAGAAAATGGAAGCAGGAGATGAAGTAGTTATTGTAGCGAGTTATGGTACATTTTCTACTGGAATTTCCATTAAGAAAATACACAATATATTCTTTACAGAGTCATTTAAGTCCGAGGTGATCATCAGGCAGTCAATTGGTAGAGGTCTAAGGCAGCATGAGTCTAAAGAAGCTGTATTAATTGTCGATTTTGTGGATGACATTAGAACTGACGAATGGGATAACTATTTATATAAACATAGTAAGGCGAGGCAGAAAATTTATAAACAAGAGAAATTTGAGTATAGTATTAAGAAAGTCAAATTTGACGGAGATATATAGAATAACGAAACTAAATTAAATAAACATTAAAAAATGGCACAAGTTAATAAAATTTCTTCATTTAAATCGTTTACAGAGATTAGAAAACAGGAATCTGTTAGTAAACTTAGAGAAGAAAACAATTTAAAAAGACAAGAATCAGTTGGTAAAATAGCTGCTATTCTAGATGAATTAGGATTAACTTCTTTCGAAGGTTTAGAAGAAGATCAGAAAGAATCAATTATCTCAAAAATATTTGGAGATGTTTCAGAAGAAGAAATAGCTGAAATAGAAGTAGAGGTAGAAGATGTTACTGCATCAGAAGAAGTTACTGAATCAGACGAACCAAAGTGTACTAATAAAAAAGGACATTTATATAAGCAAATTGACAAGGACGGAACGGTAGAATGCGTACACTGTGGTCTAAGAAATTCATTAAGCGAATCTTTAGTTACTGAAGCTAAGACCGTTACTAAAGCAGCAATTGAAGAAATTGGTGATTTTAGAGACAGTGAAGGATATTCTTCTAATCAATACTATATACTAGCTGACTTCATTGATGGAGAAATCACTATGAAAGATCTTTCAAAATTAGTAAAGTCTAAAGAAGTACAAAAAGAATTAAAGGGAGAAGATGAAATCGATATGGAACATATTGAAGAATTTTCAGAATCTTTAGTTACTGAAAAAGCTAAATTTAAAGTAGGAGATACTACTGAAAATTCAATTGGAAGCGAAGTTGAAATAATCGCTATCGATAATTGGAGAAAGATATCAAAGCAATTTAAAAAAGAAATGGGATCAGATGCAGATTCATACGGATATGAAGATACTGCAAAGGGAGATTACTATCTTGCTAAAATTGTTAAAAGTGAAGAAGGTGATGAAGGTGATTTAGGTATATTCCCAGTTGAATACGATCACGCAAATTACTGGGGATTAGGAGAATCATTAATGAATGAGGCCTTAGATATTAAATATAAAAGAGATGCAAAGAAAGTATTAACTCAATACAATAAAATATTTGCAGAACTAGGAAGCTTAACAGCTGATAAAATTTCTCACTTAGGAGCTATTAAATATATTTACGCTGAAGCATTAACTGATGCTAATTTCCATAGAGAAAGAACAGCTACTGAAAAAATTATCAAAGGAAGATTAGGAAGTGTTACTGTTAATCCTTTAACTCTTGGTAAACAAGCTATTATAGTAGGAGCAAAGAAAATATCACAGATATTAGATGAGTATTATTCTAGAATTTCAAATGCTGCCGGATGGTCAGGTATTGGAGTTGCTGAAGGCACTGCTCTATATTTAGAATCTATTGGTGAATCTAAACTTGCTGAAAAATTATTAGCAGGATTTAACGCAGTAGAAGAATCAGTTAAGTTTCAATTAACTGAAGAAGAAATTTCTTTAAAAGAATCTAAATTTAACGAAGTAATCAATTATGTAATTAATGAAGGAACTAGAGGTCAATTTGGTAAAATAGACAAGAAAGGAAATATTACTTCAGTATATACTCACTATGATTCATATCCTGAAAACATGTTGCCTATTATTAAATCAACCTTTAAAAGTGGTAAAAATGTAGATTTTGTTCTTAAAAATGGAGATAATTCAGGTTTAGATAAAGACGTTAAGAAAATTAATTTCTATGGCGGAGATGTTAATCTGATGAAAGGTAATGTTAAGAATATTAACAAATATATTAAAGATGCAAATTACGAAGGTGGTGCAGAATTCGTTTATTTATGGGATGAAGGTTCTAAAAAATGGATGATGGCAGATATCTACGGAGAAACTGGATTAGTTCCAGCATTTGAATCAAATATTTATGAAGGTACTACTACATCTTTAGATGAATTTACAACTGACACTAAAAGTTACTCAGGTGCTTTAGCATATTCTTTTAAGAATCATAAAAAGAATTTTGATAAAAATATTAAAGTAAGTGTTGCTCTTGGAGATAAGTTTAAATTTACAAATGAAAAAGGAGGTATTGTAATGCAAAGGTCTCATGGTCCTGAATTTGACACAGTATGGTTATCAGCTGATAAGAAAAAAGCTCAAAAAGTTGCAGATTGGCTTAAATCAGAAGGTGCTGAGATTGTTCTTTTCGGCCCAAAGACTAGATCATTTGTTGGTAGCAAAGAAGAATTTATCGATAGATATTTATAATAAAAAATAAAAATAAACTGACCTGGATTTTTCCGGGTCAAGTTTTTTAATTATATTAGCTATATACATGGAACTAAATAACAACTTTGTAGATTTTATTCAACATCACGCAGATGCACAAGGCATGACCAGAGAGGAATATGTTGCACATTATATGAGTGAAAATAAGAGTAAAGTTTTATCATTTGACGAATATATCGTTGAAAAATACAATACACTTAAAGAAGAATTAATCTTAGAAGGCGGTGCAGCTGGTCACATGTCTCATCCTTTCGATGAAAAAGATTTAACATTCGCAGATTTTAAAAAGATCGTAACGTCCGGTCTTCAAGGAGAATTAAACTTTGAAGAGGTAGCCACTGAAAAAACAGACGGTCAAAATCTATTAGCAACCGTAAAAAACGGAGTTACGATGTTTTCTAGAAATAAAGGTCAATTAATTAGTCCCGTTGATTTAGACGGTATTATAGAAATGTTTGAAAAGCATGAGGTACCTTTAGTGCGAGAAACATACGTGTTTGCAGCTAAAGATCTAAATGAAGCTCTTCCAAAAATTAAAGATCAGTCCATATTTAATGACGGTAAAGATTTTATAAATATAGAATTAATCTATTCTAAAAACCCAAATGTAATCTATTACGAAAGAGATGTTCTTCAATTTCACGATATTCAAGAAACTGATGGGAATGGTAATATTACAGGATCTAGAAAAATAGCAGGAGAATTAGTCAAAGCTTTAAAGGAAGTAGATGCCGATGTTCAAAAGACATTTACAATAATTCCTCCTCAGATTTTAAAACTAGGTAAAGATATTAATTTTGATAAAAATCAAGCTAAATTTATAAAGCAGATTGAAAAATTAAGAGATCGTTATAACTTAACAGACGGTGACGAAGTTTCTAGATATCATGAAATGTGGTGGAGAGAAACAATAGATGCAAATTTCCCAGATTTACAACAAGACTATAAGGAAGGTTTATTATTAAGATGGGCTTATGGAGATAAAAAGTCTTTAAATATGAGATCACTTGCAAAGGAGATAGGAAAAGATGAAGCTGCTTCTGTTAAGAAATTTGACAAAGAAGATGTTAAAAAGAAATATAAAGAAAACATTAGACCGTTTGAAGATTTATTTTTAGAACTAGGGTCTATAATTCTTATGAATGCTTCTAATTTTGTAGCTGCAAATCCAGACAAAGAGATGCAAAGACTACATAATCAAATTAGATCAGAATCTGAAAAGATCAAAAAAGATGGAAGCGTTACTCAGATCGAAAAGGTAATGAAAGAACTAGAGAGATTAGATAGAATTGGAGGAGTAGAATCTATCATACCAACTGAAGGAATAGTTTTTGTATATAAAGGAAAGACTATGAAACTAACAGGTACTTTTGCTGCTATCAATCAGCTGATGGGAATCATAAAGTACGGAAGATAAATAATATAATATGGCACTTAAAAAACTAAGACAAGTATTTCAGGAAACTAATATCAATGCATTTCAAGATATGTTGAATAGCAGGGTTCTAGTAACTGAAAAAATACAAGGAGCTTCATTTCACGTTAGAAGAAACCAGACTAAATTTGAATATTACAAATCTGGAGATTCTAGAATGAACATGATAGACAGAACAATAGTAGGTTTATATGAAACAGGTGTCAAGCACATCCAAAGTTTAGATCCTAGTATAAAGGAACAAATGCCACATGATTGGAAATTTGGTTTTGAATATTTACCTGAATTAAACGTGTCAGAATATAAATATACTAAACTACCTAAAAACAATTTAATACTTACGCACATTCAAACTATGAATGAGTCAGGTAAGATTAGAAAAACAATTAGCGATCCAATTATATTAAATAAATGGGCAAAGATATTAGAGGTTCAAGGACCTAGCATTGTGTTTGATGGTATGCTATCTCAAATGCAAAAAGAAGAATTAATAAGTGTTTTATCTATGTCAGATAAGGAGTTTTCTGAAGCATTTGATTATGATCCAAATACAGATGCAAGATTACCTTTCACTCAAAAGATGATTAAGACATTTAATCCAAATGCAGTTTCTCCTACGTTAAATGAAGACTTTGAAGTAGAAATTGACGGATTAATAGTTTCTTTTATTGATGAGAAAAAATCTAGATCTTTTAAATTAGAAGATTTTACAAGAACTGTTAGTGAAAATAAGAGATCAAGCCACATGTATCAAATTACTATTGCTGGTCTTATTGAATTTATTTCTACATTTGAAATGAAAGACATTCAACTAAATGAAGAAACAGCAGACTGGAGATATATTGAATTAATGTCAGTGATGTTTAATACGTATGTTAAAGAACACTCTGCTAAGTTTATTGGTGTTAACTTTGAATCAGCTGATTTTGCAGATTCAGATTCCTTTAAACTAAATACTAAATACATTAAGAACGAGACCACTCTTTCTTATGTTGAAAACGAAATACTTGCAGAATTATTTAAAATAACTTTAGGTTCTTTTAGAAAAAAGAGAAGCAAGGAAAGCGATATCATAAATGCAGAAATGTTAGAGCATTTAAATCAAATAGTAGAAACTATAGATAAGAAAGTATTTGTAGAGAATACCGATGAAAATTCCATATACGACTTTAATAATTTCATATTACATAATAAAGTAAAGACAAGTGTTAATTTAAATGAAGCACTTAAAGTAGATCATCCTGAACAAGGAGGAGAATTAGTAAATATGTTTGTTGGTAGATTCCAACCATTTACACTTGGACATGCTAAAGTATTAGAAACTATACACAAAGAAAATGGATATCCTGTGGTTGTTTTATTAGTAAAAGCAAAGAATAAGAAAAAGGAAGATGCATTTAAAAGACCTTATGATGAGAAGACACAATTAGATATGTTTAAGGCGGTTCAAAAACAATATCCATTCTTAAAAGAAATCTTTGTAATTCCAACCGGAGGTATTGATACAATGTTCAATGCAATGAGACCAACTTATGAACCCGTATTATGGGGAACAGGAAGCGATAGAATGAAAACTTACGGATTCCAAGTAAATAAAGATTCTTATAGAGAAGATCTTGGAGTTAGGAGTGATTTTGGATTATTTGAAATTCCAAGAACAGACAATAATATTTCAGCGACTCAGGTTAGAAACGCAATGCTAGACGGAGATGAAGGATTATTTAAGTCAACAACACCCAAAGCATTACATAAAATGTATGGCGAACTTAAGAAAAAATTAGAAGATTCAGTAGGTACTTCAGAATCAAATGAAGTTGCTGAATCATTATTAACATTTAAACAATTTTTAGAAAACAATGGATAGGTACGATTTTGAAAGAGCACTACATAGTGCTGCAAAAACCAACGCTGAAAATGAAGCGTTAATTATAGAATCCTATATTGGAGTTGCAACGACCGGAAGTAAATCTGCCCAACAGAATTTATTTAATTCAATTAATAGAACATTTAAAAAGAATAAGTGTCCATGGCAAGGTGTTAAGTTTACTTCAACACAGGATGTTAAACAACAACCTGATGGCAGGTTATGGCTTTCTAAAATGGATGACGATACATTCGGAGTAGTTTTTCAATATTTAATGTTAAATAAAAGCGAAGCAAACGAATTGTTTAATATTGGAAGAGACGATAATGGAATTGGTGCTGGAGAAATAATGCTAGCGTATATTGTAGAAAATATAAAAATAGGTGGAGGTGCGGCCGATACTGACTTAGAATTATATAATGAAAGGTGGTCACCAATTAAACCACCCCTTGGTAAATGTGAGTTAAAAGAAGCTCAAATGTCAAAGGGCATGTTACAAAATTGGAGAACAGGTGCAAAACACCAGGGAATTAATAGTACTTATGTACCGAAGTTAACGGCATTATATGACGCAGTAAAATATAATATTGAAGAAATCAACCCGGACGGAGATGGTAAAGATATGGCTGCCGGTGGAGGTTGGATAAATGAATGGGGAACTGTAGGTGGAAAAAGATTTAAGCATATTCAAAATTTAACTAAGACAGATATTCAGGCCCTTTCTTCTAGTGAAAGAGATTTTAAAATAGGTCCTGGAGATAAAGATAACGGCGCATTAGTAATTAAATTTAATGACGTAGAATTAGGAAAGCTAAGTGACTCTAAAACTGCAGAAAAAATTAAAAGTATAATAGAGACTGAGCCTTCCGTTAGAACATTTACTGAAATACAAGACGATGTAATTTCAGCAGTAGGAGATATACCTACTCCATTCCTTTTTATAGAGTCTAAAGATCATGAAATAGTAGCTTTTCACTATTACAAGAAATTACCTGGAAAAACTAGCGAATTACAAATATATTCTATTACACAAGGTAAATTTAAATATAAAATAAAGCCTAACCGAGTTTAAATAAACAAATACAAATAAAAATGAGCACTAAAAAAACATTCGAAAGCTTTGTAAATTCAATGAACGAAAACGTTGATTTATATAAAGTATACAAAAAGGTTTCTGGGAAATATTCCTTGAGAAAGCCTTCTTATTGGGGAGATCTATTTAACCAAAGAGCTTCTATTCCATATAGAGAATTAACTAAATATGATAAAGAATTACATTCCTTAGACGTATACACTACTAAAGAATTAGGATGTCATAACGAATATCCATTACAATCTAACTTTAAAGTTCAAGTGCCACAGGTATTTGTATTATATTGTAACACTGAATCAGGTGAGCTTGGAGAGTATTATGGAATGAGTATTCTTGTAAATACAGAAGGAGCAACATATCCAAGATATGCATGTGGTATGCCAGATTTCGAACCAGAATTACATAACTTTGTAAATGGAATTCCTGAAAGCTATTTAAACATTGTAACGACTGGTGCTCAATTGTTACATGAACAGATGATAGTTGAAGGTCAATTTTCATGGCTTACATCCGATACAAACACACAAATAGGTTCTGAAAGACAGAACATGATTACAGTATTTATGTATGATAATATGGGTAACAAGTGGACGGAAAAGGATTATGAAGGATATGGTGAATTTGGTGGAATGGATTATTATGATCTTGTTGCTACAATGAATGGATATACTGAAGAAGATGTTAAAACAATGAAAGGTTCATTTAAAGAATTAAGACAACTTGGTATTGATTTAGCATTCGGTAAAATAAAGACCAAAGATAAAAAGAAAAAGACATTATTCCCTGCATTAGTTGAAGATCCAAGATTTAATTGGAAAAGACATGACTTTACTGAAGAAGCAGAATCTGATCCAAATCAATCATGGTATCAAGAACCTGAGTATGATGATTATGAAGATGATGACGATTACGAAAACGGATGGTATGAATCAAAGGTTACTGAAGCCAAAAAGCTTACAATTAAAGATGTTGAAAAGGCATGGGATTTTTCTTATGGTGAAGATTTTGAATATGAATATGGTAGTGTCTATGTTGAAATCATGGGAAAATATAAAGGTAAAATTACTAAAGATGAATTAGCTAAAATATGGGACGACAAGTATGGTGAAGATTTACAAAGTGAACATGGTGGATTCTTTGATAAGCTAGACGAAAATTTAAATGAAGCTACTGTAGTAATGGATGCAATAGATCCTAAATCAAAAACACTCAAAAAGCTTTTAAAGAAATATAATGTTAAAATGAAAGTTTTAACAATGAACGGCCCTGGTGGCAATTGGCCAGAAGTTGAAATGACAGGTTCAAGAGAAGATTTACAATCAGTATTAGCCGATCCTAATGGATGGGACGATCCTGAATTAGGAGAATACATTGAAGAATCTAATATATTAGAAGCTAGATCTATTAACAAGATTTCAAAGGAATTTGGAGAAACAGTTAATAAGATGAAAGATATTGTAAAGATATACATCGCTGCGGAAGATGGAAGTGATGAGAAAGCAGCAACTAGACAGCAGCTAATAGATTTAACAGCAAAAAAGAAAGCTCTTACAAATGAACTAGATGATGCAGTAGCTGGTAAAAACAAAGATGTAAAATTAGTTATCAGTGAGGGTGTTATGTCTGACATTCACCAAATGATAGGTAATCACAAATCATTTGATACTTTTCAGAAAGAATTCTTTAAAGAATACGGACATAAGAAAGTAATGAAGAAAACTCCAGAGTTTTTAGAATGGTTAAAGGCACTATATAATGATTTTGAATATACGTCAGGTGAAGCTGTTGAAGAAAGGTATACTAAAAAGTCATTATTAAAAAAATTAGGAGATGCAGATGATGCAATGATTCAAACCGGAAACGGAAAAGAATATATCATTTATAATCCTGATTCTAATAACGATGACAATGCTGCAATGTGGCATGATAAATCAGTATTTGCACTAGATCAAGACGGTGGAGAGCATGAAATAGCATATAAGGATATAGGGCTAGTAATGGTAGAATCAGCAGTTAATGAAGATGTGTATGCAGACTTAGAAGACACTATTTCTAATATGGAATTTGATGCATATCAAAACTTAGCATCTGAATTTGGTATAGATGCTGAAGATCCCAACGAAATGATGGACTTTATTCAAAATGAACTTGACAAGAAGGGTGCTAAACTCTTAATCAAGAACATTGAAAAAGGAGTTTATGAATCATTAGTTAATGAAAAGGACGACGCCGGTGACCACTTAGATAATCTTGCAGATTTAGTAGGTAAAGCTAAAGATTTCTTTGCAATCGGTAAAGAATTAAAAGCAGGTAAATACAAATACGACTATAGTGATAGTATGATGCCAATGTATACGATAAAAGCAGATGGTTTTAAATTTGCAATACTTAACAAAAGATATGTTGACGGCGGCGATAGAGAAGTTGGAGAGATTGCTATTGGCCTAATGGAATCAATGGTTATTGAAGCTAAGGGTTTTAAAAACGATGAAGATTTCGAAGAATTTTTAAAAGAAATCGATGCTATGCCAGAAAGAGCAGTTAGAAAGATAATGGGTAAAGAATATATCGATACTCCTGGTTTTTATCAAGATGAAAAAGACAATTATGATGATGTAATTGACTTCATGATTTCAAACATGGGTGCAAATATTTATCACCAATTAGAACAGTGGTGGGAATTAAACGTAATGAAACCGGGTCTTAGAGAATCTAAAATTCAAATAAAAAGAAGATATACCGATAATCATCCTGCACAAACTTCAGGTAGAACTGCTAAAGTCAGAAACGCAATGATCGAGGCATTAGCGGATGGTGTATTAACAGAAGAAGAATTCAATAATATTCTAAAAGAAAAATCAATCGATAATAAAAGATGGATGAGAAGAAATTCTAAATACTTTACAGTAAGTGAAAATGGAATTGGTCTTTCTAAATTTGGAAAAAGAATATTAACTGGAATTAAACCAGTTGTTAGTTTAACATTAGAATCTTTTATTAACGAAGCTAATTATATTAAATTTAAAGGAAAGAAAGTAGATATTAGTTCATTAGAAATGGAAGATGTTGATATGAAAGATTATCCAGATTTCACAGATGCATTCTTTAGTTATGGTGAATATTCTAATGGAAAAGAAATGACTGACGAAGAATTATCAGATTTCACAGATGATAATCCAGACTTAGCTAATGAATTAGCACATGATTCCTTACATTAAAAGATATATACTATTATAAACAAAACAATATAAAATGAAACTATATACTAACTTCGATAATTTTATCAATGAAGCAAAGGTTATGAAGCAGAAAGATACTGCTAAAATAGCAAAAAAATTAGCAGCTGCTCTTTCAAAAGCAGACGGAAAAGAATTCACAATTTCTAAAAATTCATTAGATTCCGGTGGTTTTGATCTAGATATGGATGGAGACGAATATGCAGGAGGAACTTATTTTATTGGTGATGCTGGTGAAATAGTAAACGCAGCAACACATAATGATGTATATGGTCACATGGACGATAGCGAAGCTGAATTAGTTAAAACAATTAAAAAGGGTAAATTTGCAAAATACAGAGCAACTGAATCTTTAGAACTTAATGAAGCTCTAGCTTCTTCCAAGTTAAGAGGATTAATAGACATCAAAAAAGGTGGTAAGGAATTAATTAAAGGTATATACGGTCTTGCTAAAGTAGCACTAGATAAAGTTACCGATGATATGATAATTTCTAATAGCAACCCAGTTGAAGTTTATAAGAAAGCAAAAACATTCGGAAACGTAATTGTATTTTGGATTTCTAGAAATGAAAAAGAAAATGAATATGCTCCTTCTTCCGGAAGATATGTTGAAATGATTCCTGGAAATTGTTTATTAGCTGTTTCTAATGGAAAAAATGAAATGTTTCAGAACGATTCAATATGGAATAGAAACAGCGACACAATAGGTGGTAAGAAAAACACAAGAAGACTTAAGAACATGGGTAAATACCCTGGATCTAAAGATACTGTCGGTGTTAACAAATCACACAACCAATATAGTGGAACGGGATTAGGTAACATTAAAAGAATTGCGGAAATGTCTGACGAATGTTACATTATTAATTTAGACACATTAAGAGCTTCTTTATCTACCGATGATAAGACATCTGCAAGAGCAGAGGCAAAATCTGGAGCTACTGCACTTACAAACCCTAAGAAAATCAAAGAGGATAACTTAACAAGGTATAACGATATTCTTGCGAAGAAAGCTGATAACCCAGATAAAATAGACAAGAAAGTTAAAGAAATTATCGAAGATGCACACCAATTCTTAATGGCTGGTTTAGCTAAAAAAGAATTAGGAAACTATAACGAATTAACAATAGGAAAAGACCCTAAAGGAAGAGAAATTAGACCTAGAGATTTAACCAATTATATTGCAAATATATTGTCAGATTATCAAGGATATGTTTCAGCATACGTTAATATGAAAACTGAAGAAGAAAAATTCGGTTCATCAAGTTCTTGGTATATGAGAGATGCTAAGCGTAAAGCACTAGAGCTTAAGCAAAGAATGGCTAAATGGGATAATAAAAACATAGTTTGGTAAAATGAAAAAAGTAAAATTATTTGAACAATACATTAATGAATCAGCTATCGATTTATTAGCAGATGAAATAGAAGATGCAAAAGCATTTGATGCGTTTTCAGATGGACAATCAGTTCAAGCAAGATCTACTAAAAAAACATGGGACGATGGTGTTCCAGTTTTAAAGTATATTGCTAGAGCTCCAAAAAAATCTGTTAAATTACCTAAGAAATTTAAAGTAGTAGACGACACTAAATATGGATGGTGGTATTTACAAGTATCAGGAGTATGGTATGGCATCGAACAAGATGATTATGGAACTCCACCATTTGAATATTAAGATATGGAATTAAACGAAAACGAAAACTTATCACTTGGCGATATGGCCGGAATGGGAGAAGTCTCTTTACCATCTGAAACATCAGTTGGATCAGGGGATATTCCAGCCGGAAAAGGAGATGCCGAAGAAGAGTATAAGAAGAAGAGAAATAAAAAGAAACAACGCGAAATGAAAAACATTATATCATTTGAATCTTTCGGATCACTTGATGAAGGTAAAACAATATCTTCTTCTAAAATATCTATGATGGGTGCAAGAGTTCTTAATAAAATTAGCATCGGTACTATATTTGATACAGAAGATGGAAACTATGAAATTACGGATTATGGCCGACAGGCAAATGCATTTAAAGAATTTGAAGCAGAACATAATGGTAAAAAAGTAAAGGTAAAATTAACTGCAATGTATGGTGTTAAGTTAGAAGTAACTGACGATGTACGCAGCGCTAGATTTAATAAAGAAGTAAAGCTAAATTCTATTATTTTAGAATCGGTTAATGAAGGTAAGTTTGACGGTATTGCAGATTTAGTAAAATCTTTACATTTTGAAATGGATCCTAAAACTGCCGAAGAAAAGAAGATTGAAATAGGTTACAGACAAGGAGAAGTAACAAAGCGTAAACAAATTGAAGGTGGTAATTATTCACTAAGAAGATTCAGAAAAGAAATTAAATATTGGGACGGTAATAAAAGAGATCAAGAATGGGCAGAAGGCGTATTTGCTGGTCCAGACCATTATAATACTGTAAAGTCAACATTAGGAGCTGGTCCTCATAAGAAAGCTGTTAAGAAAGTAAGATGGACTCAAAGGAAATATGACCAATGGTTAGAAGACGTTGCATCAAACGACGGTTGGAAGAATGCCTATGATATGGCACAAAACGCCCAATTCGAACCAGGTCTTATTGATTGGGTTGAGAAAAACTTTAGAGGTGATGATCCAATGCAAAGAATCCAATGGGATATTGAAGCATTTGCAGAATCAACATCCACTAAACTGACTCATTTAAAATCTATTAATGAAGATGTTATTTTAGATAAAGAAACAGATGATGAAATATTCGATTCAGAAACATACTATACAATAAGTAAGGTTTTAGCTATTGCTAGAAAATCTAAAGAATGTAAAGAAGCATACAAAAGAGAATCTAACTTCGGTAATGGTTTACAAATGGCTGAACGTTTAAAAAAGGAATTTCCAAAAATTCAATTCAAATGTAGAGTTTATAGATCAGAATGGAATTATGGAGGTAACTTATGTTTGAGCATTGAGCTTCGAGGAAAATCATGGAAACATGAAGTATTTAAGTTTCAGTCTAACAACTCAACGCGTAAACCTAATTATTCATTTGCAAAATTATTCAATGGAACCAAAAAAGTATCAACTGGAAAGGTAGAAGATGATTGGGGTATGGGAACTGTACATGGTTCTTATCAATCTATTTCTAGCTTTGATAAATTTATGGATGATGTAGTTGGAGTTTTCAAAGATTACAAAAGAGTAAACGGAGTAGAATTTGACATGAAAACTATCCTAGCAGGTTTTAAAGCTAATGATAAAATATTAGCCGAATGGACTAGATTAAAGCCAAGAATCGAAAAGCAATATGACATCGCAAAGGCAAGCGGAAGAAAAGCACATAGAAGAATAGAATTAAGAATGCCTTATATTAGAACGGCTGAAAAGAAAGTTTATTATAAGACTGACGAGCCAAGAGAATTAAGACATCCTGATGAATATGGAGAAAGCGCTTATAATATTATAGATGGAAGAGATTACGCTAAGTACGAAGCTGCTCAAGCTAAGGTTTCAGATATGATTGAAAAGTTTTGTAAGAAACATAACTTTGAATTTGTATGGGCTGCTAGCTGGTAATCTTTAAAATATTTAAACAATTTAAGAATGCTCTGTATAACTACAGAGCATTTTTTATTAATAGAGTATGGACAAGATGAGATTCGCATTAATTGCGCACGATAACAAAAAAGCAGACATGGTAGCATTTGTATCTAAGAGATTAGATTTCTTTAACAGTGATGCAGTAGACATAGTTACCACAGGAACTACGGGGAAAAAGGTAGAGCATGCTGGAATTGATAGAGTTTCTACTGTTCAAAGTGGTCCTCTAGGTGGAGATGCTGAAATAGCGGCAATGGTAGTTAGAGGAGAAATCACAGGCGTAATATTCATGAGAGACCCTCTAGATAAACATCCACATGATGTAGATATATCAATGCTAATGAGACTTTGCGATGTCCATGACATCCCCTTGGCTACCAACTACAGCACTGCAAGTATTCTTATCAAGTGGTATAGATCTAAATATAAAATATAAACAATTTAGTTTTTTTAAGTATAATACAATATGGATAACATTATCTTCAGACCCGAAAACTTTAACACATGGTCAATTCAAGCGATAGAGAAAATCGAAACTGTGATTGATTCATGTTCTAGTCTTTCCCATCTAGATGGAGCTAGAAAATTAGTTGATAACTTTACTATCATCACTGCACTTGAAGAAGATGATGAAAAATCTATTGAAATAATTATTCACCAGTTGTGGCTCAGAATTAAGTTACAAGAAAATAAAATAAATGGATCAAAATAAAGGTAAAATAGGATTTACAGCAGGGAACTTCGATCTTCTTCACCCTGGATATATTTACACATTCGAAACAGCAAAAGAACACTGTGATTACTTTATGGTATTTCTGCAAAGAGATCCTTCGGAAACTAGATTTACTAAATACAAGCCAGTAATTCCATTATACGAAAGATATAAAACTTTAATGGCTATTAAATACGTAGACGAAGTAGTTACATATCAAACAGAAGAAGATCTTATTAACTTAATGGAATTTTATAAACCAGATGTTAGAATTTTAGGAGATGATTACATTGGTAAAAGATTCACAGGAGATCACATGCCAATTGAGGTTATTTATACAACTAGATCACATAATTGGTCTACGACAAGAATTAAAGATTTAATAACTAAGCAAACCATCTTACAGAATCCTTCTATTATAGAAGAAAACGTAAAGTCATTAACAGCTGATGAAGCGGCTAAAATAATTAATAACAAATGAGAATAATAGTAACTGGTGGATTTGGATTTATAGGATCTGAATTTGTAAACACGATTGGTAGAAAAAACCCAACAGCAGAAATTGTAGTAGTTGATAAAATGACTTATGCTGCAAATCCAAATAACATTAAAACTAAAGTAACATTAATTCAGAAAGATATTTGCGAAGTAACAGTAGAAGATCTAGGAGAATATGATTTCCTTGTTCACTTCGCAGCTGAGAGTCATGTAGATAATTCTATTAAAGACGGAAGACCTTTCGTTAGAACAAACGTTGAAGGAACGTTCAATCTTTTAGAGTGTGCTAGACAAAACCCTAATCTTAGAAAATTTATTCATATTTCTACAGATGAAGTTTACGGCGACATGGACGACATTAGTAAGGACGTAGTAGCGGATGAAGAATTTCCGCTAGTAGCTTCTTCTTATTATTCGGCGACTAAAGCATCATCAGACATGCTAGTCCTTTCAGCTAACAGAACATTTGATCTTCCATATATTATTACCAGAACATGTAACAATTATGGTGCTCATCAACATAAAGAAAAATTTATCCCAACTATCATGCGCTCTATTAAAGAAGGAAAGAAAATTCCTGTTTATGGAGATGGAAAGCAAGTTAGAGAATGGATGGACGTAACAGACAACACTTTAGTTATTTATAACTTAATGATGTCAGACCGAATTAACGAAGTATTTAATATTGGTTCAGAGGAAAGATACACTAATTTAGAAGTTATTGAAATGATAGGAAACATCATGGGCAAAACTCCTGAATTTGAATTTGTAGCAGACCGTCTAGGACATGATAGAAGATACGCACTTAATAGCTCAAAGGTAAATGCTATTTTAGGAGAAATGATCCCTTTATCCTTTGAAGAATTTTTAAAAGAAGAAACATTTAAACTACTAGAAACTCAATTATGAATAAGAAATTAATCGAAATGCTAAGAGCTAGTGCCTTAGCTGAAAAATCAAAAGCACTTTTATCTTTAGATCTTTTAGGAAATAAAGGATCTGGTATTGGAGATCACTCAACTGGTGATTTCTATAAAAATGCAGAAGAAGCTTTATCAATGTTAGTTGACGCTGATGATAAGTTAGAAGCACTTGACAAGTATTTTCCAGAAGATTTGTAAAACATTGCACTTTTTTTGAAAAAAAGCAGCCCGAGATTTTTTTATCTCGGGTTTTTTTGTTATATTAGTATAGTAATTAATAAACAAAGCAATAAATGAAAAGATATTCGAAAGGAATTAAAACCAACGACCACACATTAACAGATGTATTTTCAGCCTATGAATGTAATAGAGAAACTCAATTCGTAGAAGCCTTTTTTGGCAAAGAAGAAATGAACACTGTAATCGAAGCATGTGGTTTATCCAGCATTGAAGATATAGACAGAAAATTAGAAACACCTATCACAATTGGAATGGCAACCAAAAGAGCTGATCTTACGTTTGAAGACGAAGGACAGATGTATTATTTTGAAGTGATGAGTCAATCTCAAAAGGGTAAATGGGACAATGATCACCATGAACAGTTCTATCTTAAATCCAATAGACTTAAACAGGATTACGAACAAGTATATTCATTTGCAATTGCGTTTAAAGAATTCGATGCACCCTATCTTAATGAATTTTCTAAGATGGAAGATTCTTATGCTATACATCTAAGGTTCAATGATCAAGGTTATTTTGCAGATGTATATGGAATAGAAGAAAAGAAGGAAAAGGTTTCAGTTAAACTCGCTTCGCTTGAAGAGCTTGGTTTAAAATGGATGAAAGTCGCTTCATCTGAAATGGGATTCAAAAATAGAAAAGAATTACCACACCGCAGTAGATACCTTTATATTGGAAAGGCTTATACTGGTTCTAGATTGGGTATAGAATGGGTTATTAATCAAAAGAACCATGACCTTGGAATTAAAATATCAGGATATTTAGTTAAAGATCATGGACTTACTAGAATCATAGATGAAACAGGAAAGATAATTGATAGTATAAAATCTAAAGTTCCAGGTTTTGAATTCGTAAAAGAAAGCACAGGTGCAAATGATAAAACAATTTCATTTAAATTTGATAACACTGATTTCTCAGAAGAAAATGTAAAGCTGCTAAAGGATATCACAGTTGCTTTCGCCGAAGAATTAGGAATAGAAAACTTACTAAAATAAAACAAAGATGAGCAAAGAAGACGTAAAGGTATTGGTTAATCTACTAACCAATGCAGCAGATGAAATTAAGTATGCAAACATGGACCACGAAACACAATTCGCGTATAACGAAGGAATTGAAGATCTAATAATTCTAGTAGAATCAAAATTAGAAAAATTAGCCGTAAACAAAACGCATATATAGAGTATAATAATTAAACACATTCTTATGAAAAGTATCTTAGAAGAAGCAAACGAAATTGTAAACAACAGGAGTGAAGAAGCGGATCGTAATTACGGTCCTTTTTCAGAAGGCATGGACAGAGCTGCCCTAATATTTAAAGGTATGACAGGCCATGATGTAAGTGGCGCTGATATGTTTAAAGCATTAGTTGCTCTTAAGTTTTCAAGAGAAAGTTACAATCATAAAAGAGATAATCTCTTAGATGCAGTAGCATACATTCAAGGTTTAGATAATTACGAAAACGGAAAATAAATGAAAGTACAGGTAAGAAGAACCGAGTATCGATATATTGCCGAAGCAACTCCTATCGTAACATTAGACACTGAAAAATTCCCTAATTATAAAGGAGCAACCGAAGAAGAATTCGTTCAATACTTAGCAGAAAACTATTGGGAGCTGGAAGGAATGGACGAATTAGTAGGAACTGATATCGGGGTAAATGACGAAGAAACACATAACGCATTAGGAGATTTAGTCTATTCCGAAATGGACGTATATTCTGATTCATCTGAAAAAGGATATGAAGGAGAAATACAAATAGGAGAAGAAGACCAATCATACAGAAAACATGGAGGATTTAACATAAAACACGGATCACAAATATGAAAATAGCATTAGTATTAGCAAAAGGAGTTGAAGGTTGTGGACTCACAAGACACACAATCGAATTTTATAATTGGCTTATAAAAGAAGGCCATGATGCCACGATTTATGCAGCGGTAGAAAAGAAATGGCCTCGCCATAAAACTACAGATATTGTTTGCACTGAATTTAAAAGAAAGGATATTCCTAATATCGCTAAAGAACTTGAAAAAAGTGATGTAGTATATTACACATCGTATCCGCATAAATCAGTAGGAGATGAATTCAACGAAGATTTTATTGAGCACTGTATTTATGGTTTAGAAAATCCTATTAAAATAGGAAACTGCTTAGATCATAACACTGCAAACTTAGCAAAGAATTATAAGTATTGGGAAATCATGAAATCAATGGACGCTATGTTCAACTATTCTGCAAGATCTAATTTTGCAAATAAATTAAGAGAACATGCACCTGATACTCCATTAATCGAAATGAATCTTAATCCTTATGACTATGATGCATGGTCTAATATTGTGGTTCCAGTTGAAGAACAAGAAAGAAGAACTACATACTTTGGAAGATTTGCTGGATTTAAAGATCCTTTTAGAATGTTCGATATTATGGAACTATTGAAAGGTAATAATTTCGTAACAGAATGTAGAGGAGTTGAAAGATCTATTGGAGCTCTTCCTATGTTTTTACAAGAAGATAGAAAAACTCTAAGAGAAGATATCTTTGAAGTTCATGAAATCAAAAACCCTGTTACATATCCACAAGTCGAAGACAGAATGTATATGTATGGGCCTTATAATTTAGCAGAAGGAATGGCAGAACTTGGAAAATCAATGTTCGGTGCAGAATTCTTTAACTTACCAGAAAGACTCTATGGTTCAATGATTGAATATGCAATGTGTGAGGTTATTGCAGCGGGAACTATACCACTATTTGACAAACACTGGGGAACTCACGTTATTCACAGAACAGAAGGAGTTCCTTTCATAGAACTTGAAGATTTTGCAATCTTCGTAGACAAAGAAGATATTGCAGCTTCTATTCCACAGATTTTAGAATTAGCAAACAATAACGAAAGAAGAGAAGAGTTTAGAAAAAACTCTTTAAGATTAGCTAAATTACACAACGCGCCAGAAGTTGTTAACAATGATCTCTTTGAAGCTATTAACAATGTTAATAAAAGATCAGTAGAAAAACCAGTAGAATTAAAAACAGATTCATTATTTTAAGTAGAATAATAAGTAACATTAAAAAGTAGCGAAAAAATGGCAAACATTGACAACGAATGTAAAGATCTAGAAGTAAAAGATTTTTACGACCAATCAACAACACACTTAGCAGATATCATGGAAAACCAAAAGAAGATGCAAGAGCAGACTTATGGTTTTAACTTTGATAATATGACAATCCGAGAAATTATGGATTTCTGGCACTGTAACACACATGCAGTAGTTGACGAAATTCATGAAATGACAGATGCTCTAGGCGGTATTAAAGACGGAAGTGGTAATGCAGTATGGAAATACTGGAAAAAAGACTTCACTAAGTATGATAAGTTAAAAATTTCTGACATGTCCGAAGGCGACAAAAAAGAATTGTATATGGAATGGGTAGACATTCTACACTTCTTTATTAATTACGCCGCTTCAATTGGGCTAGATGCTAAAACAGCATACAACTACTACTTCGCAAAAGCAGAAGAGAATGTTAACCGTCAGAAAAATAACTATTAATGATATTAGATATTGAACAGAGAGACAGGGATGTTATCATCTCTTACTACGACACCGAAGGTAAAGTAGCATTTAAACAATATCCAATTTCACAGTATCAGAACTGGTATGTATGTAATGATAATGATAAAGGCAGAAGTCTAGATCATAAAAACTGGGATGGCAGATCAGTCAAACTAGGAAGTGCAAGAAGATATAATAAGTTTTCTTTAACTTATTTCTTAGATTCATTACCCGCAAAGGATAAAGAAGAAATCTTTGCATACAATATGCCTAAAACATACTTCGTCGATATTGAAACTGAAATCGTAGATGGCTTTCCAAAAGCTGAAGAAGCTAAAAGTAGAATCCTATCATTTTCCATAATTACACCAGAACATAAAGCTATTGTATTAGGATTGGAAGATATGGATTCTAAAAGCATCCAAAAAATTGAAGACGATACTAATAAGTATTTCAAAGACTTTGATCAGGATTGGGAATTCAAATATCAGAAATTCGAGTCAGAATATGACATGGTCTATACGTTCTTAATGAAGTTCCTACCTAAGTTTCCAATGATGACAGGCTGGAACTTTATTAATTATGATTGGCAATATATTGTAAACAGATGTAAAAGATTACAAATTGATATTGCTGAAGTTTCTATGACACAATCTTTGGATAGAAATGACAGCAGACCCTTACATATTGGAATCTTAGATTACATGCAATTATATGATAAGTATGATAGAAGTGTAAAGGTAAAAGAATCTAATGCACTTGATTATGTCTCAGGTCAAGTTCTTAATGTTAACAAGATTAAATTTACAGGATCTCTACAGGATTTATATAGGGATGATTTTGTAAAATACATTTACTACAATGTAGTCGATTCCGTATTGGTTTATTATATAGATCAAAAGTTGAAATCGATGGAAGTTCTTTTAACCTTGGCAAACATCACAAAGATGCCTCTATATAAAGCAGCATCGCCAGTGGCAGTTACAGAATCTCTGATTGCACGAAAATTATCAGAAGAAGGTAAACGAATTGGATCTGAAAAGAAGGAAGACAGTGAAAAGAATGCACAATATGCCGGTGCTTATGTAAAAGAACCCATTACTGGATATTATGCAGGTGTAAGTGCATTTGACTTTGCATCACTATATCCTTCTATAATGAGACAATTTAATATTTCACCTGACGCCTTTGTTGAAAAGGTAGCAAAGCATGAAGTCGCTGAGCGAAGAAAGGATAAAGAAGTAATCGTTTGTGAAAACGGAGTAGTCTATAAACAAGAGACTTCAATGTTAAAGAAAATTCTAGGAGATTTATATGATCAGCGTAAAGATTATAAACAAACCTCATACGAATATTTCACTAAAGCCGACAGACTTAAAAAAAGATTAAGATAATCTTTTTGTCTCGAGAGGCAGTCCATTATTCTACATGAATATATAGACTACTAACGAGACCAATCTGTTACCAGTTGGTCTTTTGTAGACTTTAGGAACTAGTTAAAAAATTTAAGAAAACATAATTTATGAAACCATCAATATTTAAAGAAAGAATAGAATACAAACCGTTTGAATATCCAGTATATTATACTGAAGGATGGTTAAAACAAGCACAGGCGTTTTGGTTACATACCGAAATTTCAATGCAAGGCGATGTCAAGGATTGGAATGAAACACTTACAGATTCTGAAAAGAATTTAGTTGGAAATATTCTTTTGGGGTTTGCACAAACTGAATGTGCAGTTTCAGATTATTGGACAGGGATGGTTACTGATTGGTTTCCTAAATGGGAAATCAAACACATGGCAATGTTGTTTGGTTCTCAAGAAACTATTCATGCAACCGCTTACTCTTATTTAAATGAAACATTAGGCCTTGAAGATTTTGAAGCATTCTTACATGAACCAACAACAGCAGAAAGATTCGATTATTTAATGAATACAGAAGCAGAATATACTCATGAAGACCTTTTGAAAAATCCAACAGCTAGGAAGGATGTTGCTAGATCTTTAGCAATATTCAGTGCATTTGGAGAAGGAGTTGCATTATACTCTTCATTCGCCGTTCTTTATTCTTTTCAAATGAGAAATAAACTTAAGGGAATCGGACAACAAATGAAGTGGTCAGTTAGGGATGAATCTCTTCATTCAAAAATGGGTTGTCAATTATTTAACCACATGTGCGAAGAATATACTGATCTTAGAGATTCAGTTCAATCTCAAGTAGAAGAAGCAGCTAAGTTAATGGTTGAAATGGAAATGAAGTTTATTGATAAGATGTTTGAAATGGGAGATTTAGAAAATCTTAAGAAAGAAGATCTTAAAGAATTTATTAAGAAAAGAGCTAATGAAAAATTAGCAGAAATAGGATATCAATCTATCTTTGAATACAATGAAGAAAGTGCTTCAGAATTAGATTGGTTCTATCACTTAACAGGTGGACATACACATACGGATTTCTTTGCAGTAAGACCTACTGATTATTCTAAAGCAGGCGAAGATGAAAACTGGGATGAAGACGATTTGTTTTCATAACAAATCAATAATTCTAATATAAAATATATGATGATAAGAAATTACAACGACGCACCAAACCCCGAATACAATGAAAAGGGAAAAGAAAGAAACTTCGGAGAATCTGAAGGATGGAAATTAGGAGTAGACTTCCCAGTATGGGCTAATACTGAAGTTTATGTAAAAACTGTTTCTAAGGGATATTTACTAGAAGGAGAAACTCCAAAGGATGCATACTGGAGAGTATCGACAACAGTTGCACAAAGATTAAGAAAGCCAGAATTAGCAAGTAAATTCTTTGATTATATGTGGAAAGGATGGTTAAATCTTGCAACTCCAGTTTTTTCAAACACGGGTTCAGAAAGAGGTCTTCCAATTTCATGTTTCGGTATAGATGTAGCAGATTCAATTCACGATATAGGTTCAAAGAATTTAGAATTAATGTTACTTGCTAAACATGGAGGCGGTGTTGGTATCGGAGTAAATCAGATAAGACCGGCAGGAGCAACCATTACAGGAAACGGAACTTCAGACGGAGTAGTTCCATTTATAAAAATTTATGATTCTACTATTTTAGCAACTAATCAAGGTTCAGTAAGAAGAGGTGCAGCGTCAGTCAATATAGATATAGAACATGATGATTTTTGGGAATGGTTAGAGGTTAGAGAACCTAAGGGTGATGTAAATAGACAATGTTTAAACGTACATCAATGTATCGTAGTATCTGACGGGTTTATGCAAAAGATCGAGGCTGGAGATAAAGAAGCTCGTAAAAGATGGGCCGCTGTGATTAGAAAAAGAAGAGCAACAGGAGAACCTTATATAATGTTTAAGGGTAATATCAATAGAATGAATCCGGATGCGTATAAGCAAAATGGTTTAAAGGTTTATATGACTAACATCTGTTCTGAGATTACTTTACACACCGATGAAAATCATTCATTTGTATGTTGTTTATCTTCTGTGAATCTTAAAAGATATGAAGAATGGAAAGATACTGATTTAATCTATACTGCAACTTACTTTTTAGATGGAGTTCTTCAGGAGTTTATTCATAGAGCGAAATATATGAGAGGCTTTGAAAATGCAGTAAGATCCGCTGAAAAAGGTAGAGCATTAGGTTTAGGAGTTCTCGGATGGCATACTTATTTACAAGATAGAAATATTCCATTCGATTCTTTGACAGCTCAATTTGAAACTAGAAAGATATTTTCTCAAATCAAAGTAGAAAGTGAAAGAGCAAGTAGAGATTTAGCTACAGAATTTGGAGAACCTCTTTGGTGTGTAGGAACTGGAATGAGAAACACACACTTAAGAGCAATTGCTCCTACTGTTTCTAATTCTAAATTAGCAGGAAATGTTTCACCAGGCATTGAACCATGGGCAGCAAATGTATTTACTGAACAAACTGCAAAAGGAACTTTTATTAGAAAGAACCCTGCACTTGAAAATATGTTAACTAAGATCAAGCAAAATAAGAAAACAGTATGGGACAAAATACTAGAAGACGGTGGTTCAGTTCAAGGCGTTGATGTATTAGGAGAATATTGGGTAAAGGAAGGAAGTAGTGATGCCCCGATTAAGCAAGCCACTTATGACAAATTAACAGATCACGAAAAGGATCTTTATATTTCTGTTAAAGATGTATTTAGAACCTTTAAAGAAATTAATCAAATGGAATTAGTTAAACAAGCTGGTGTAAGACAACAATATATTGATCAAGCAGTTTCATTAAATTTAGCTTTTCCTACACAGGCTGAACCTAAATATATTAATCAAGTTCATTTAGAAGCTTATAAGCAGGGAATAAAAACTCTTTATTATATGAGAACAGAATCTGTATTAAGAGGAGACATCGCACAGCGAGCAATGGAAGATTGTTTAGCATGTGATGGATAAGATTAGTTGTGGTTAAGTCCACTTCTTAGGACCGAGATAGTTCTCGGATCGAGGCCAGGAGTTCGCTACTTCCTGGCCTCACTTTTTTTACTGAAACTATTTGTGATTTTTGTGTAGAATAATAAACAAATAAAAATTATACATTCATGAAAATTTCAATCAGTAAGGTCGATTCAAACAACTTCATCGGCTTCGTTAATAGACTTAAAGTAATTGATTCTTTTGTCTATTTTAAATTAAAAGATGGTGTCGTACAGGCATCCGCTTATTTACCACAAAGAGATGCTGTTAAGCATCACAGAATGCCGATTTCTCAAGTTTTTCAAATCGAAGATGGTGAAATCTCTACAGACAAAGAATTAAAGATTGCATTCTTTGACGCTTCTAAAATAACAGATGCATTCAAACAATTTGACTATGATGCTATTTCAGCTGAAATCGAATTCGTTGAAAACGAAGAAGATTGTGTTGCAACTACATTCAAAATATTTAATGATGAATTAGAAATTACACTTGCATGTTCAGAGCCATCTTTAGGTTATAAAGATCTAACTGATGCACAGATTCAAGGTATCTTTAACACCGAAGCTTCTACTTTTAAATTCGATTTAGATTACACTTCACTTGCAAAGGTAAGAAACCTATTCTCTTTAGATAAAGAAGAAACGTTCTCAATAAATGCAAACGGAAATGGTGTAAAGCTTTTAGGAAAAACCTACAACATGTTAGTAACACCAGATTATGACGGTGAATCAGGAACTAACGTTACATTATTCAAAAAATATCTTAACCTTTTAGATAAAGAAGATTACACTGCCCATGTATTAGACAATAGAGTAGTTCTTAGATCTAATGATTCAGAAACTTTGCTAACGATTGCAACTTGCCAAACAGCAGAGTAATTTATGGATATAAACACACTAATTAACAAGCCCGAAGACGACCTTACACGGGATGAAATGCAAACCTTGGCGGATCACTATCAAACAATGTCCGCCAAGTTTACTGCATACGAACAGGCCGTTAAAGTAACTCTTAACTCGATCTATGGTGCATTTGGTAATAAGTGGTTTCACTTTTTTAATATAGACATTGCAGAATCTATTACACTACAAGGACAGAATGCAATTCTATATTCTGAAAAGATTCTTAATAAATATTTTCAAGAGTTTTGGCCTAAAGATACTGTGGTCCATGAACATTTCAATATTTCTATTAAGAATAAATTAGTAAGACCTTCCGTGGTTTATATTGATACAGATTCATGTTACGTTCAGTTTGAAGAAATGTATGAATCTATTGAATGGCTAGGAGATAATAAACTACCAATTGATAAGTTTATTATGGAATTATATACGTTCAGAATCAAAGACTATATCACGAAATGTATGGCAAAGTATGCCGAAGTTACGAACACAGACAACTTTTTATATTTCGATTTAGAAACAATTGCATATTCAGGAATATGGTTAGCTAAAAAGAAATATTTACAAGACATTGCATGGGAAGATAAGCTCGAAGTAGACGATAGATACCCTTCTCTTAAGAAGATTAAGACGATTGGATTTGATACTATTCAATCTTCTACTCCTACATTAGCAAGAAAGCATTTGACTGAAGCTCTTAAATTGATTTTATCTGAAAAGCCAACTGCAGAGATGTTAAGTAGATTAGTTTCTTTTTTGAAAACGGCAAAGAAAGAGTTTAAGATGTCTAATGTTGATGAAATAGCTTTCAATAAAAGAACTAATAATATTGAAAAATACATTGTAGATGATACGATAGAATTTCAATATGGTTTAAAATGTCCTCCGAACGTCAAGGCAGCAGGATTCTATAACTTCTTAATGAATCAGAATCCAAAATATAAAAACAAGTATAAAATGATTGGTAATGGCGAAAAGCTAAAATTATATCATTGTAAACATAATGTATGTGAAATGTATGCATATCAACCAGGTGCCCATCCTTATGAAATTGCACCACAGGTAGATTATGAAACACAATTTGAAAAATCTGTAATAGATCCTATCAATAGAGTATTATCTTCAGTAGGTCTTCAGAGACTAAACAGAAATCTAATATATTCATCTTCATTATTCTAAAAATAAACAAAATGGATTTTAAAAGTAAAATAATAGAATTGGTTGAACAAACCCCTAATAATTATGAATTAGGAGATAAGGTAAGAAAAATGATTTGGCCTTTAATTTTTAAAGAAAAAACAATTTCAAATGATCCTAAACAAATTAGTATCTTTGACGAAATAGAAGAAAGAAAAAACAATGCTTGATCCAAATAATCTTACGGAAGAACAGAATGTATTTGTTGCAAAATACAAAACACTCTATAATAGGCTAGTTTCTCTTCAAGAAAAAATGGATTCTATGAAAAAGGAATCCGATGTTCTTATTAAAGAACTCGAAACACTAAGAAAACAAGAAAAAAACATATTTAAAAATGGCAAAAAATAAAGACTTTACATTCGACGATTTAAATAAGCAATTAGCTGATTTAAATCCATTAGGATCTATCATGGAAACTTCAAACTTTTCAAAGGTAACAGATTGGATTCACACAGGAAATTATCATTTGAACGCATGTGTATCAGGTTCATTATTTAAAGGATGGCCAAACAATAGATCATCATCTATCGCTGGTCCTTCAGGAACAGGTAAAACATTCTTAATGTTAAACACAGTTAGAGAAGCTATTGATAAAGGATATAGTGTAATTTATTATGATTCTGAAGCAGCCGTTGATAAGGAACAAATGGAAAAGTTTGGAATTGATACTTCCAAAGTAAATTACCAACCTACAAATACAGTTCAAGATTTTAGAACTTCTGTAACTACAATTACTAAGAAAATGCAAGATGCTAAAAGAGCAGGTGGTGAAGTTCCTAAAGTAATGATTATTTTAGATTCAGCCGGTAACTTAGCGACTGCGAAAGAAATAGCAGATGCAGCAAGTGGTTCTGACAAATCAGATATGACTAGATCTAAGGTTTTAAAATCTATCTTTAGAATTATAATGACTCCATTAGCAGATCTTAAAATACCTTTCTTATTTACAAACCATACATACCAATCTCAATCCTTTATTCCAATGCAAATCGCAGGTGGTGGAACAGGACCACAGTATGCAGCATCAATTGTACTGATGTTAAACAAGGCTCAATTAAAGGACGGAGCTGAAAAAGTAGGTATTATAGTTACGGCTAAACCTGATAAAAATAGATTTGCAAAGCCACATCCTATTAAGTTTCACTTAAACTTTACAGAAGGTATGAATCCTTATGTTGGATTAGAACAATATGCTACATGGGATATTTGTGGAATTACTAGAGGAAATATTGTAAAAGGAGAAAAGATTCCAAAGGCAACAGCAAGAACATGGATATGTAAACACCTAGATCATACTGTTGCGAATAAAGATTTCTTTTCTGAAATGGTATTTACACAAACCGTACTAGAGCAAATCGAATCGCACATTCAACCTTTGTTTAATTACAACACTGAAATTTCTGAAATTGACGTAGAAGAAATGTTAGAAGATAGTGAAGCATAATGAAGTTGAACATAAACAAGATAAACGAAGATAAGCTTCCAATTAAATATATTCTGGGAATACAAGAAGAATTAGAATCTTTTCCCGATGCATTTGACATTATGCATATATTTATAACTAGAGCAGTGAGACAGCCTGACAGACAAAAGGCGTCTTTCACCAAACATGCTCTCAATAAATATTTCGCAAAGGGGAAAAATGAAAATGTAGAATCCGGATTAAATGAAGCAATTGGTATGGGACTAATAGAACAAACCAATTCGAACGAAGGTAAAGAAGCTTATAAAATATTAATTAACCCATTCCTATGATAACAATTAGAGACAACTTTATTAAAGATGAAAAACTCCTCAGAGATATTGCAAATGATAACACATTTTTTGCAGATCCAGGTGTTTATTACTGGTGGAAAGGATGGTTCAACGAAGAACCAGGCCATGAACCTACAGTAAAACAAAGGCTTATATCAGCTATTTGGGCAAATGATTGCCCAATATCTGAAGTATGGGATATAGCAGGATTTGAATATTGGACAGGTATTCAGTCTGCTAATCCTACATTAGGACATAAGGACAATTTAGGATTTCATTTTGATAAAGATGAATCTTGGTTCAAGAAAACCAACGGAGAAGAAATAGTAAGACCTGTAATAGGCACTGTATATTATCCGCCACAACCTGAGTTTGAAGGAGGAGAATTAATAGTTCATACTGCAGGAAAGGATAAAGCGCCTGATGTAATTCAAACCCGACCTAATAGATTAATTATATTTAGAGCAGGTGATGATGTCCATGCAGTCGATACGGTTACTAAGGGAACTAGAAAGGCAATTGCAATTAATTTATGGTCAGATGTACCTTTTGCAAAAACAAATGGTGATTTAGTGGTAGAACAAGTATAAAAACTATAATATGAAATTTGGACCTGATTTTGAAAAAATATTCTTTAAATTATCTTTACAGAAACCCAAGTATCTAGGAAATATTAAACGAGGATTCTACACCTCAGAAGATATTGACTTAATACACTTCCTTGCTACTAAGTTCTATGATAAGTTTCATGAAACTCCTTCTAACGAGCAAATGAAACTGCTTATTAAGAATGATAAGATTTCAGGAAAGGTTGAAGAGTCTATTATAGATATTGTATATAATGTAGACCTTGACCAATATGACGAAGAATGGTTAACTTCTACAGCCGAAGCATGGATTAAATGGCGTAACTTTGATAATACTCTTATAGATACTATCGAGTATATTAAAACAACTGAAGTAACACCGGATAATGCAGACTCGATCATCTCTAAGGTTAAAACTTTAATTAATGATAGAAACTCTATCGTATTTAACTCTGACCTAGGATTAGACTTCTTTAAACCAGAGGATCACTCTTTCGAAGATGCCGTTAAAGTATCTACAGGATATAACTTTTTAGATCGAGCCTTAAATGGTGGTTATGATAAAGATGGTTCTTTAGTTGTTTATGTAGGTGAACAGAATATCGGTAAATCAATTTACCTTGCTAACGATGCCGCTAATTTTGTAAAGATGGGAACAAACACTGCGGTAATCACTGCAGAAATGTCAGCTATTAAATTTATGAAAAGAATCGGTTCTAATTTACTAAGCATAAATATTTCAGACTACGAAGAAAAATCTAAAAATTCTGATTTGATCAAAAGAAAATTAGAAACAGTAGGAGACGGCTTTACTCCCCCTGGTCAATTATTTGTAAAACAATTTCCAACATCACAGGCGACTGTTCCAGATATTGAAGCATACTTAAAGCAAATTGAAGAAGAAAGAAAAATAAAACTAGGTGCAGTAGTTATTGACTATATTAATATTCTTTCTAATTTTAGAAATCCTAATTCTGAAAACACATATCTTAAGATCAAGCAGATTGCAGAAGATCTTAGAGCAATGGGTGTAAGAAACGGATGGCTAATTGTAACAGCAACACAGATTACAAGAAACGGTTATAATTCAAGCGATATCACAATGACAGATGTTGCAGAATCAGCAGGTCTATCACATACTGCAGATATTATGCTTGGTATTATACAAGACGATATGATGAGAGCTAGTTATGAATACTGGCTTAAAATATTGAAAATACGAGACGGTGAAGGTAGAGGATCTAAATGTAAATTAGGAATTAACTATAATTACATGAGACTTACAGAGACCGATGAAGTTACTAATTCTAACATACACAGCTTATAATTATGAGAACAAAAAGAGATAAAATATTTGACAACACTTTCGAAGACGGCGGAGACTTTGAACTAAATGGAACTATTTCATTTAACCTTAATCCACAATACACGGATAACAGAGACGAAGAAGATAAAATAGAAAGTGAACAAATCAGAAATAAGATTCATGAATTAATAGAGGCTTCAAGATTTAAGAAGTTTAATGAGGTAGATGAATTTCAGCAGATAACTAAATTAAGAAAATTAGACATAAATGAAGTGTATGGGTTTATGTATGACGAACTAAGCACAAAGTTTTCTATAATAGATTTATTTTCAGAACTATGCGATTACTTTAATATCAATCCAACTAAATTTTATTCTTCACTAAGTAACAAATATAAGGAAGCCCTTATTCAAGAACTTGACAAGAAAACAAACGTCTTAAAAAGAAAGAACATAAATAAACTTTTCTAAAAATGATAGAGCCAAAGGTATTAGAGAAACCAGTAAATAGAATCTGGATTCTCGGAGATATGCACCTTGGAGTTCGTTCTAATTCTCTGGAATGGTTACAGACACAGAAAGATTTTTACGAAAACCAATTTATTCCAACACTAAAAAGAGATGTCAAAGAAGGCGACATTTTAGTTCAGGTTGGAGACGCATTCGATAATAGACAAAGTATAAACTTAAGAGTTCTGCACTATGCAGTAGATCTTTTTGAAAGATTAGGTGAAATTTTGCCAGTTCATGTTATATGCGGTAACCATGATATATGGGCTAAAAAATCCAATGATGTAAGTTCAATAGATTCTTTAAAGTGGATTCCTAACGTTGCAGTATATAAGGAACCTAGGGAATTTAAATGGGGAGGAAAGAAAGTTCTCTTAATGCCATGGAGAAGAGATTCCACACATGAAGCAGAAACACTTGCACAATTTCCAAATTCAGATATTGTATTTTGCCATTCTGAAGTTTCAGGAGTTTCTTTAAATTCTAAAGTTAAAAACCACCATGGAACAGATACTATTTCTTATAAAAACTATGATGCAGTTTATTCAGGACATATTCATTATAGACAAACTAAAGGAAAGTTAAGATTAGTAGGAACTCCTTACGAATTAACAAGATCTGATTCGGGTAACACTAAGGGCTTTGATATGGTTGATCTAGGAACCATGGAAGAAACCTTTTACGAAAATACTATATCACCTAAGTTCGTAAAGTTTTATCTTACAGGTCTTTACAATGTTTCTCTTGGTGAATTTAAAGATAAGATTAGAAATAATTATGTAGATTTATATGTTCCTTCTAATATTGCAACAACAAGTGCACTGTCAAGATTAATAAACAAAATACAAAAAATAGGTAGAAGAATAGAACCAAACATATATGAATTAGATTCTTTCTTAGATAAGGACTTATATGATATGGATGAAATAGAAGATCTCTATAAGAACTATAACATTCTACACCTATGTAATACGTTCGTTGATGGTCTTCCACATGATGACGAAACTAGAGAAAGAGTTAAGACTAGTTTAAAAAACTTGCATGATAAATGTGCATATAATTACGATAACGAAGCATGAAAATCAAATCAATAGAATTTAAAAACTTTGCATCATACGGAAATTCAATTCAAAGGATAGAATTCGAAGATGATAAAGCGGAGTTGTTATTAACTCTTGGTAAAAATGGTCATGGTAAAACTACCATCGCCAATGCAATAGTATATGCGCTATACGGTAAAGTTGAAGGTGTTAAGATGGCGGACCTTCCTAATAGAATTAATAAGGAATTATGGGTAAGAATAGAACTTCAATGTAAAGGAACTATAGTAGAAATCGAGAGAGGTTTGATGCCTAATAGATTTAAAGTTCTTTTAAATGGAATTGAATTTGATAAAGCAGGTAAGAAATCAGTTCAGGATTATTTAGAAGAAGAGATATTCGGAATCCCATATCATGTATTTAAAAACATTATAATTTTATCTGTAAATGATTTTAAGTCGTTCTTAACAATGACAAATCATGATAAAAGACAAATCATCGATAAAATGTTTGGATTCTCCATCCTTAATGATATGCAAAAGCAGATTAAAGATGAAAGAAGAGATCTTAAAATAGAATTAGATTCTTATGAAAAAGAATTAAGCCAGCTTAGTGAAAATATAGTTTCAGTTAATATGAAATTAAATCAATTACTAGCAGAAGCTGACACTAAAAACAAAGAAGAAATAGAATCTTTGAAAACTAGTCTTAAAAAATATGATTCTAATAGAATTAAATTAGAAGAGGCAAGCACCAAAGTATCTAAAATGATTACTTCTAATTCTTCTGACTTACAGGAAAAACAATCTAAATATACTTCACTTAAATATGAGTTAGTAGAATTAAAGAAAAAGCTAGCGTTATATGAAACTGATAAATGTCCAACATGTGAAGGCGAACTAACCTCTTCTTTTCACCAAGAAAGAAAAAAAGAAATAGAGTCTAAGGCAGAATCTCTTCCTTCTGATATCTCAAAGGCAGAAACAAAGGTGAATGATATTAAATCTAATATTTCAGATTTAAGAATTAAGGACAAGGCAATTAACGATAAAGTGTCTACTATTAATACTAACATTAGAAATTTAAAGAATGAATTAGTAAAGATAAAAGATTCTTTAAATTCTAATAATGATTTTTCACACTTAAAGCAAATCATTGAAGAATTCGAAATACAAGAATCATCAAAGTCAAATTTAAAGGATGAAACTTCTGGTAACTATAATTTCTTAGAAATAATAGAAGAGGTTCTAGGTGAAGATGGCGTTAAGAACCTTGCAATTCAAACTATTTTACCAGGTCTTAATGCTAATATTGCCGCAATGGGTCAGACAATGCACTTACCTTTCCATATAAGATTCGATGAAAAGTTTAATTGTCTTATTAATCATTTAGGAGAAGAGATCAATCCACTTACATTATCTACAGGTGAAAGAAAGAAGGCAGACTTTATTATAATTATTGCTATCATTAAAATACTTAAGTTAAGATTTCCACAATTAAATCTTTTATTCTTAGACGAGTTATTATCTTCAGTAGATGCAGATGGAGTCCATAATATTCTTAAAATTCTATCACAGGTTATTAAAGATAGTAAGATTAATACTTTCGTAATTAATCACACCGTTCTTCCCCATGAATTATTTGATAAAAAGATACAAATATATAGAGAAAATGGATTCTCTAAACTCGAGATAGAGGTTATAGAATAAAGATATATAAATCAAATAAAAAGATTTCACTTAAACATGAATAATAAAATCTTAAAATACGATCAGTATTTAAATGAAGCTATGAAAACGGGTTCAATAGAACTTGTAAATCCTTCTCTAAATAAAGCAGCTACGATAATCGCAAGATTTGTAAATAAGAAAACAAAGAAGGACTTTAAAAAGTTTCCATTTGAAATGATAACTGATATGGGTTCTGGAGTAATGTTTTACTCAAGTAAAGGTACAGAGGCATTTATGGTAACTCCCGCTGCTGCAAAAAACCCTGGTATTGTAGGTTCTATAATCTATTTCTCAGATGCAGCAGACGCTAAATCTGATTTTTCTATTTCATCTGAAACATTCCCAATTGTTAAATTAGTTGGAGAATTCGTTAGATTAATGGATAAAAAATACGTTGCATCTATACAAGAGTCAATGTTATTAGAAAGAAGAACTAAAAGAGCATTCTCTAAAGAAGAAATTAAAATGATCGAGGCTAAATTAGCAGCTGGAATGGCCGTTAATAAAATAGCAGACGAATTAGAAGTTCCTTATTCTTCAATCATGAATATTAAGAAAGGACAGCAGGTTGTAGTAAAACCTACCGCAGCTGAAACACAAAATGATATGACACTTAATGATAAGGTTAAATATCTTGAAGAAACAATGGAAGATATTTACGAAATATCAAGAAGAGTCGCTGCAGGTGCATTTAACTCTTTATTTATTTCAGGTAGAGCAGGTACTGGTAAAACATATAATGTAGAAAGAGCAATGAAAGATGAAGGTCTTGTTGACGAAGAAGATTACGTTATGGTTTCAGGTGCAGCATCTGTTATTATGATGTATAAGAAATTCTATCAATATAGAAATAAGACATTAATCTTTGATGACTGTGATGCAGTATTTAGAGATGAAAACGGTAGAAACTTAATGAAAGCGGCATTAGATACAAAGAAAGTAAGAAAAATCTCTTATTTAAAAAAGACTAAAGCAGTATATGATCCTAAAGATGTGAGTCCTGAAGAAGCATTCACATTAGAAGAAAATGGAATTGTTCCTAACTCATTTGAATTCGCAGGAAGAGTAATTTTTATTTCGAATTTAGCAAAAGAAAAGGCAGATCCAGATGGAGCTATTAGATCTAGATCTATTTTAGTAGATGTAAATCCTGATGATGCAACCTTAATGGAAAGAATGGAAAGGTTATTACCCCATTTAGAACCTACCGAGATGCCACTTAAAGAAAAGGAAGAAATCTACGAATTTATGAAAAACGCAAACGATATTTCTATGAGAACATTCGTTAAAGCAGCTGGTTTAAAAATGTCAGGTTTACCAAACTGGCAAAGAGCAGCGACAAGATACCTATAATAAATGGCTACATATAATCTTAAATATAACACGGACGATTCTGTAATTAGGCATATAATTATCGGTCTATTGGCAGACTTAAATAATAAAGTTTGGTTTCAAAGACAAGTAAGCGCTAATGAGAGAAAGGATATAGACGTTCCTTTTTATTATTCGATCACAGGAGACGATCAATTTTTAAGAGATAATTTTCTATTTACAACAGCAAGTGGCGATGACTGCTACCCTGATCCTGGGTTTGCAGATGGAAATTACGATGTAATTCCAAGAGGAGTCGCTAGAATTTCTTCAATATCTATAGAATCTTCTAAACTAGTCAATAAAAGAATAATGGGAAATTATTCTAGACTTGATGAAGAAGGAGCTCTACAAGCATATTCTTCTGAATTTGAAATGATTCCAATTTTAATAAATTTTGACATAGAAGTTTTAGTATCTTCAATGTTAGATTCTTTAAAGATTACTGAAATGATAGTAAAGAAATTATATAAATCTAATTACTTTAACATAGAAGTAGGACATCTAGAAGAAGGAACGTACAGATTACCTTCGTATTATTCTTTACCGGATGATTATACAGTGGAGGCTCCAATAGATTTTGGATTCGACGATAAAGACAAATATAAAATAACATTTCCAATAGAAGTAAATTCATTTATACCTTCTTTCTCAAACACGCCAGACGGAAATCCAGGTTCTGGATCATCTGGAGAATCTGGAGAATCTAGAGCATATAGATATGGTTCAGGTGGATCTTCTGAATTTCACGCTGGAAATAGGATGTTTGAAATAAAACAAAAATCAATTACATCTAATAAAGGAGAGGCAAAGGATGAGCAATCACAGGCACAACCTGACAATCCTAACATAATTGATGAAAACGATACAGATATATAGTTAAACAATAAAATTAAACGAATAATAAAATGACAAACATGTTAGCACCTTTCGTAAAAATTGAAGAAAACGTTCAATTCTATTTAAATAATAGAGCTTACGAAATAAAAGAAAACAACATTGAAATTATCGAAAGACCAACTAATAAAGAATTTTTAAACGCAATTTCTGCTTTTGAAAACTTCGATATAGTAGGAAACGATATCAAATGGTATAACAAAGGTTCAAAATTTATTTACAACATTGAAGAAGGAAAGTTCTACAATGGAACATCTGAAATTACTGAATCATTCTCAACATACGTATTAGCCAGCGGACTAGTTAGATATGACAACAAAAATAAAGCTGAATTATTTGAAAGCCTTTCTACTATTGTAGAAAATTTCATGTATTTAGACTTCGCTACCACGTATAAGAAGGGAGGTGTCACTGTTGATTTATTTAAATTAGATGAAAATCTATTTATTTCAAGATTCAACAAAGACACCAAATTAAATAAATTCTTTTCAGCTACCGCTAACGAAGCAGTATCTTATATTAAAGCAGAAACTTCAGAAGACGCTTCAGCTGTAGTAATTGAAATGCTAGAAGGAGAAACTTTAGAACTTGCTAAGAAATCTGAAGAAATTTCAAAGTTTGAAGAAATGATTTCTTTCTTAAAAGATCAAAGAGGTTTATTAGCTGAAGCTGATAAATCAATTGAAGAAATTAAAGCTGCTGATGCTTTAATTAATTCAGAGATTAAAGTATGGGAAGATAAGATCGAAGCTTTAAACGCATAAGACGTATCATCGTAAAATAGAGAAGGGACCATTGGTCCCTTTTTTAGGTTAATAAACTTTTTAACATTTTTGAGTATAATCTCTATAAATAAACCAACAACATTGTGGCTAAAAGAAGAAAATCAAAAAACTATTTAAATAACAGAGACCTCTTTGATCAAATGGTCCTTTCAAAAGAACAGGATAAATTAACAAGAGATGCTGAAAAAATGCTAATTCTCTTGGCAGAAAAGGCGATCAATAGGATGAGGTATGTTAGTGAAGATGATAGGAACGATTGTCTACAATTCGCTATATTAGACCTTTTAAAATATTGGAGAAACTTCAATCCTAAATATCCAAATGCATTTGCTTATTTCACAGAGATAGCAAAGAGAGGATACGCCAAAGGATGGAATAAGATTCACCCTCAAAAATACAAAGGAACTCTATCTATAGACAAAGGATCAGGCAACTCTGAAAATCAAACAGGAATTTATAGCATCTAATGTCAATAAAGAATGTCAAACCAACTAAAAATTCAGGATTTAATCAAGGTTATTATAAACCTAATAATCCTTCTAAATATGCAGGACCTACTCCTATCATATATAGAAGTTCCTGGGAACGTAAGTTTATGATGTGGTGTGACAAAAATGAAAAGGTAAGTATGTGGTCAAGCGAACCAGTTGAAATACCATATTGGTCTAGACAAGATTCTACCAAAAGGAAATATTACCCTGATTTTTATTTTAAGGCAATTCAGCCCGATAAAACTACTAAAGAATATCTAGTAGAAATCAAACCAAAGCAACAGATAATAAAACCAGAGCCTCCTAGAGTAAATTCTAAGAAGGCTCTTAAGTCATATAAATTTTTAGCAGAGCAATATGTTAAAAATATGGATAAATATAATGCAGCTAAAGAATTCTGCTCTCAAAGAAATTGGAACTTCATAGTTCTAACAGAAGAAACTATAATAAATGGGCTACATTAAAGAGGAAATAAAAAAATTAATAAAGGGCAAGGGTAGGGCCAAGGCGGCCAACGAGGCTGAACAGTGGTTTCAAAAAAGTTTAAAGGATAAAAAGGAAAAGGCAGTGGGTTCTATTAGATCTAGATTTGTTCCAGGAAAAATGTATGTATTTGAATATACCCCAATAACAGAGGATATTAAATGGTATGATGATAATCCTGTTGTTCTAGCCTTAGATCCTTATGAAGGAGACGACATAGGAATTAATATAACAATGCTTCCTCCTAAATTTAGAGAAGAATTCTTAGACGAGATATATGGTAGATACGAATCATCTATAAAATCCGCTTCTAAAAAGGAAGACGCTAAAAAACAAAAAGGTTTACCCAGATTTTCATATAAAGGTGCAAAAAGATATCTTGAATCATTTGGATATGATTTTGCAATAAGAAGATATAAGCCTTCTAAAAAAACTAATCAAGCTGTAGTAGCTTATAAAGATTGGTGTAAGATGGCAATATGTGACTTCGATTCTCTTCAGGGAATTGATAAACAGCAGCTTATTAGATTATTTGAAGATCATCGTAGAAAAAAGAATATATAAAGAGAAGTATAATACAATTGTAATTTTAACACATGGCAGGATTTATAGAAAGAAACGGACCATTAAGTACTGGTAAAAGATCATTCACACTAAGTGATACATTAAAAAGACTCTCGTCTTTCGGAATGTATTACGATGATTTAGTCTTAAGACAATCTCAGGCAATAGGCCCTGTAGAAGATGAATTTGGTTACGGCCAAATGAATCAGATGGGTCTAGATGACGATAACATGTATGGGGCATTTGCTGCATTATCGATGGCAGATACCAATATGAGAAAAAATATTCCTTTCTTTGACCAAGGTTATGAAGGTAAAAGAGAAGAATTAAGAAGATTTTCTACACATGATGAAATAGAAGATATATTAGATATCTTATGTGATGAATCTATCGTGTATGACAATAAGAACTTTATTGGAAATCCAGAACTTATAGGAATGGATGTTTCAGAAGAAGTTACAAAGTACTTAAATAAATCATACAGAGATTTATATCAATATTTTGGATTTAATTCAGATCAATCGGCATGGTACTTCTTTAGAAAATTCTTAATTGACGGATATCTTTCTTTTGAAATTATTTACAGCCCAGATCAAGATCAGATTATAGGATTTAAGGAAATAGATCCTATTACACTAATGCCAGGTTATAATAAAGATGATGGTAAAAAAGTATGGGTTCAATTTAAGGACGATCCTGTTAAGGAGAGAGTCCTGTATGATTCACAGATTATCTATCTTTCTTATTCTTCAATAACCACTGCCTCGAGAGTAAGTTACTTAGAAAGACTTATAAGATCATTTAACCTGATGAGAATAATGGAACATACTAGAGTTATCTGGGCGGTTACAAACTCATCATATAGAATGAAGTTTATTATTCCAGTTGGTGGTAAATCTAAAACAAGAGCTAAACAATCTCTTGCTCAATTAATGGGTAATTATAAAGAAGTTGTAGATTTTGATTGGGATTCAGCTACATTAGCAACTAATGGAAAACCAATGCTCCAATTTAACAAAGAATATTGGTTACCATCTAAAGAAGGAGAATCTCCAGAGATTGAAACTTTAGGAGGAGACGGTCCCGAATTATCAGATACAGAAGCACTTAAATATTTTAATGATAAATTAAAAATGGTTTCTAAAATACCATTCAATAGATTCATGTACGAAGACGGTGGAGGTGACTTTAACCTTGCAGCTGATGGTATGATTAGAGATGAAATTAAGTTTTCTAAATTTATCAAAAGATTACGTTCTTCTTTCCAAGAAATTTTAGTAAAACCCCTATGGTTACAAATGTGTCTTAAATTTCCTGAATTTAAAGATGATGCAGGTTTTAGAACTCAAATAGCTATTCAATTTAATGAAGAGAATATGTTTGCTGAATTAAAACAAATGGAAATCATGGAGAAACGATTAGACTTTATATCTACAATGCAAGATTCTCTAATGAAAACAGATCCAGTTACTATGGAAGAAATGCCTTACTTTGATATGGAATTCTTAGTAGACAGATATTTAAAATTATCCCCTGACGATAAAGCTGCAAACGAAGCTTATAAACAAAGACAAGCTTCTGAAGAAGCAGAAGAACCTGAGGTGGACCCTATGGACATGGGATTCTAGAAAAAAGAATATATAATTAGCAATGAAACACTTAAAAACATTTAAAAACTACTCTAATTTAACAGAAGATGCACTAGAAGTCGGAGACGATTCAGATGTAATAGTAGATGATATTCTTTTAGATTCAGGTGAAAAGATTAAATCTGCTGAAATTATAGGAGTAATAAATACAAGTAAAACAGAGAAAGAATTCAAAGAATATTTTTATAAAGAATACGGTAATAACGCATTTACCGAAGAAGATATGCAAACTCTAGTCACTTATTATTTAGAAGTTGAAACAGAAGTAAAGGCTAAGGAAACTGAGGAGGAAGAAGCTGCTAAGAAGGAAGAAGGTGGCGAAGAAGGTGCTGGAGGCTTAGAAGATGAGCTAGGAGATTTAGAAATATAGAAAAAATGAAAAATCATTATTCTTCAAAAGATATATAAACAACAAACATAGTATTAAAATATATGAATACAAAAAACAATCTATTAATCCTAGAAAGATCTTCTAGTGAATTAGAATTCAAACAAGATGGTGATGGGGCTTATGTCCTTGAAGGTATATTTGGAGAAATTGACAAAAAGAATAGAAATAATAGAATCTATACTGAGTCAGAATATGTTCCACAAATTGAAGCTCTTCAATCTAAAATAGGTTCTTCTAAACTTTTAGGAGAATTAGATCACCCACAAACATTTGATGTATCTTTAAAAAACGTATCTCACGTTATTGAAGAATTATCCTATGATAGCGAAACAAAACAAGTAAAAGGTAAAATCAGATTACTTGATACTGAAGCTGGTCGTCAGGCTAAAGCTTTGGTTGATGCTGGTGTTCCTTTACAAATTTCATCTAGAGCAGCTGGTACAGTTGAATCTAACGGGACTGTTAAAATTAAGCAATTATTCACTTATGATTTAGTTGCAGATCCTGGCTTTGAAAATGCTGAATTAAAAAGAGTTAACGAATCTTTCGGATTTGATAACGATTCTAGCATTCAAATTTATGAAATTGGAAATACAAAAGAACTTTTAACAACCGAAAATAAAACTGAAAACAAAATGGCTGAATCAAAATTCGTAAGTACTGATGATTTTAATAAATATTCACAGTATTTATCAAGCGAAATAAAAACTATTAAAGAGGGAATGGAATCTTTAAATAGTGATGAATCTGTAAAGTCTGAAGTTGAAAGCGTTAAAGAATATTCAAACTATCTTGCTGAGAAATTAGAAAAGACTATCGAGTATTCTGCATACCTTGCTGAAAACTTAGATAATACAATAACTACAAATAACGAAATATCTGAGAAATTAGATAATAGCGTTGCATATACTGAGCATGTTGCTGAAGGTGTTGAATCAATTAAAGACTATACTAATTATTTAGCAGAATCTTATAATGAAGGTGCAACAACTCATGAAGGCTTATTAAAGTATATTGAATACTTAAAAGAAAATTTAGAAAAAGTTACTGAATACGCAGAATACGTTGCAGAAACAGTTAATTCTAACTTATTACTAGAAGATGAAGCTGGTAAAGAAGTTGAAGAAATTGAAGCAGAAGACGATTCTACGGATGTTACTGAACCTACAGTTGATGCTGAAGATAATGAATTAGATCATGGTGCAGAAGTTGAAGACAAATCTGACGAGTTAGAAGACGAATTAGAAGACACAGTTGACGATGCAGGTGACGAAGAAATTTCTGAAGAAGAAGACGTTGAAGCAGTTGAAGAAACTGAAGAAGAAGACGTTGAAGAAGGAAATGCATTTGGTGCTGCAAGAGCAAAAGCAATCGCAGACGGAGAAAAAGAATTTACAGTAGACGGAGAAACTTATAAAGTTGAAGACGTTGATGCTGAAGATAAAGAAAATGCAGAAGAATTCGTAGAAGAAACTGAAGCAGTAGAAGAAACTGAAGAAGAAGAAACTGAAGCAGTAGAAGAAACTGAAACAGTAGATACATTAGATGCTTACAAATCTGAAATTAGTTCTAAATTATCTGCTTTAATCGAAAAAGCAACTGTTAAAGAAAATACTAACCCTCATTTCTTTAGATTTATTTCTGAAGCTAAGAAAGCAGAATATAACGAATTAAATACTGAAGATCAATCTAAAGTATTAAAATCAATCGAAGGAAAAGGATTCTTAACTGAAGGACAAATTCTTACATTATGGAACTCTTCATTAATAAATAGCGTTAAAACTAACGAACCTAATGTTATTGAAATGATGCCAGAAGAATATAAAGAAGCATGGTCTAACATGTCAGATAACAAGAAAACAGCTCTTATAGCTCAATCTAAATACCATAAACTAGAAACTGCTTACCAAGTAAGAAACTTCTGGCAAACTAGAGATCTTAGAGATGTCAAAGTTGTTATGGAAAAAGTAGAATCAGTAAATGAAGCTGCTCCTGTTATTGAAGACAAAAAACCTTTATATGATTTAACTAATGTTAAGAAGTCTATTAACAAGAGATTCAACAAGTAATATCTTAATATTTTAGGAAAAACGTAAAAAACGTAAATATAATAACAATATATAGTATATCGATAATCAGATAAGAAGAAAAAATCTGACAAACATCGAGAAGATCGTTCAATCGATCAAATTTAAACAACCATTAAAAAAAAACAAATAATAAAATGGCAAATTTAATTAACTCTGCAGAAGTTAGAGAAACTTGGGCTCCGATCATCGAATCAGCTACAGGTATCAACGAAGCAGAAAAACTAGCGTGGATGTCAGAATACTGTCATAACCACAAACTTTACGAAGATGCACACATCATGTCTTTAGGGACTGCTGGTAACATCTACGGTATGGGTAATGTATCTTTACCTTCTGCAACTGCAGACGGTTCAGGTGATAAAGCTCCTACATTATTACCATTAGCAATGCAAGTTGCTGCACAAACTATAGGTTTAGACTTAGTACCAGTTGTACCAATGGCTGGACCAATGGGTCTTTTATCTTACTTAGACTTCGTTTACGAAGGTGGTAAATTAGCTGGAGATGTTGCTCCAACTTACATCAAAACTGACGCTGCTAAAGCTGAGGTAGATGGTAACGAATCAGGTGGATTTACTTTCACTTGGATCGGTTCTTCTAGAATTGACAACATGGATATCTATAAAGTTGCTGAAGCAGCTTCTACTTCAGGTTCTGTTGCTGATGCAATCAACGCATTAGATACTGAAGTTGATGCAGATGATGCTACTATCGCTATTGTTAAATCAGTAGAATTAGTAAAAGGTTTAGAAGATCATATTAAAGGATTCGCTGCTGCTGACGAAGATGGTAACCCATTCTCAAGAGGTGCAGGTGAACAAACTCCTGACAAAGTTATGGGTCTTTCTTTATTCTCAAAAAGTGTTGCTGCTGAAACTTTCCAAGTTGCTGCTGCAGTTACTAGAGAACAAGTACAAGATCTTAAACAATTCGGTGTAGATGCTGTTGCTCAAGTTGAGTCAGTATTAACTAACGAATTAACTCAGTCAATCAACAACTTAATCTTAGCTAAACTTAATTCTTTAGGTAAAGATAACGTTACAGCTGCTGGTGTAAATTTAGACTGTAATTTAGCATTAAATGCTGATTTCGGTGGTGAGACTATCGCTTCTAACCATAGAAGAATCTTAACTTCAATCCTTGCTGCTGCGAACTTTATCGCAAACAGAGGTAGAAGAGGTGCTGGTAACTTTTGTGTTGTAGGTCCTAAAGTGGCTACAGCTTTACAATCAGTTGCTGGTTTCGTTGCTAACCCAATGGCTAACACATTATCACAAGCAGCAGGTGCAATCTACCCAGTAGGTTCTGTAGCTGGTGTAAATGTATACACTGACCCAAGACAAGCATGGGGAGCTAATGATTCTAATTACGAAGTAGTAGTTGGTAGAAAAGGTGACGGTAATGGTCCTGGATTAGTATTCATGCCTTACTTAATGGCTGAATCAGTACAAACAATCGCTGAAGGAACTATGGCTCCTAAAGTAGCTGTTAAATCTAGATTCGCATTAGTTGAAGCAGGTTTCCACCCAGAAACTCAATATGTTACATACGAAGTTAAAGGATTAGCTCTTTAATTAGAACTAACTTTTAGATTTTAATATTAAAGGTCCTCTATTTTAGAGGACCTTTTTTTGTTTCGTTGAAACTTAAACAGATATATAGACTATAAGTTTATAAATAAATCAATATAAAAGATGAAAACATTCGAACAATGGTATAATTCTACAAAAAAGGCTGATTCAATAGATGAAGCTTCTGAAGATAATATACCTGTAGCTAAATCATCAACTTCAATAGAATCAGACACAACTACTGCCATAGCCTCTCCGGAAGCAACGGGAGAAGAGGGTTATTCTAAAATGATGCAAGATTGTGATGATATTATCAATTCTCTAAAAACACTTTCTGATCAACTTACGGAATCAGAAGATCAACCATTAAATGAAGCAAATCCTATGGGACAGGTGCTTATGGAAGATCCTATTATTATGGGAGCAGTTCTAGGATTAACGGCAGTTATTGGTGCAGTTGGTTTAGGTGCAAAGGCTATAAAAGATGGTGCTAAAAATAAAAAGACCATTAAAGAAGCAGAAAAAGATTATTCTAAATTAAAGAAATTAAAAATGCAAACCGTTAAAATGGAAGTTGCAGTATTATCTTTAGAGGATAAAAGAAGAGAACTTTCAACTACTGAATCAATCGAAGAAGCTGGAGATGATGTAAAGGCGAAGGCAAGCGCAGCAAATAAGAAAAAAGCACTTCAAAAAATGAAAGCCAAGTTAGATAATCAAATAGAATCTATGAGGCAGAAAAAAGATGGAATTAATTCAGCTGCTACAGAATATGGATCTTCATTAGAAGTTAAATACTCAAAGGTAAGTGGATTTGGATCTGGAAAAGTTAAAACGTTAATCGCTGATATGAGAGATCAAATCACGACAGAAGTTTCAGAATATAAGCTAGATGCATGGGGAGATAAGATGAGTGCCGAGACTAAGAAAGATTTAAAAGAAAGAATTACAAAATCTAAACAGGCTCAAAAGGAGAGAATGGATAAAATAACAGCTGAGCAAGAGAAAAATGCTAAGAAGTTAGATGATGCAGCTAAAAATGACGAAAAGGTTAAAGCTGAGCTAGAGCAAATAAAGGCTGAAAAAGAAAAAGGAAAAGAAAAAGAAGAAGCTCCAGAGGAAACTCCAGAAGAAACTCCAGAAGAAACTCCAACGGAGACTCCGGAAGAAACTCCAGAAAAAGAAGATGATTTCGATGCATTTGGAACGGATGGAGACGATGAAGAATCTCCTGAAGAAGAAACGGAAGAAGTCGATAAGACAGATAACTCAAAGGAAGGAATGACCAAAAGAGTTGATGCTGTTATTGCAAAGGCAGAAGAGAGTGGAGATGAAGCAAAGCTTAAAAAAGCAAAAGAACTTAAAGCTAAAATTCTTGCAAAAGAATCTTGGCAATTAAATAATACTAAATTAGGGTTAATATTTGAATCCGATCTTAGAAAAATGGAAATGGAATCTTTAATACAAGAGTCTATTTCAGTTAAAGATCGTTTCTCTAAACTAATCTAAATTCTTTTTAGAATTTTTACGAGCTAAATTTAGAAACTCCTGTTGTTGATTCAATAGGAGTTTTTTTATGTGCTTACGGAACTCTATCGATGACTTAAGTATTCTAGCATCTACCATAGGAGCCAGTAATGCATCATGATACTCTGGATGAACAAAGTTTTCCAAGCTAAAGTTATCAGTCTTAGATCTGATAGGTTTACCAGATAGTGCACAGACCCAATCTATTGTGTTATAGTTTTCTTTAAGATCTTCCATCTTCACAAACGAATCAGTAGACCAATCATAATAATACTTATTTTTAGAGGAAGTATATCTATGTTGACATATATTGAATATGATATGAACGAACTGATCGCTTTCACACCTTTCACCTAAAATAGGATTTTCTATTAATAGTCTCTTCTGCTGTCTTGCAAGATTTGATAACTTAATTCCAAATCTATTAGAATAAGGAGAATGAGGGGAAACCCTTTCCAATTTGGGATATTTTTTATTATATGCCATATAGTATTTATTCGTGAAACAAAACAGCTATATTATGTATAATTATTAAACAAATTTACATGGTTCACACACTGTTCACAGAAAAATATCGTCCAAATAACTTAGACGAGTTGATTTTACCAGAAAGAGTAATGTCAAAATTTAAAGATGGTCTAACTCAAAATGTACTTTTGGCTGGAAGCCCTGGTACTGGTAAGACATCTACTGCGAAGGCGATTGTTAAGCAATTCGAACTTCCTTATATTTACATCAATGCATCAACTGATACTTCAGTAGATGTTATTAGAACCAGGATTATGGATTTCTGTTCTACTATGTCTATCTTAGATGATCAAGGTAAGATGAAAATAGTTATCCTCGATGAGGTAGATGGTGTATCTGATCAATTCTTTAAAGCTCTTCGTGCTACTATGGAACAATTTGCATCTAATTCAAGGTTTATTGCAACCTGTAATTATGTAAATAAAATTCCAGATCCAATTCTTTCAAGGTTCGAAGTAATTAATTTCGACTTTGATAAAGAAGAAGAGAGCGAATTGACAAAGAAATATATTAGACGAGTATATGATATATGTGGAAAAGAAGAAATGACAATAGAAAAACCAGCATTGGTTGAATTTGTCCGTAGAAACTTCCCAGATCTTCGCTCGACACTTAATAAATTACAAGGATATAAGTCAGAAGGAACGAGTAAGATTACATTAAATGATGTTAAAAAGTTTAACTCAGTCTATAAAGATGTTTTTGAATTAATCTTTAATGAAACAGACCCTGTTAAAAACTATAAGTATTTAGTAGGTGAATATTCAAATAGAACAGATGAAATACTTCAAACATTAGGAGAAGAGTTCATAGACTATATTCAATCAGAGAAAGGAAATAGCGCAAAGCATATTCCTCAAATTGCAGTAACTGTAGCAGAACATCAGGCACAAAGGGTTCACGTAATTGACCCAGCGATAACCATGCTAAGTTGTATATATAAGCTACAAGAAATAATTAGAAATTAATTGCTGAAATATTTTTTTATCTCAGAAATTTTGCTTATATTAGTAATATAAAACAAAACACATGAAACTAGGAAAACATACATTGTTAATTGACGGTAACTATTTTTTACACAGTAGACTATTCGTTCTACCTAGGCCTAAAGGTAAACAATTATTAGGCGATAAAGAATCACAATCTCAACTTATGAGAAAGCTATGTATTGACTTCGCCTCAGAAGTTCGTAAAATGGCTCCTTTTGTAGACCAGATTGTTGTTGCAGTTGATGCTAAATCATGGCGTAAAGATCTTTTTCCTGATGCACAATATAAAGGAACTAGAACACATGACGATTCTATTAATTGGAAAGCAGTCTTCGGTGTTTATGCTGAATGGCAAAAAATACTAGAACAAAAGGGTATTATTATCCACCAGGTTCAAGGTGCAGAAGCAGATGATGTAATGTACGGCTGGTCTACTCAATTAAATAGCGAAGGTAAAAATTGCATTGCATGGACAGGTGATAGAGATTTAATTCAACTCGTAAACTACAATCAAGCGACAGATGCATATACACTATGGTATTATAATTCTAAGAAAAAGCTTATTGCCTTTGAAGGTTTCGAAGATGTAATGGCATCTAGAAAAACATCTACAATGACCAATGACGAATTGTTATTCAACATTGCCTCAGAAGAAGCAACGTACGACAAGCTAAAGGAAGACTTCCAGGCATGGATGGATAAGAACAGAGTAGAAGTTCAAGAAATTAACTGTGACGACTTTGTATTCGGTAAAATCCTACAAGGTGACAAATCAGATAATATTCCTTCAGTTATTACATGGACTAAAGCTGCATCTAATGGCAAGATCAGAAACTATTCACTTACAGAAAAACATTGTGTAAAGATCTTAGAACAATATAAGAAAGAAGAAAGCGAATTTACAATAGAACACTTTTTCAATAGAGGTCAAGTAAATAAGCTAGTAGATATTATTTATAGAGTTGTTGGTAAATCTGATCCTAAGGAAATCAGAATTAGATTTAATCAAAACTTAGATCTAGTTCTTCTTCACTATAATACTATTCCCCTTGCAATTCAAAAAGGTATTTATAATAATATTGAAGCAGATAGAAATGTTTTACCAGAGTTCTCTAATATCACTCAGATGGAAAAGATCTTAGAAGGAACAGATTGGATGGCAAAGAAATCACAGGGTGCTCCTAAAAAGTATGATGCCTTCGCAGGATTAAAAGAAGATAGTAGCAAGGAAAGACCTTCTACTAAGAAATTGAACGAACTTTTTTAATAAACTTATAGCAAGTTTACAGTATAATTTATATGCTAGACGAAACAAAATTATTTGATTTTGTAAAGATCATGTTTACAAAACCTAATCAATACAAGAACGTAAAGAACTTTAATAAGAAGAGACACCACTTCATGATTAACAGATTTTTTGCTATTAAATATCCATCAAATGCACAGTTATTTAATGTGAATGGAATTAATGGCAATGCAGTTATAGATAGTTGGCACATGGTATCTTCAAGATTTCGTTCAGTTCCAGGGTGGATCTATACTAAAACTAAGAAGGCAGCTCCAAAACCTAAAAAATCAAAAAAAGAATATATACCTAAAGAAGAAACAATTAAATTCTTTTTACAAAGAAATGAAATTGGAATGAGAGAGTTCAATGATCTTAAGAAATTCAACCCGGTTGAATTAAATAATAATCTATTGGAATTAGAAAACACAATGCAGGTATATTAAATGATTAGTTACTACGACTTTAATGATGTGGCTACGGTTGTTGACGCCACCCTATTCAAATATAATTACATCGACAATAAGATTCTTACACTAGTAAAGAATCAATTAGACTATAGGGTCGTTAATGATGGATCTCTTCTAGTAAGTAAAGAGCAATTATCTTTGTTTTTAAAAGAAAACTTTCAATCCGATATTAATAGAATTAATGCAACTGGTTTTGAACAATTTCATAAAGAAGCAACTACTATCTATTTTCTACATAAGATTTTAAATGATTTTACAAATCTAGAATATGTTAAACTGACTATCAATAAGAATAAATCTTATAGTAGATTATCTGACATAGATGGAATTAAGACTCTTAGATTTAATTTTAAAGTATTGGCAGGAACATTAAGGCTATATGATATATTTCAACAAGAAAAAGATTTACAAGAAATAAACTCTATTTTAATTTCACTAGGTCTTATGAAAAAGAATGTTCCTTACGCAAGGCACAATGCTTCTCATATATTTAATGCCTTAGATTCTTTTGTAAGATCGAGAGAAGGTTCAGATGGAAAAGAATTTGATACTGCATTAGATCTAATGGACTGCATAGAAGCTAAGATCCAAGATGATAATCCCAAAATAATGTTAATCACTGATTACTAGCTTTCTTTAACGAATATATAGACAAAAGAACTAGATATTAAATGGTAACAGGATATACTGCAAACGCAAACGGAGATCAACTCATAGCATCCCTACAAGATCCTTTTCAGAACGTAATAAAGATTACGGATTGGGAAATTATAGCAGGTTTAACAACACCACAGACAAAGGGTGTAGTTATATTGAATGCAGGATCTCCAACAGTAATAGGAATGGGAACAGATTTTACATTTCTAGCCAATGGTGATGAAATTGTATTAGGAAATAAGATATTTCAAATTAGTTCCGTACCAGACGCATACACCCTGGAATTAACAACGTCACCCCAGTTTTCAACACAACCATCTGGAATAGAATTTTTCTTAGTTCCTAATGAATTAAATAAATTTGATTATGAATTTAGATGGTCACAGACTGGTGGATCTTTTTCAGAATTTTCAGAATTAAATAAAACTTCAAACATCGGAGATTTATTCAGTTTAGATTTTAATAATACACTTCCACTTTACATTGACCTAAAAGCAGAAGTATCTTCATTATCCGGAGGTAACTCTTTATCTCTTATTTCAATCACATATACTACACAGACTGAAGACGGTATTGTTGAAGCATGTCCTAACTTTTGTGTTGAGTGTTTAGATCCCTTTTCAATGGACGGATGTGCAAACATTATCGTAGAAGAATGTAATGATAATTTATTTAATCCATATAATTTAAGTAAATCTACTAAATTTGTAAAACAAATCACAGGATTAGTAAGCAATATATTTGGCCATGAAGTAAACTATTTTAGAACTGAACCAGATATGAGAACAGAAGATGTTACTCTTATGGAATATAGTTTACATGATGTAGTAGATAATAAAAACATAAAGATATTAGTCCCGGGAAATGAATTTCCTGAAGAAAGTATAACTTTCGATATATTCGGAATGGATTTTGCAGACTTTGAAATTCACATTACTCAAGAAGAATTTGATAGAGCGTTTGGTGAAAGAGATTCTCAAGGAAATTTAATAAAAAGCAGATATCCTAGATCTAAGGATTACATGTATATTCCTATTATTAATAGAATGTATGAAGTTCATACCATAGCTTTAGCTGACGAGTTTAATAAGACCAATTCATACTGGAGAGTAATGCTGAAGAAATATCAAGAAAGAACTTCAGTTAATAAAAATACATTCAACGCCGCAACTGACACGTTAACCACTGGAATCGAAGAAGTTTTTGGAGAAAGACAAAGGGAAGAGCAGGAAAAGGTTTCGAATCCGCAGCAATTTCAAACAGTTATTTCTACACACAAGGATGGTATTAGAAATTTCTATAATAAAGATTTACAAATAATAGATTTTGAATTAAAAAACAGATGGACAATTGTTAGTAAAAATTATTATGACTTATCTGGAGTAGCGGAAGGAGATTTATGTATCGAATATGATGCACCATCTAGTCTAGAAACAGGCAAAAACATGGCAATTTCCGGATGGTTTAATCCACAGTTTGAAATTGGAAGTGGAGATCATTTCATAATAGGAGATCCAACCGCGCTTACAGGATTTAAAACTTATTTAAACGATTCAGAATTTAAAATAATGGTTAATGGAAATACAGTTACATTTAACCACGGCCTTTCTTTAGAAAAAAGATGGTATGGATTTACTTTAAATATAAGTAATGAATTTTCCACAACTAGTTTAAGTATTTATAACTTAAATGAATCTGGATTACCTCAAAGCGCAACCTCTCAATTAACTGAAGTGTTTAATGAAGTTAAACCTTCGGGCTTAGTTTGGAACTCTAATTCTAATTTCCAAATAAGAGGAAATAGTATGTATATGACCAACATTAGAGTATTCGATCAAATGATAGAAGAAGAACAAAGATCTAATATATTAAATCAATATATAGTTAGAGATAATCAACTTGCTAAATTAATAGACAATGCAATACCTAGTATTGGGTTTCAGAAATTTAGACACACTAGGTAATTAGGATATATAATCCTATAAAACAATAACTTATGTCAGAAGAAAAGAAGTCAATAAAAGACCAAGCAGAAGATATTAGAAAAGAGCTTGATGAACTTATTGGTGAAAGTGTAGATATAACAGAGGCTACGGATACTGATCCAGCGTTTCTTCCACTTCAACCAAAGGAAGTTCTTCCATCATTTGGAGAACTTAAAACAAGATCTACTAAAACAGCTAAGAAAACTATAACAGCCCTTATGAAATTTTATCTTGCAGAAGATATAATTGAAAAGGATGAATATATCGCTGCTAAGAAAAAGATGGATGAGATGACAATGTCTTCTTTAGTTTATCAATTACAAGCAGGTGAAAGAGCTCTTACAACACTATTAGAAACTATCGAAGATGGCGAATTAGCTCCAAGAATGTTTGAAGTTCTTGCAACTTTACAGAAATCAATGCTAGATATTATTAAATCCCAAACAATGTATTTAATGGCAACTGAAGAAAGTGCTAAACGAATTTCTAGAGATATAGAAATTTACAAGAAAAGAGATGATGTTAGGGAAATAGAAGAATCAGGAGGTTCCACTGGTGATTCTGCGGTTCAAAGAGGAACTAAAGATCTTATGAGAATGATTCGTTCTGGAATCGATTCAGAAACTCAAGATATCGAAGATGTAGAACCTAACGAAGAATAACAATGAGCGATTACGTAGGAGATAATATGTGGATTCCGAAAGGAGACAAAAGCGATCCTGGTCAAAAGCTGGTATGGTCGACTAAGAATGTTGATGATCTTTTAGTAGCACTAGATAAAGGATATCGCCCACAAGTTTCTATGCCCTTTTATGAGGGTAAGCAGTTTTTACGTAAGGGTAATATTGTATTTGAATATACTGAAGAGGAAATTGCAGAGCTGGCTAAATGCGCAAATGATATTGTTTATTTTGCAGAAAAGTATGCAGTAGTAATGACAGATGAAGGTATTCAACAGGTGAAACTTAGAGAATATCAAAAAGAATTATTACATAACTTTCAAAACGAAAGATTTAATATTGTATTAGCGGCCAGACAAATGGGTAAAACTGTAACGGCTTCTATTTTTAATGCATGGTATGTTACATTTAACTATGATAAAACTACTCTTCTTTTAGCTAATAAATCAGATTCAACAAAAGAAATTATAGATAAAGCAAAGGTAGTTATTGAAAACCTTCCTTTCTTTATGAAACCAGGTATTATTAAGTATGACGTTATGAATGTACGTTCAGATAATGGATGTAGATTAGTAGGTCAATCAACTACCGCAAAATCAGGTATTGGTTTTACTATTCATAACTTATATCTTGATGAGTTCGCACACATTCATCCAACTATAGTTGATTCATTCTATGAAAATGTATATCCTACATTATCAGCTTCTAAGGTATCTAGAATTAATATTACTTCAACACCGAATGGATTTAATAAATTCTATGAAATTTATGCAGGTGCTGAAAAAGGAGAAAATGAATATACACCAACGAGAGTTGATTGGTGGCAGCATCCGGATAGAGATGATGCATGGTATGAAAGAGAACTTGGAAACTTAGGTTCTGAAGAAGCCTTTAATAGACAATATGGAAATGAATTCGTAAGTTCTTCTAATCTATTATTAAGCCCAATGGTTATGAAAACCATGAGAAAGAATTCACATGAATTTATATGGCATGATTTAGAAGATTTCGAAAATATACAAATAGATACAAAGGGAGTTTTAGGATTTCATAAAGACTTCGATCCTGAAGGAGCAAAAGAATCTAATAGATTTTATTTGTTTTCAGTAGACATCGCAGAAGGCAACGGAGGTGATTACTCTGTAATTAATGTTTTCGAAGTAGAACCAATGGAAGATAAGGACATTATTGATGCAGTGACACCCGGTGCAATGTATGACTTTTTTAGATTGAATCAAGTGGCAGTCTTTAGATCTAATGAACATGTTATTGAAGATTTTGCAAAGGTTCTATATACATTAGCTGTTGAGATATTTAATCCTGAAAATGTTAAGATGATTATAGAATTCAATACATACGGTTCTATCTTATTGAAATATTTACAAACAGTTTATCCTTCAAGAAATGAATTTGAAGACGAGATGGTATTAAGGTTTAAACATAGACATGATTCAAGAGCCTTAAAACCAGGTATAAAATTAAAAGCAGATAACAAATCAGTGTTTTGCCAAAATTTTAAAAAATTAATTGAAAATAATAGAATAAAAATAAATGACACAGAAACTGTAAATGAAGCAAGTCTTTTCGGTAGTCTTAAAAATGGAAGCTATGGTGCTCAAATGGGTAATGATGATATCATTATGACAGGAATCACTGCCACTGAATTTTTTAACACTACAGATTATGCAGATTACATCGAAGAATTGCTAGATTTTATAGATCCTGAAAAGTATAAATTAATGGAAACTACTCTATATCAACAAAACGATTCAGCCGGAGATATGCAGTATGATATTTATGATCTTATATAGACTAAACTCCAGATTTACACGGATATATAGATTAACAAATAAAAAAATAAAATTAAATAACTATGGCACTAAGTCCTCAATTATTACAATTCAAGAGTTCAGGCGTTTACAGATTGGAATTTGATAAATCTCAAACTGCTAATATTGACGTTTCTACTCTTAGGCTGGTTGTTGGTCACTCAAGAAAGGGACCTTATAATACACCAGTATTAATCGAAAACGTTGAAGCATTCATTCAAGTATATGGAAACATTGACAAATCGTTAGAGAAAAAAGGAATGTTCTTCCACAGATCAGCTAAAGCTGCTCTTTCAAGAGGACCTATCCTAGCTCTTAACCTTGCTCAATTTGGAGTAAATGATTTAGCTTCAGCTGCACAAATTTCAACAAACGGATCATATGAATCTGATCCAGTATCGAATAGATATTCAGCGCCGCTTCCAACGGATGTAGCATTTGAAGTAGGTGATCCTATTCCAGATACAGGATCTGTTCCAGTTGCAACTGCTATTACAGACGCTGCAGCAGCTACACTTTCAGTAGACGGTTTAACTTTAACACTAGCAGGTGTAGATTTAACATCTAGCCTAGCAGGTACTTTCTATTTACTTTCAGATGCAGGTAATGAACCTCATATTGCAGCAACAGCTGCGTTTGATGGTACAGATACTGTAATTACAGCTTTAGCTGCTATCAATACAGCTCACGGTGGTGGTTCAACAAGTTTTGATATTTATGACAGTGCAGCGACTATTGCTCCCGATCAGTATACTCTAGCACAAGTTGAAGCTGATACGTTTTATACTTATCCTTCACTAGGTCATCAGACTGGAGACTATACTTATTCAAGTTTCTTTGACACTGATAAATTTATGATTCCTTCTGATGAGAAATTATTACAAACATTAGGTGAAGATGCTAACCAAGTTTTAAACTTTGTTAATATTAAACAAACACCAATCACAGTTTTCACAAGAAAAGCGCAAGATACGGCTGGATTTGATGTTACTGCAAGAGAATGGTATGGAGAAGGAAATGTTCCAGCATATTTAAATGACAAAGATTTAATGTCAGATTATATGATTGATGTATTTGTATTCAAAGGTCAATTTGATGCTGCAGCAATGGACACCGATCCAGTTTATGGATTTTACTTCGACAGTAAAGGTTTAAGAAAAGAGCTAATAGAACAATTTGCAAATTTAAGACAAGTTGAAATGATAGGTTCTTATTCTGGTTCAATGCTTCCAGGTTTTAAAGACTTAGAAGGAAGAAACGTATATATCGAAACAATGATTAACGCTGAAGCAAGAAGAACAGGTTTATTCTGTGCAATTGCTGAAGATTTAGTAACTGATGAATCTGGAGATACTCCAATTGATTTAGTTGGTCACACATTTGACGAAGACGGATCAGATCAAGTAGTATTATCTTACGATGTTGAAATGAGATCAATAGCATTACCTAACGCTGATGTATATGCCGCGGAAGGAGAAGATGCAAAATTTACTTTTAACGATCCTAATCATCCAAAGCCAGAAATTACAAAAGGAAACTATATTAGAGTAGGTGAAAGATTAGCTTTAGTTAAACAAGTATCAGTTGAAAAAACAGATTTAGTAACTATATGGACTGTTAAATTATCAGAAGCAGCTCCTTTAGTAGCTCCTTCAGTTTATGTTGAATCTTTAGAAGATGCAGCTGAGTCATATACTCCATTTGTATTAAATGGTGCTCAAATTGAAGCAGAAACTATTTTCTCATGTTTAGAAGCTATTAAAGTAGGAACAGGATTAGCAACTGGTTTAGTAGATAAAGATGCAATCGAATTTAGATATATTGTTGATACATTTGGTTCTTTTGATAATCAATTAAGAGATAAAATCCAATTATCTCAATTAGCAAAAGAAAGACAAAATGCATCAGCTATATTAAATGCACCAATGGTAAAAGATTTTAAAGCATCTACGGATCCTTCATTTATCAATGCATTTAGCCAGTCATTCCAAACTTCATACATTCCAGAAGGAGGTAACTTAGATTTAAATCCAACATCCTTATACACATTACCAAGTATCGCAGATGGTGCAAATTACGCATTCTACTACGGTCCTGGTCTTATTGTAAGAGAAAATGGAAAAGACATCATGGTTCCACCAGCTGCGTATGTATCTAATAACTATATTGATAAATACACAGATGCTTTACCATGGTCAATTGTTGCTGGTCCTAGAAGAGGAGTTGTTGCTGGCCCTAATGTTGTAGGTGCTGAATACTCTTTTGACAAAGCAGACAGAGACATTTTAGAGCCATTTGGTTATAATCCAATTGTATTCCAAAGAGGAGTTGGTTTAACTATCTTAGGAAATAAAACTGCACAGCAGTCTATTAAATCATCACTATCTTCAGCTCACGTTAGAGAAGTGTTAATTTACATTCAAGATGCAATGGCAGATATCCTTAAAGATTACGTATTCGAATTTAACAATGCACAAACTAGATTAGAAATCAAAACTCTAGCAGATTCATTAATGGAATCAGTTAGACAAGATGGTGGTGTATACGATTTCAAAAACGTAATGGATCAATCAAATAACACAGGTGAGGTAATTGACAACAACATAGGTATCATAGATACATTTGTTGAGCCAGTTAAAGGTTTAGAAATAGTTGTGCATAGAACAACAATTTTAAATACTGGTGAAATTTCAACCGGAAACTTTAGTTAAGAAGATATATAATAAAAAATAAAACAATAAAGACTTATGGCTTTACCACACTATTCACAAGATCAAACTAGTAAGGCGGGTAGACAATTCGAACCAGTACAAGGAAACTTATTTGAGGTAACTATTTTACCTCCAGCTGGCGTTTCTGATGCTCCACTATTACTACAACACGTTAACACTATTGGCGGGTTGGAATTATACAAAGATGCAGGTACCGTCGAACAGAAATACAAGTTCTCAAAAAGATCTTATGCTGGTATGCCAGATGATACTTCACTTACAGTGGCTATCAATTTCTCTTTGAACTTAAACGACGCTAACCAAGCTTATTTATATAAAACAATGAGACAATGGTATAACTTAGCTTACAATCCACAAACTGGAGAAATGGGCTTAAAGAAAGACTATACTGGAACAATAGTAATCGTTCAATTTAACAGAGCTGGAGATATTTTCAGAACTGTAACATTAGAAGATTGCTGGATTTCTTCTGGACTTCCATTCACTAACGACTTAAGTTATGAATCTCCAGAAGCTGCTGCTTTAGACGTATCATGGAGATGTGATACCTTTAAAGAAGTATTAGCTTAATTTATTAAAAGTAGGACGGCTTTAATTAGTTCGTCCTATTTTTATGAAACTAAAATATAATATAATGATATAATAATATGTCCAGTAAACTAACGAAGAAATTACAGGTATTACTCTCTGAAGAAGAAGTGTTTATCATAAACAGGATTATACTAAACGAGGCGATTGAAAATGGAGAGAGACCGGTTTCAGTTTCGGCGTTTATCAGAGACTTAATAAGACAAGAAATAGATAAAAAAAGCGATCTTCAAAAGAGTTGGGATCGAAATAGAATTAAACAACTCAAATCTAAATAATAAAACATGAGCAAAGACAAAAACAAAAAAGAAGAAGAAATCAATTTAGACGATCAATACAAAGCTATTGTTGAAGCTAATGAGAACGAATCTTCAGTAGAATCAGAAGAGCCTAAGAATTTAGGTAAAGTTGATATGTCTAGATTTCAACCAGCTGAAGCAAAGGAAGCTGATTTTCATTTAGGATATCATTCAGTTAAAATAGATTCACTACCGTCAGGTGGAATGTTCTATACTCCAGATACTGAAATTTCTATTAGATCTGCAAAGGTTGCAGAGATTAGACATTTCTCTACCATGGACGAAACCAACATTCTAGATGTAGATGAAAAATTAAATGCTATAGTAGAGTCATGTCTTAGAATAACTTCTAAGAAAAAAAGACTTTCATATAAGGATATTTTAGAAGAAGATAGATTTTGGTTAATTTTAGCAATCAGAGATTTAACTTTCCCTGAGCCTGAAAATGCATTAACTGTTAAGTATCAAGATAAGAGAGGTGTTTCTCACGATGCATCAATTGATAAGAAATATTTTCAATACTTTTCTATTCCAGAAGAATTAGATAAATATTACGATCAAGATAAAAGAACCTTTATTATTGAGACAAAATCATTTGGTAACATTGAAATGAGACCTCCTACAATTGGTCTAATGCAAAAGGTTACTAAGTATATTAAAGAAAAGCAAGAAAAGGGATTACAGGCTGATCAGTCTTTAATTCAATTAATTCCATATCTATATACAGATTGGAGAGGCTTTGATGATAAATCAATCTTTAATTTTGAAGTAGAATTAAACGGATGGAACAATAGAAAATATGCTTTAGTATATAAACTCGCTGAAAAAATGAAAGTCGGAATTCAACCTGAGATGTTGGTAACGCATGAGGATGACGAGGTCCTCGTTCCGATTGGGTTTCGTGACGGAATCAAATCTATTTTCCTTGTTCAGGATATCGCTGGAGAACTTCTTTAAAACTAAGTTCTACCTTTATAAGCATCTTTCAATACAACCCTCTGAACTTGAAAACATGGAATATTATGAATTCCATTATATTGTCAAGGAGTTAATTGAAATGATTAAAGCTGAAAACGAAGCGAACAAAGGGCAAAATGATCAAACTAACGAGATGATGGGAAGTATGAAAATGCCTTCTTTCAAAATGCCAAGTTTCAACATGCCTAAAATGTAATAGAAAAAGGAGGTCCTAGATTGGACCTCCTTTTATTTAGATATATACTAAAAGAAAATAACATATATTGCGATGAAAAAAGTAAAATCATATAATAATTTCGTAAACGAATCTTTAATTACTGAAATTATAGATCCTATCACCTTAACATTTGCTATAGCAGGAATAGGTATAGCGTTTGGACCTGAAATCATGAAAGCATATAGATCGAGAAAAATATCTAATGCAGATCTTAAAGATCTTACGAAGATGTTATCTAAGGCTAAAGCTAAGGCAAAGAAATATGAAAGACAAGGTCTAGATCATGATTCTGCAGAAGCACAGTCTGAAGTAGATCATATTGAAGCAAGAATAGATGATCTTCGAGGTGAAATGAGTAACCATGATGAAATTATTAAAGATTTTGAAAAGGATAAAAAGACACATAAGGAACTAGAACAGGAACTTAAAGATGTTGATCCTGAAGTTTTAAGAAAGGCATTAAGAGATGCAAAGAAAGAAGCTTCTAAATTAAAATAAAAGCCCGCAATACCTAAATGGCAAACACCAACTCCGAAAAGGCGTTAATGGGATTCGCAATGAGTTCCAACTCGCTTCTGCAGAAAATAGAGGCTATAGAGAATCAAACCAGAGATACTTTATTTAGAATAGAGAGTATCATGGTTACGAGTTTCTCTGTTACACAGGGTATTGCCGCAAGTCTTACTGAAAACAACAAAATACTTAAAGAAATAAAGGAAATCATTTCCAGAAAAAGCGAGGCTGAAAAGGCTCAATTTGGAGGTGGTGGAGGAATAAGTAAACTTCTAGGACTAGGAGGGTTTATCGCACTTACAGGAATAGGAATGTTCGGTCTAGCGATGGCATTTCAAGAAGCAGGTAAGGTAAGTCCTACGGCTATAGTTTCGGGTGTTGCTTTATTCGCAGCAATGTTCCCTATTGCAAAAATCCTAGGAGCTATAATGGCAGATCCTAGTAGTGGTGGAGTTTTTGGTCAAATCAAGGTAATGAAAAAACTAGTTTTAACAATGGGTATGTCTATGTTAATGTTAGTTGCTATGTCATTGGCATTAAACTCAATGGCACCTGTAAGTGGTGATAAATTAGTGGCCGCTCTGGCAATCGGTGCAGTTATCTATATAATGGGTCAAACTTTCGTTCAATTAATTAAGGCATGGGAATTTTCAGGTATTATGAATTTTATGCTTAATAAGAATAACACCGATGATATTATGAGGGCCATGTTCCTTATGACTATTCAAATGGTTGTTTTAGCAGCTGCAATGAATTTAATGCCATCTGTTAAAATGGATGATGCATTTAATTTTGTAATAATATCAGCAGCAATGATACCTCTTGCAGTTGCCCTAGTTGCAATGAGATTTGCACTTCCAGCTATTGAAAAGATAAAGGTAGGCACTATTGCTAAAGCAGGTTTAGCGGTTGCAATGCTAGGATTAGCTCTAGTTCCTGTTGCGATGGCAGCGAGGCTAGTTGGTAAGGTAGGAATATCGGAACAGGAAATTTCTAGATTAGTAAGTATTACAATGGCACTTGCACCTTTAATAGCTGTAATAGGAGTTATCACTGCAATTATTAATTTTGCAAAAGAAGGTAGAGTTAATAAATCTGCAAGTGGAGGTAATTCTCTACTTAAACAAGATAATTCTAGAAAGAGAAATCAGAAAATGAATTTAAAAGGAATTGCAATATTTGGTCTACAAGCCGTTGTTATTCTCGGAGTATTAGCCCTTACTGCAGTTGCCTTCAAATTTGGAGCGCCAATGATAGCAGCGGGTGCACAAGCCGCTAGGCAAATTGACATGATAGGTGTAATGAAATTAATGTTTACATTAGGAGGATTATTATTAATAGGAGGTCTTGTAATAGGGATGACAATTAAAATGATGAAGGGTAAGCAAAAATCACAAAAAACTGGACTTATACCAGGAATGGGATCTAGTTCAGAAAAACCAGGAGCATTATCAAAGCAAGATTTAATAGCATCCATGGTAATATTACCAATTATAGTATTATCAATGGCAGCAGCAGTTATGGCATTTAAATTAATGCCATCTATTCCTAAAATAGAAGATGGATTCTTATCGTTTGTATTTATTACAGGTATTGCAATATTTATATACGGATTTGCAATGGCAAAGGTGTTTAGCGCATTAGCAGGTAAGTCTAAAGGTCCAGGTGCAGGAATGTTTGGTTTTGGAGGTTCATCTAAAAGAGGAAAATTAGGTATTAAAGATATATTACTAGCGGCACTTATGGTTCCTATAGTAGCATTAGCTATTGTCGGAGCAGCTTATGTATTTCAAATGATGCCAGCTACTTCTGCGGAGATGGCACCTGATTTGATGTGGGCTTTAAAATCATCAATCGCATTAATGATATTTGGTGGAGCGATGATAATAATTGGAAAGCTTGCTAAGAATATGGATTTTAAAGCAGCAGCTAAAGCAATGTTAGTAGTTGCTCTTGCAGCACTAACTATATTATTGGTTGCATTTGCATTTAGTCTCGCTGGAGACATATCTTACGGAGAAGCGCCACCACTTCCATGGTCAGTTGGTGTAGGAATAGCTCTATTTATATTAGGTGGTGTAATTTTAGCCCTTGGTGCAATTGCGACAGTAGTAACTCCTGTAGGGATATTATTAGGTGCTCTTACCGTATTAGTAGGTGCAGCTGTATTGTATGCTGTTGCATGGATATTTACACAAATTGGTAAAATTGACGGTCTTAAAGAAGCTGCTCAAACAATAACCGATGTTTTATTTATGCCATTTAATGCAATGGTAGATTTATTTAAAAGATTTAAAGATGAGATAGGAATAGAAAACATGGGAGGACTTGCAGCTGGTATAGGCCAAATAGCACTTGCATGGATAGGTCTTTCTATGGCACTTGCTGGTTCTGCAGCATCTGGATTATTTTCTAAGCTAGCAGGAGTTGGAGGAGCAATATTAGATGGTATAACATCCTTTCTAGGAGGAGATGTAGAAATGACACCATCTCAATTATTAAAATATTTAGTTAGAAATGCTGAAAAATTAGTAGTTACTGGAAATGCAATACAAATGGTATCAAAGGCATACACTAATGTAGCGGGTATGAGTGAGGCATTTATTGCTGGAATAGCTCCATTTGGAGAATTCGTAAACAGGTTGGGAAGTTATACCGGTACTCTTGCTAGCGAAAATATGAAAGGTCTTTCTAAAGCTTATGGACAATATGCTAAAGCTAACAATTCCTTAGACGTAACTAAAGTTGAAGCAACTACAAAGATGTTTAACGCACTTGCAGATCTTGCTAAAAATAATGGTGAAAATGCAATGAAAGTTCTTGCTGATCAATTATTAAACGCAGTAGCACAATTATCGGATGCTGTTGCAGATCTAGATAGAGCAGTTGCTAAGCAAGGTAAATCTACTGGCGGATTTGGAGATGCAGTTTCTGGAGCTATTGATAAATTTAAAGAAGTAGTTACTGGAAATACCAAAAAGGTAGAAGCAATGACTCCAAAGGCCGGAAGCAATGCAGATATCATAGAAGCGATTCAAGATTTAGAAGATACATTAGTGGCTTCAGGAATCAAGATCAAGCAATCTGCATATTAACTGAAACAACCCCCTCTTATTTAGTATAATTAATAGTTCTTTGACAGCTATACTTAAAAATAAACACAAGTATATGGAAACAACTATTATTACATTCGGTCTGGGTGTGGTGCTAACTCTAATTATTTTAGGCGCAGTGTCATTGTTCAGGTCAACTAAAAAAATCAGTGAATTAGATTCGTTGATTAATCACATCGAAAGCGATATTCAAAGTAGAATAGATTCAGTCGAAAACTATTTAGATAATTGCATAGATGATCTAGATAGAAGATTAGATTCTAGAGTAGATAGAGCAATTTCTCAATTTGAGAAAGAAATAGAAGTAATGGATTTAAGATTAGATAAAATTATTGATAGTTTTAATCTTCAAAAATCCAAAGAAAAGGAAAACATTCCTAATTAATTTAAATAAATAAACATTAACCCATAGTTGTTGAAGAATAGGAGAAGTGGCAGAGTGGTCGAATGCACTGGTCTTGAAAACCAGCGAACTTCACGGTTCCAGGGGTTCGAATCCCTTCTTCTCCGCAATTGGTCTGGTAGTTCAGTTGGTTAGAATACATGCCTGTCACGCATGGGGTCGCGAGTTCGAGTCTCGTCCAGACCGCCACTTAGAGAAGCACATGAAACATTGTGCTTTTTGGGGGTATAACTAATATAGAAAACAATTTAAAATGAGAAAAGTACACAGAGGTAGTCGAGGAATGGTTGCTGGAGTATGTGATGGTTTAGGATATTATTTTGGAATTGATCCATTAATATTTAGACTTTTATTCACATTAGCATTCTTTACACCTACAATTCCAGCAATATTAATATACATTATATTTTGGATAGTAATACCAGCAAATAAAAAAACAAAAACAAATGACAAGAGCGCAAATAGTTCAAAAGCTACTAGACGAAAATAAGATAACAACAGCAGAAGCTGTAGTTCTTCTTACACCAGAGGATTCATACACTCGTCCTACAACTTATTTACCTTACCAACCACAACGAGGAACAGATCCTTATTGGTTTACAACATCGACACATGATAACGCCTAACTACACCTTTAACGCAAAATTAATTAGAGTAGTAGACGGAGATACTGTATGGGCACATGTAGATTTAGGATTTGATATTTGGAAAAAGGTAAACGTTAGACTACATGGAATCGATACTCCTGAAACTAGGACTAGAGATCTAGTAGAAAAAAGAGCAGGTCTTAAATCTAAAGAAAGACTAGTGCAATTACTAGAACAAGGAAACAATGAATTCGTATTGGTTTCTAAAGAAGTGGATAAATATGGAAGAGCGCTAGGAGAACTATATAATGGTTATCATGAAGTTCATGTCCATGAAGGTGAAACTAGACCTATATCAATTAGTATAAATCAAGTATTATTAAACGAAGGTTTAGCAAAACCTTATAATGGAGGAAAAAGATAAAATATGAAATCAAGAAAATTTAGCATTTCAGGATTATTAGAATTAAGACCTGGAAAATTTGAAGATGAAAGAGGAGAGTTTATAGAAACATTCAAATCTTCAAAACTTAAAGAACTTGGAATTACAGAAGAATTTCTACAAGATAATCAATCTGTTTCTAAGAAAGGAGTATTTAGAGGAATACATTTACAAACCGGAGATAGTGCTCAAGGAAAATTAGTAAGAGTTTCTAAAGGAGCTGTTGTAGATTTCGCAGTAGATCTTAGACCTGGTTCCCCATCCTATGGAGAATGGACTTATGTATTATTAAGTGCGCACGTAGGAAATCAATTTTGGATTCCGGCCGGATTTGGCCATGCGTTTCTTGCCCTTGAGGATGATACAATCTTTTCATATAAATGTACTAAAGAATATGATAAGAGTGCAGAGGAGTGTCTCCTATGGACCGACAAGGATATAGATCTGACTATAGATAAGAGTATACTTACACAATTCAATATATCAGACATCTTAGTCTCCGAAAAGGATAAAGAAGGTATTACGCTAAAGGAATATACTAAAAAATATGGCGTACTGGTTTAAAAGAAAATACAGACAAATTAAAAGAGTCTTAGATTACTTGCCAATTATTTGGAAAGGTTATGATTTTGATTATAGATACGCAATTGATTTATTTAAACATCAATTAATACGTACTTCTAATTTTATGGAATCAGATAGAGCGTATGCCATCGATTCCGATATGAGAGCTAAGAGAATTAAAACCGCTATCGAACTTCTTGATAAAGTTTACGATGAAGAATATGGAATGGAATACCAAGATCAGATGAAAAAGATTTATGGCGATAACGTATTAGATTGGAACTTTGAAGATACTGGAAGGGGAGATGGAACTTCATATATTAATTATGAATACGAGAAGTGGGAAAACAAAGATAAAGTTAAAGAAACCTTTGATAAACTATTTAAACAGTCTAAAGAAAAGCAAATTAAAGCAGAGAAATTAGTATGGAAATTTATATCCCATAACATCCGAGGATGGTGGGATTAAAATAATTTGAAAATAATTGCCTAAATATTTTTTTATCTCAGATATTTTGCTTATATTAGTATAGTAATAATCAATAAAGCAAAAGATATGTCACTTAATTTAAACTTAGAAAAAGCTTGGGTAACCTTCTTAAATGATGGTTGGGAAAGCGTTTGGCATCCAGTAACAGACGTTCTTGGAAACCATTTAGACTGGTCAGACGAAATCATGGACCATTGTAGAAAACAATTTAATGACTCTGACAATTGGGTTAGTTTTGGAATCGCTCCTACTTCTCAAATGTTAATTAAAAACTCAGTAAGAGATAACCTTTAAAAATATAAAAATGAAAACAGTAATTTTCGATTTAGATGGAACTCTCGCTCTTATCGACGATAGGAGAGCTATTTCCACAAAAGATAATGGTAAAATGGATTGGGACACTTTCTTCGATCCAGCAAACATTCAATTAGATAAACCGAATTGGCCAGTTATTCACATGGCACGACTTCTTAAAAAAGATGGACATCGTGTTGTAATTTTCAGTGGAAGATCTAAAGCTACTAAAGACGCAACGAAAGATTGGTTAAACGATCTTGATATTCCATTTGATGTTTTAAAGATGCGACCAACTGCTGGAGGTTTTAAGTTTATGAAAGATGATGTATTAAAGAAAAAGTGGCTTGATGATTTATTTCCAAACACTGACGATATTACATGTGTCTTTGACGATAGAGATAAAGTAGTTCAAATGTGGAGAGATAATGGTATCACTTGCTTTCAAGTAGCTGACGGTAATTTTTAAAATAAAAGATATGAAATTCAAAGATTTAACATTTAACAAACAAACACACGGTGGTGTAGGAGCTACTGCAAAATTCAAAGAAGTTACAGTGAGTATTCAGGCTGGTAAGTTTGTTTACAGTAATCCTCGAGAGGATGGCTTAGACTCTACACAATACTCTTCATTCGAAGTTGCTATATGGGAGAACTCCAAAGACGGAAGTTTTGTCACTTCTAAATTTATAGATACTGAAGACGAAGTTGCAGGATGGACTTCTAAAAAAGATATTGATAATCTTTTACAAAAATTGAAATAATGGGAATAGAAGGATTATTTTTAACAATTTTTTTAGGAGCATTTGCATTCGTAATGGGATGGATGAAAGGATGTGAAGACGAGCAATCGAGAATTAGAGAAGCTTTCAGGTCAGAAGAATATGACTATGAAGGCTTCTTTAACGTTCTTGAAAAATACGAAGAGGAGAAGGAAGCGGCTAAGCAATGGGCTAAGTTTAATAAAAAAAGAAAAAAAAATCAAAAATAAACAGCCTAGAATTTTTTTATCTCAGATTTTTTGCTTATATTAGTAGAGTAATAATTAATAAAAGAAACCATTATGGCAGAATTAAAAAACAAACAATATATGTTCACCTTTGAAGGTGGCGGTTGGAACACAGTGTGGGCCAAAACTAAACGCGGTGCAATTAAAGCCGCTCTTAAAGAATACTCAGATTCAAATACTTTGAATCCACGTATTGATTCTTTTCATAAAGCTACCGAAGAAGGTCTTCGAAATGCAATGTCTCTTTTCTACTAAAAAAATAAAAATGAATAAACTACAATCACTTAAATGCGTTGAAGTAACTTCACAGACGCAAGCCGACAATGGAACTATTTGTTACCATGACCCTATCACGAATACTGACTATCTTTCTTATGAAAGTGGATATATTCGTAGAGCATATACCCGTAATTACGAAAATTACAAAGGATATGAATGGTCTCATCGAACGATCTATCAATTAAATCCTACTAAGAAATCAATGCATGAATGGAATGGAACCACATGGCCTTCAACTGAAAGGATTATGATCGAAGATCCAAGCGAGCGTTTAGACAGACTTGCAAAGGCTGTAGTTAATTATAGAAAAACTCTTAGTAAGAATGCGTAAACTAAAACATACACTTAAGCAGATTGATAGCGTAGACATCGTCCTAATTACTGCATTTGGACTTTATATGATTCTACTTGTTTCTAACCTTTTAAAAATGGTAAACTAATGAGATATACAGTAACATTTGAAGTATACATTGATGCAGATAACGATAAACATGCTCTTTCAAAGGGTGAACTTATCGCTGACAATCAAGAAAATAAGTACGGCCAATCATGGGATGTAACTGAATTACACCAAACTCCTTTCGCTTCTTTTAATACAAAAAAAGTAGATATTCAAAAACTTAGAACGGAGCAAATGATTAAATCAATAGAAGAAGATCCATTACCGTTTTAATATGATAACTTATCTATTTATTGGGGTAATTTATTCTTTTATTATGCACCTTTCATGGGATCATCATAGAAGAAATGATAAAAACTTTGGATTAGAAAAGTGGACACTTAAAGAATCTTTGGTATTAACGGTAATTTGGCCACTATACCTTCTATATTTCATTTATTCTTTTTTTAAAGGATTAGGAGATTAAACTTTTTATAAAACTCATATATAATCAATATGCCAGAATTAGCAGAATTAAAATTTACAGCAGATTACGTTAACCAAATGTCGGAAGGCATGAAATATGTTAACGTAGTAAAAAACCCAGAACATAAGTGTGAAGATCTAAATATACCCTTTAAGTTTTTTAAAATTAAAGCAGAATCTAGGGGTAAGGAAATGGTTCTTCTTATTTTAGATAATGATTCTGATAAAATTATTCCAATTCGAATGACAATGGGAATGAGCGGGTATTTTAAATTGACTAATACTGGCGACGAAGCAAAACATTCACACCTTAAATTTCATCGCAAAGACGGAACAACCCTTTCATTTGTAGATATGCGTAGATTTGGCAAGTGGAAGCAGGGTTTATGGTGGAATGATACACGAGGGGAGGATCCAACGACCTCCTTTGATTCTTTTTGGAAAGATATAATGACTAATCTAACGTCACGCGCTTTCAGGAAACCACTCTATGAAGTCCTGATGAACCAAAAATATTTTAATGGAATAGGAAATTACCTAAGAGCGGAGATTATTTATAGAGCCAAAGATGTAGATCCGTTTCTTCCAGCTGGAATGCAACTAGCAAAATACCCTAAAATACTAGAACTATGTAAAGATATTCCAATGCTAGCATACGCAAAAGGAGGAGGAAGCATTAAAGATTGGGATAATCCATTCGGAACAGATGCTATTCAAGAAAAATTCATGCTATGTTATGGAAATCCTGTTATGTCGAAAAGAAAAGATTCGAATGGAAGAACATTTTGGTATGATTCTAAATGGGACAATGTTCCTACAAGTAGAGACGATTTAAAAGAATATTTCCATGGCGATAGAAGCTAAGAAGTGGCTTAACGAAAACGAATGGCCAGATAATAATATAGACAGTGATGCATTTTCTCATTACACTAAAATGAGCAGTATCATGGAACAATATGCCAGAGAATATCATGCTAAGAAATTAGAAGAAGCTCGAAAAAAAGAAGTAACACAATTTAAAAAGTTCTTATGAAGAAACTAGAACGCATGCAAAACTTAATCGTAGTTGGACATCCTGATAAAAAATCATTTTGTTATAACGGAATTTTTAAAACAATCCAAGAATCTCTATTAGATAGTGATTACCTAAATGAAATACAGGTAATAGATTTATATAGAGATGATTTTTCTCAACCAAGAAAAGATCTTATTAAGGAATATCAAGATGCTGTAACATGGGCGGATAGAATTTACTTCGTATCTCCTGTTTGGTGGTTTAGATTAACACCTAGAATGGAAATATTCTTTGACGAAGTATTTACCCCAGGTTTTGCGTATAAGTTTGTTCCCCTTTTCGGAGCATACGCGTATCCAAAGCCATTCTTAAGTGATAAAAAGGTAAGGACATATATAACCCATGGAGCTCCTTCATTACCCGTAAGAACTCTATATTTAAACTCAGTTAAATTACGTTTAGTGATGGGAGTATTTACATTTGTATTTGGATGGAATATTTCAAGATGGTTAAAGACAAAACAATTTTGGTCAGTTCCCTTCGTGAGCGATGCAAAAAGAAAGAAATATTTAGACAGAGTTAAAAAAGATATTAAGAGAGATCTTAAAAAACATCAAACATTACCTATGCAACATGAAAGTATATAGACCCACAAAAGAAATGAGAATTAATCCACTTTCCTTACAGGAGGGAGGATCTACAGTAACGGTGATTTACGATAATTACGCCGTTGAATTTACAAACATTAAATCTCCTTATTCGTATATTTCTTCTATTCGCTTTGCTAAACGCAATGATATTTCTCTTAGAGGTTTTTTAATAAACGGTGAAGTATATGACATGTGTAGTGGTAATAAAGAAACAAAAATAAATAAATCAGTATAATATTATATGAAAAACGTATTAGTCACAGGTGGTGCAGGATTTGTCGGAAGCAACCTCATTAAACACCTACAGGAAACCTACCCAAAAATTAAAATAACTTCATTAGATAATTACTTCACGGGAAAAGAAGAAAATCATGTTCCTGGCGTAACCTATTATAGAGGACATACTTGGGAAGCAGATACTATTTTTGAAAAATTAACAGAAGAAAATTACTTTGACACTGTATTTCACTTTGGAGAATATAGTAGAATTGTTCAATCGTTTGAAGATATTGATTTTGTTCATAGGTCTATTCTATCTGGAACACCTGTTATATTAGAACTATGTAGAAAATGGAATTCAAAGTTAATTTATTCTGCATCTAGTTCTAAATTCGGTAACAACGGTGAAGATGAGAATCTTTCTCCTTATGCTTGGATGAAATCTAAGATGGTAGAATTAATCAAAAACTATAATACATGGTATGATCTTCAATATGAGATCTGTTATTTCTTTAATGTATATGGACCTGGCCAAATTACATCAGGTGATTATGCAACAGTTGTCGGTATTTTTGAAAGACAATTTAAAGCAGGTGAAAAGTGTTCAGTAGTTTCTCCTGGAAATCAAAGCAGAGACTTCACACACGTTGAAGACGTAGTTACAGCTCTTGGATTAGCAGCACAGAGAAAAGACAATCACGAATGGCACCTGAGAAGCGGAGTTAATACTACAATGATAGAATTAGCAGAAATGTATGGTGATTGGGTAATGATTCCTGAAAGAAGAGGCGAAAGGTTTACAAGCGAAGACTTCCCATCAGACACTGAAGAAAAATTAGGCTGGAAACCAACTTGGAAATTACAAGATTGGGTAAATTTAGTAACATCATCAAAACAAGAAAAAATTAATGCATAAAAAAGGTAAAATAGTATTAGTAGGAAAGGCAGCCGCTGGAAAAGATTATTTAAGAACTAGATATGAAAATAGAGGTTTCGTTTTTGGAGTCTCTTATACTACTCGTCCTCCTCGTAAGAAGGCAAACGAACAAGAAGGAGTAGACTACTATTTTGTAAACGAAGATAGCTTTAAAAACATGATCGATAATGATGAATTCGTTGAGTATCAAAAATTTAACGGATGGTATTACGGAATCACAAAGGAAGAATTTGAAAGATGTGACGTAATGATTTTAAATGCGGAAGCAGTCGATTTATTAAATGAAGAATATCGAAGCAGATGCTTTGTAACTTATATAGATATACCAATTGACGTAAGAAGATCAAGGATCATAGAAAGAAACGACCCAGATGACAATTTTGAAAGAAGAATTCAGGCTGATGAAGATCAATTTAGAAACTTTTTCAATTATGATTGTAGAATAACTAACCACAACTTTTAAAACAACAATAAATAATAATAAGATGGCAGATTTAAAGATGAACTTATCACAACTAGAAACAAAGAGAGACGAACTTATCAAAGAAATTGATGCGACTTCAAAGGATATGACTAATAAAACCTATGATGTTGATTTCGTAAGTAACGCTAATATTAACAAAACATTATCTCATCTAGATAAAAATTACAAATGGACAGTTAAGAATGCTGCTCTTTTAATTAATCTTCACGAAGCTCTAAAGGCTGAAAAAACTAGAATTTCAAAAGAAGGTGGCGATGCAATAGTAGCCCTAAAAACAGTTCCACTTAATACACTATACAGTGCTCTGACAACACTTGAAGGAACAGGCGTATCTCAGGCAAAAGCATTTACAACTCTTCTTACACAGGTAGGTTTCAATATTAGTGAAGCCATGAAAACTATGCAGGAATCAAATAAAGAAATACAAACTCTTCATGTTTCTTTAGCTGAAGTTGAAAAAGAAATAGAAGAGAATAACGTAGAAACAGTAACACCGGATGAAGTTAGCAAGTAAATCTAAAAACAGATTAGAACTCTTAGACGTAATTCAAGAAGGAATTACGGTCGAAGATACGACTCTATCTGTTGAAAAGATTAAGCAATTAGCCTATCCTAGCCTTTTAGAAAAGGTAAGTGGATGGGTTACTGAAAAGAAAGGTTTTAGCGGAGGTCTTGCAAAAGAGAAAGCTAAAACAATGATTAAATTTGATAGTAGTAAAACAACGGGTGCAAGAAGCATGCATTTTATGGGAACTACTAACAAGCCCACTCTCACCGTAGAGAGTGCTGGAATTAAGGTTGCTATAGAATTTATTAAAGGAGATAGAGGCTCAGATTTAAGAGAAGCCATCGGACAATCGATGATATACTCAACAGCGTATGATTTTGTAATGTGTGTATTTTTAGATTCAACTGATGATAAAAGAATTAAAGGAGGATCTTCTTCAATCACAGAACATTATTTTTTAAACAACCTTTGGGATAATTTTAACGTAAAGTTTACATTAGTATAACAAACCATATATGCAAATATTCGTAACATCAAACCAACAGTTTGGGAGACCTGGGGCTATCAAGAAGTATGATAGGCCCTTTTCTTCGCTAGAAGAAATGAATGAAACATTAATAGAAAACTGGAACCTTACAGTTTCACCCGAAGATGTAGTATATGTTTTAGGTAATTTTGGATGGGATCCGACCACCGTAGAGAACTGTATTAATACATTAAATGGCCATATATATTTTATAGAAGGAGAATTTGATAAAGCGACTGTTGACGTTTCTATGCTTCCTAACGCAGATAAGAAGATGGAAGAAATAGGACAAATAGACTTTTTACCAGAAATGGACGCATGTATGTCTTATTGGCCTCTTTCAATTTGGCCTGGTAAATACTTATTAAGCGGTCATCCTTCTAAGAAAATTAAAACAAGTCCTTCTAAAAAGATAATTAACGTATCATGTGACCAATGGTCTTATAAACCAGTTAACATAAAATCACTGATAGGGTTGTTCGAGGAAAATAATTTGAAAAAAAGTGAAAATAAACAGTAAAAAGTTTTTTTATCTCAGATATTTTGCTTATATTAGTATAGTAATTAATTAAAAACCAAAAATATAACGTATGGCTACCTACAAACAACTAACTCAAAACTTTCTAGAAACAGGATCAGATCAAGACTTCGCAGCTCTTTACAACAAGATAAAGCCAGGTCTAACTTCGTACATTTACAAAATAGTTAAAGATCGTGAAATGGCAGAAGACATTGCAGTAAACACATTAACTAAGATGTGGACCAAAATAGAACAATATAACCCAAGTTACGGAATTACTACTTGGTTATATAGAATCGCATTTAACGACTCTTTAGGTTATATTAAAAAAAGAAATCAAACTACGTCTTTGAGTAAATTATCAGAATATGGTGTAGAAGTAAGTGGCACTGGATCAGTTTCAAATACTCTAAAAGATTTAGTCTTAGATCATGAAGAAAAAACTGAACAAGATTATCTAGAAGAAGATGACGCTCTTCAAGACAAATACATTAAAACTCTAGAAGCTATGCAAAATCTAAAAGAAATGTATAGAGATATTCTAGTAGACAGAATGGTAAATCATATGAAATATGACCAACTAGCAACTAAATATAAACTTCCACTGCAGACTATTAAAAATAGAATTCGTAGAGGTAAAGCTTTAATCGTTGAAGCTGTAGAAAAATAAATATGAAAGGAAGCACAACATGCAAGAAGGAAAGAAGAATGACCCAGAGTTTGTGTTCTGTTATTGGGACGAATTTAAACCTAACGTAGAAAAAGATGATAGTAGTAGTTTACAAGAAGAGCAAGACGGCAAAGAAATTATACATGACGGTATTCGAAAACGAAGCAACACCGGACAGGATAATAAATGCGAAAGCAAGAAAGCCTCTGATTCCGAATGAATATGAAATCGTAGAGTTAGGAATGGGATCAAGTTTTATTAAGTGGTATAAAGATAAGCATAAAATTAAAAAACATGAATTGGCGTAATCAAATTGACGAATGGGACGAAGAATTTTACGAAGATCGTCCTAGGAAGGGTAAATTGCCTAAAATGAAAGACGTTGAAAAATCGCTAGCAAGCAAAAAAAGAAAAGATATTGAAAATAAACAGTAAAAAGTTTTTTTATCTCAGAAATTTTGCTTATATTAGATAAGTAATTAATTAAACAAGTAATGAATCATCAAGAAACATCAATAGAAAAATTAGAATCAGCTCCTCAAAGTACAACTGAGAAAGCAATCGATACTCTATTTTCTGTACTATGTTCTTCTTCTAAAAAAAGCAAGAAGATAGTTTACGTGGATATGGATGGCGTCTTAGTAGATTTACATGCAAAACTCAGAGAATATCCTGAAGACGTTGTAAAATCTCTAGGAAACGATATTGATAAATTACCTGCTCTTTTCCTCGATCCTCCTCCAATGGAAGGTGCGATTGAAGCCTTTAACATTCTTTGTTCTTTATTCGATGTGTATATTCTATCAACTGCACCTTGGGATAATCCTGAAGCTTTAATGCACAAAAGACTATGGGTTGAAAAGCATCTAGGAAAAAATGCATATAAAAGATTAATTCTTTCTCACAACAAACATTTAAATGTTGGAGACTTTTTAATCGATGATAGAACTGCAAACGGAGCTGGTCAATTTACAGGAGAACATATTCATTTTGGAACAGAAAAATGGCCAGATTGGAAGGCTACTTTAGACTATCTTATACCTCACGCTTAAATATAAGCTTAATCCAGTTATATCTTTTTCTGGATTCTAAGTATTTATAATTCTTTTCATTGGCATACGCTTCTCTTTCAAATGAGATGTTACGGTATGCTCCGGTTCCATAGATGAACAATTTTATAAACCATTCAGTAACATATAGAATATAGAAAGGAATCACTAAAAGTTCTTCCTGCTGCTTTATATGTATAGATTCATGATTAATAATCCTCTTCGCTCTTCCTCTCCACCATTTACCAGAATCATACTTTTCTCTTAGAACGATAAAGGGCCAAAGGGTAATTCCTCCAATTGACATAAACCAGCTTACTGCGTTTAAAAATCTGTCACTATATTTAATAATCGGTGTTTTCATATAGTATATATCAGATATATAACCTAAGCCCACGTCAGAACGCTGACATTTAACTTCTTGGGCAGAAATCTATTAAACACTTTTTTTACAAATGCTGAAATACTCAATGATAGCCTTTCTGGGGCTTTTCCTAGTTACTAGCGCCTATGCGCAAACCTGTGATTTAACACTCATAAGTCAAACACCACCTGCCACAACAGAAGATGACCATTCTTTTGTAATTGAATTTGTTAATGCAGAAAATTGTGGATGTAATGAATTTACTCAATACGATGGAAATACTTGCGATGGCAATGGGTCTAGTTCCGTAAATAATAATGAAAATGTATCTCATCTTGTTTTTGGTATTCATTATGTAAATGAAATCACTGGAGAAGACTTAGGAGAAAACACAGATTGTACTTCTACAACATTTCATCCAGGTTGGTCATATACTAATGTTACAAATTGGGGTGGTTGGGAAACTGGCGATGTTGTTACTATTAATATAAATCCACCATTTGCTTGGGAATGTATTTTAGCCACACCTCTTGAGGGATATTGTTGGGAAGTAGTAATTTGGCAAATTAATTTATCACAAACGGCAGGTTATGATGATTTTCCAGATAATGGATGGACTGTTGGCAATAGTTTTAATCAGACACAGACATATCCTGATATTAATATAGATGATAATAGAATAGCTGTTTGCTACGATCCTTGTGTACCTGACACTATAATCGAATACATTACTGATACGATTTACATAGAAACTATCGATACCCTTTATGTAACTAATACTATTATTGAATATGTAGACAATTTTATTACTGATACTCTTTATGTAGAAACCATTGACACGGTATACGTTGATGTTGAAGTTTTCGTTGAGGTTTTTATCACCGATACTATTACTGAAATTGAGTACATTACAGAATATGTTACTGACACTCTTTTTATTACAACTGTCGATACAGTTGAAGTTATTGTATATGAATTCTTAACAGATACGGTTTATGAGTATATTTCTATTGATTGTGAAACTGGATTAGAATGTATTGATGATCCTGGATTAACTTGCCCAGATTGGACTTCAGTTTATCTTCCAAATACATTTACACCAAATAATGATGGTTTAAATGATACATGGCAAATGGTTTATGATTTAGAATGTTGGGTCGATGTAGAATTTAAAATATTTAATAGATGGGGTGACATGATCTATTCAGGTATGGGTGATTATTACGATTCATATCCTTATTGGGATGGAAGTGTAAATGGTGGTAATCACTATGCATCTGATGGCGTTTACACATATACGTTCTACGCAAGAAAATTAAACTCAACCGAAATCTTTCAAAGACACGGACATATAACAATATTTAGATAACATGAAATCATTACTTATTTCCTTATTATTTCTTTTACCATTTTACACAGTAGCACAATGCAATCAACATGTTTTTTCCTCAGTCGGAGCTGAGAAATGGACTAACTTCCAATATCAAGACTGTGATGGATGGAATCATTACTTTGGTCTTCCCGCTGGAGGATATACTATAATCTTTTGTGCAGATATTGGCACCGCTTTTGTTTTAAATGGGGATGGATTTGTATTTCCTTTGGCGAATGAACACCCCAATTACGCTTCCTGTATTCAACCAGAAACTGAATGTGAAGGTGATTTTGATGGAGATGGAATAGTAGGAGCAGAGGATCTTCTTACCTTTTTATCAAACTACGGTATGTGTGAATAAATTTCATTTTTTTTGAAAATAAACAGCTAAAAGTTTTTTTATCTCAGAATTTTTGCTTATATTAGTAGAGTAATAATTAATAAAAGAAACAAACCATGTACACAGAACTTTCAAACAGAAACAAAGAATTACTTTTAAACGGAGCAAAAACAATAGGATCCTTTACAGAAGGATATTACTATATTGAAGAAAGCCTATATAGCGATGAAGCTAATGAGCTTTATTCTTTTTGTGAATGGATCGACAATATTATTGGAGGTGCAGGCCCTGCAAACATTGAAACTCTATGGTTAGGATTTAAATATCCTGAAGTAGATGCATTTTCTGAATCTTGTGTCTATATAAAAAAGCAGATGGACAGAATTAAAGCATACTCTATATAATGAAAACATATAAAATCCAAAGACAACCTCCATTCCGAGATTTTGCGATAGTTAAAACCTTAAGTGGAACTTATGTGTGCCCTGGATGGCATCCCGTTGAACCTGGAACTACACGAGAGCAGATAATCTTAGTAGAACCTGAAGACGCTCCAGTTATTAACAAACCTGTTAAAAAGTTAGTCACAAATCAAGTGAAACAAACTAAAACCTTTAAGGTATTATCTAGTAACGGTAAGTCATATTACAATGTTCAATTTAATGGTAAAGATTGGAGTTGTGATTGTCCCGCAAGTAATTTCTTTCGAGGTCCTTGTAAACACATTAAGGCAAAGAAAGAAGAATTAATAATTTCTAAATAATTTATATGAAAAAAGTTTTAAGTATTTTAAAAAGCATTGTAAGAGGATTGTCAAACCAATATTTCAGATTAATGGGATTTTTATGGATTTTTGCATCTTTTGCCTATATTGGAGACCCTGAATTCTGGACAGTTTTAGGGTTTGGGACTGTATTTACAGGTATTCAAAGTATTATTGAAAAATAGTAAGATAATAATCAATAAATGGTAATTATCCAAGAGTAAAACAGATAAATACTCTATAACAATTTTAAAAAAATCATAATTTTTAATATGGCATTACAAATAGGTGGGCAAATTAGCCTTTCAAATATTACCGCAGAAATGGGACAAATTAATTCAAACGTTAGTTTGGGTGGTTTATCAACTCATTCAACTCTAAATGATCAGAGTCCAAGTAAACCGAATGAATCACAGCCACATGCTATGTCTGAGTTCTTTGCTTATGACCATTCCTACTCAAGTCTTAAAAATCTTATGGGAAGTTCAGAAGTTTCCACACGTGTTAAATGGTTTGATGTATGTTTAGAAGATATGAAATTCTTCTACTTCCATAATGGAACCGGTAAATTACCGTTAGTTGGAAATTATATTTACACAAATCAATCCGGCTCGTTGACCGGGACTGCTCACATTAAAATACAAGGTGTTGAAGATTTCGATAAAGCAGAAATTGTTATAGCAACAGTTTCAGGTGGAAGAGTTACATCGATTAATTCATGTGAAGGTATTGGAGAAGGACCGAACGATCCAGGTTTGAATCCAGGACCAAGTGAACCAAGCGAACCAGGCTCAGGCGACGAAGATCCATTCAGAAGATAGGACAAATAATATAGCTATTATTTAACATTAAAGAAAGTGAGATTTATTCTCACTTTTTTTTTGCTAAACAGTGAAACAAACACACCCTCCCTGATATAAATACAGTAACATGAACAAATTGAAAATCAAATTGAAAATGTGGATTATAGAAAAAACTATTCCAATTTGGTTTAGAGGTTTAAAGAAGCCTCGTTTGTGGAACGTTCTTTGAATTATAGGTTGTAAGTACTAAATGCTCGAGTGGTGGAATTGGTAGACACGATGGACTTAAAATCCATTGAGCAGTAATGTTCGTGCGGGTTCAAGTCCCGCCTCGAGTACAACATAGAAAAGCAAGAGATAAAGGTAAACTCCATATACACTATGGTCCGGCCGAAACAGCGTATCAAATTCTAACAAGGAGACTGACGAGTCTCGCGCTTAAGGGTAGCTTCTTTTCTTTATAATTCACAAATCAAATTAAACTTAACGAATGGACTAGTAGCTCAGCTGGATAGAGCATCGCCCTTCTAAGGCGACGGTCGTAGGTTCGAATCCTACCTGGTTCACAATGATCTCTTAGCTCAGTTGGTAGAGCATCACACTTTTAATGTGAGGGTCCAGGGTTCGAGCCCCTGAGGGATCACGAATATATACTCTTGTAGCTCAATCGGTTAGAGCAGGATCCTTATACGGTCAAGGTTACGGGTTCAAGTCCCGTCGAGAGTACCCTTTAATATGAAAGAATTTAATAAAGAAGAAATTAACAGAATAATAGAAATGGCATGGGAAGACAGAACTCCATTTAGCGCCATAGAATTTCAATTTGGTATTAAAGAAAATGATGTTAGAAAAATAATGAGATCTAACATGAAAGAATCTTCATTTAAGATGTGGAGAAAAAGAGTTAAGGGTAGAAAAACCAAACACAACTTCTCTCCTTCTGATTTTAGATTTAAATCAAGCAACCAAAAAAATTAAATCTAAGAATGTACAAGAAGGAAATAATAAAATTATGGAATCATTTTAAAAGGTGGTTTATTTCTAAAGTCTTAAAAAAGAAGATAACATTTACAAGTGACGATTGGACAGGAGAAGTAGAAGTGTACTATTATAAAGGTGAAACTAGAATGACATGGTCTAGGGGAAATAACGCAATGCCAGATGGTGTTAGAAATAGAGCGTTTATCTTTTGCCATTCAGATACTGCACGTCATATACCTGAAGGATATTGCAAGTTCTTATACACTATAATAATACCAGAAGGATGGACAAACTCTGGAGAACAGTTTACGGTAACTAGGTATATTAAACATTCTTAAAATTTGGAGTATAAATACCATGACAGGAACAGAATACATGGATTTATCCATAGAAAATACATTTAACGTACTAACAGGAGCTCAAACCTTCGAAGAGATATTACTCAACGCAACAGAACCGCCTATATTCTTTATAGAACCTGGTGAAGGCCTAGATAACGATCAAATAGACGTAATGATAGAACATTATGAATATTTTGAACAGTATGAGAAGTGTGGTCTTCTACTTAAAATGAAATCTTAATACTATATCATTCTACTCTTTTACGTAAAATGACTCTTATGGAGCTACTTATGAATATATAAGTTATATGAATGCACAACGCGTTCATTCTTAAAAATAGTGAAAGTCATGAAAAAACTTATAAGTTGGATTAGCCAAATCTTACGAGACGAAAGAGGCAATCCATCATCAAAAAGAGTTGTTGGCGTACTAGCTGGTCTTAGTTTATGTGTTACATTAATAATGAACCAATTTACTGATATAGCAATAGCGCCCTCAGACACACTAGTTAATGCAGTTGCTGCCCTTGCTTTCGGAGCCTTGGGTTTATCTTCAGCTGATAAGATTTGGGGTAAACTCCAAGGAAAAGAAGAAGCTAAAGAAGAAGCTAAAGAGGAAGAACTTTAAGAAAGAAGCGTAAGCGATTAGCATAATCTAAATAAAGGGACAGAGAAATCTGTCCCTTTTTACATTATATTCATTAAGATATAATTATTCGTATATGAAACATTTATATTTAGATGAATATAATTAGTAACAAAACTAATAAGATGATAGCACACGTATTCGACGTAGATGGGACACTAACCCCAAGCAGGCTTTCAATGGATCCTAAATTTAAAAAATACTTTTTAAAATGGATGAAAGGTAAAACTGTAATATTCGTAACAGGATCAGATAAAGATAAAACAATCGAACAAATAGGATTAGATGTATGGAATGAAGCAACTGCATGCATGCAGTCTTGTGGAAATCATATATTTGTTAAAGGAGAAGAGGTTTCTAGAAATTCTTGGAAAGCCGATGAAGGATTGATTTCTTTACTTGAACAATTTTTGGTAATTTCTAAATATAGAAAAAGAACATCAAACCACATTGAACACAGAATAGGACTTTGTAATTTTTCAGTAATTGGAAGAGATTGTTCTCAAAGAGAAAGAGAAGACTATGCAGAATGGGATGATTTCAATAAGGAACGATTAGATATGGCACAACTCATTAATGAAAACTTCCCTGAATTAGAGGCTTCGGTCGGTGGTCAAATCTCAATAGACATACACCCTAAAGGAGCAAACAAGAGTCAAGCTAAGAAATGGATCTTAGAAAATATAGGAGAAGATACGGTTATTAGATTCTATGGAGATAAAACTGAAAAAGGAGGAAATGACTATGACCTTGCTAATGTTTTAAAATTACCTCATGAAGTATTTCAGGTTAAAGATTGGGAACATACTTATAGAATATTAAAGGACAGTAAGAAAAGAGATAAATGGCTCGTAGACCAATATAATAGAAATAGATCTTCAGCAGATCAGATTAATAACATTGATGACATAAAATAATGGTTATAAAAATAATATTAGGTGCATTTGTAATATCATGGGTTGGAATAATCTATTCAATGATAACCGCCCCTCTAGTTGATGAAAACGGCAATATCATTAAAGAAGAGGATAAATAGAATATGAAAGCACATACCTTTAAAACACCTGAAAATCATGCAACTGATTTCTATTATTTTGATAATGGATTCGATTCAGCAGAATTAGAGAAAATATCTAAAATGGTAGGAGAACTCCCGTTTTATAATGCAACTACAGCTGCTGGTGAAATAGACTCAAGAAAATCTAAATTAAAATGGATTCCACAAACTAAAGAGTGGGATTGGCTTTATGAAAAATTAATGATGTTTGCAGAAACAGCAAATAATGAAATGTGGAATTTTGATTTAATATCTGCACCTGAAAATATACAATACACAGAATATCATGGAACTAATATGGGTGAATATGGATGGCATCAAGATATTGGACCAAATGAATTATCTGTTAGAAAAGTTTCTATAACAGTTCAATTGTCAGACGATACTGAATATGAAGGAGGAGAACTATTATTTTGGATGGGTGGAAACAGCCTTGAAAATAATAATTTAATAGCACCGAGAGGAAAAGGAACCGTTGTCCTATTTCCAAGCTATATGGTCCATGCAGTTAAGCCAGTAACTAAAGGAATAAGAAAGTCATTCGTCCTGTGGTTAGGAGGAGGACATTATAAATAAACAAATGACAGATCCTGAAGACGAATACGACGACATTGAAAATACCGAATATGATGGTATATCAATAAACAAACCCACTGAATATAACGATGACGATTATGACTACTGATATGGAATTAATATCAACACATCCAGTAAAAAAATCAGACCTGGGTTTTCACGGAAATCTTTTTGGAGGTAAATTATTAGCATGGGTAGATGCAGCTGGAGCTTCTTATGCTTCACAAGTATGTGATACTCCTCGAATGGTAACCGTTCTTATAGATGAATGTGTTTTTAAAAAACCAGCAAAGGAAGGACATCTACTAAAAATATATGGAGATGTAAAGAGCATAGGAAGAACGTCAGTCACTCTTTCTATTGAAGCAAGATCACATAATGTATATGACGGAAGACAAGCTATTATTCTAGCAACCAATATTAAATTTGTTAGAATAGATGAACAAGGAGAAGCTATTCCAGTAGGTCAAAAAGTTAAAGATAAATTTAAAAAATCAGAACAAAATTAAAGACACTCTGATATATACCCTAAACAAAATTATAACCAAAGAATGAGAGCACTTATCGTAATTGCACAACCAAATATGAATAGTTTCGAACAGACTACAATGTTAAGAACTATTGCAAGAGTATTTGACGTATTAGAAATAAAACATGAAGTATTAGATCTTTATGTAAACGGAAAAGTAGGTCCTGAGGCTAAGCCAAAAAACTTTAATTTAAGAGTTAAAAATGCAACACATGTGTATATCATCGCAAATTCTGCATGGTTACCTTTAGTTGATTTATTCTTAGAACCATTTGATTTTGAAGGAAAGCATATTGAAGCTATGATTTCTCATAACAGATCTAAAAGTATTTGGAGATGGTTAAGTGCAGAATCTAGATTAGCACAATCTGCGTTTGGTTCTTCTATTAAAAAATTATTTAAGATTAAGGCAAGTCACCTATGGGATGTAGATGAACTTACTAGACTTGAGAAGACAAATTATATTAAACAGATTAGAGAAGAAATCTTAAATGATTTCGATGCAAAGTAATCTATTTTATAGTATATCAGAAGGGAATAAAGCAATTTATTCCTTTTTGGGGACTAAATTGAAAATAAATTGAAAATAAACAGCTAAAAGTTTTTTTATCTCAGATTTTTTGCTTATATTAGTATAGTAATAATCAAACAAACAAAATATGTCAAACATCCTAACATTCGTACTTAGAAACTCTATGGGAGATTCAACAAACAATGGTCTATCTTCAAGAGAAGACTCTATTATTCTGCACTATGGCCCTGATGCCGATTTAGCAGATTTAACCTTAATTCCAGATGATGAATTGGTTTTAGTAGAAAGACAGCTATTCGGAAAGGAAGCATGGTATGCAGTTCCTGCCGGATTATACAAGAACAATAAACACACAATGTTTGGCGGCAATTTTATTCACACTTCAGACTCAAGATTTCCATCTTCTGCACCAATTGCAGTTCATGACAGAGTAGAATCTAATAACTATTAATATGAAAGAATTAAAACTTACACAAGAATTTGTAAACGAATCTAATTCAACAAATTCAAACACGGACAAGATTAACGTAATTAAGAAGTATTCTAATCAACCAGATGTTCTTAAAGTGCTGCAGTATACATACGACACGTTTAAACAGTATTATGTTACTTCAAAAAACTGTAAGAAGAGAAGTGATCTAGTGCTTCCTTTCGGATCTTATACTGATATCTTCTCTTTGTTAGATGCATTGAGTTCTCGACAAATAACTGGTCATTCTGCGATTGAAGCGGTAAATACATTTGTAGAAGAGAATAAAGAATACTCTGATCTTATTTGGAATATCATTGACGGAAACCTAAAAACTAGGTCAACTATTTCTATGATTAATAAAGTTGTACCGGGTTTAATTCCAACCTTTGACGTAGCACTCGCTCAAGCGTATGACGAAAAGACTAAAAAGAAAGTAGATTGGAATGACGGATGGTATGTTAGTCGTAAACTAGATGGTGTTAGATGTCTAGCAATTATTGATGATAAAGGAGATGTTAATTTCTATAGTAGAGCAGGAAAAGAATTTACAACACTAGATTCTTTGAAACCTTCTATCCAAAGATTAGGTCTTACGAATATGGTGTTTGATGGTGAAGTTTGTATGGTAGATGAAAATGGAAATGAAGATTTCCAAGGTATCATTAAGCAAATTAAAAGAAAAGATCATACTATTACAAATCCATTTTATCATATCTTTGATTTATTGACCATTAAAGAATTTAACGATAAAGAATCTATTACCTCTTTTAGTGAAAGACAATCTAACCTTAGAGCGTATGTTCTAGATGGCGATCAATTTATTAGCCACCTTGTTCAAATGTTAGGAGATGATCTTGTAATGGAAAGAATGATGGAACTATCGAAAGAAGGAGGATGGGAAGGACTAATGCTTCGTAAGAATACAACATACCAAGGAAAACGTTCTAGTGATGTTCTTAAGGTTAAGAAATTCTATGATGATGAATATTATGTAGTTGATTTAGAGAATGCTCTTAATAGAGTTATCGTTGACGGGAAAGAAGTTGAAGAAATGATGCTTAAGAATGTTGTAGTTGAACATAAAGGAAGTAGAGTTCAGGTTGGTTCTGGTTTTTCACATGAACAAAAAAGATTTTATTTTAAAAATCCTGATAAAATTCTAGGAAAGCAAATCACTGTTCAATATTTTGAAGAAACTACAAATCAACATGGAGAACATTCACTTAGGTTCCCTGTGATCAAAGCGGTTTATGAAACAGAGCGTACCTTTTAAATATAATTAATTAAATCCCATATATGACAATAGTTTTAGGAGACGGTTTATTAGCATCAGAACTTATAGGACAAACAGGATGGTCTTATATTTCAAGAAAACAGGACTTTTTAAATTTTAATAGTCTTAGTAGTGTTATTAATTTAATTCCAAAGGACTGCACTACGATAGTCAATTGCATTGCATACACAGACACCTATTCTGATGATAAATCTAAAATGCTTCAAACTAATTATCATTCAGTTGCAAACTTGGCTGAATTCTGTAATCATAGAGGAATAAAACTAATTCACTATTCTACAGATTACGTATATGCTGGTTCAAATCCAAATGCAAGCGAAGAAGATATTCCTATTCCTGATAAAACATGGTATGCATATTCTAAATTATTAGCAGACGAGCATATCATTAGACATTCAGATGATTATCTAATCGTAAGAGGGAGTCACAGAATTAATCCATTTCCTTATGCAACTGCATGGAACGATCAGATAGGAAATTTCGATGATGTAGATGTATTAGTAAATCAGTGGATCAAGCTAATTAAAGCAGAGCAGAAAGGTGTATGGAATATAGGAACACCTTCGAAGAGCGTATATGAATATGCATCTAGAGAAAAAGATGTTGATTCAGCACCTGCCCCTGATCATTTCCCAAAGGATACGACAATGGATCTTACGAAACTTAATGTATTTTTAAAAAATTATGAAATATAAATCAATAACAGATCATATATGGCGATGTGGATGTGGCTCAATGAATTCTCCTTATTTAGAAAAATGTGGATTCTGCGGCACTGATAATAAAAATCACAATGCGTTT